GTGCAAATGGTGCTAACGGAACATCTGGTACATCCGGCTCTTCTGGTGCAAATGGTGCTAACGGAACATCTGGTACATCCGGCTCTTCTGGTGCAAATGGTGCTAACGGAACATCTGGTACATCCGGTTCTTCTGGGACCAGAGGAACATCTGGTACATCCGGTTCTTCTGGGGCAAATGGAACCTTAAGTCTCACAGGAGCCACCACGAATGGTGTCATAACTTATGATGGAAGTGGATCGAATGCTACTGTTGAATCTAATTTAACTTTTGATGGTTCTTTGCTAAATGTTAGTGGAGACTTGAATGTTATCGGTTCTTATGACTTTACACATAATCCAACTACTGAATTATCTACTTCAGGTGGTTACGGAGACGTGGTCACGTTTGGTTCAGGAGGTGGTGTTACATTTAGTTGTTATTATTTTACTTCTGGTAGTGCTTGGTCTCTAAGTGATTCTAACGGAGTTGCAACTTCGACTGGTATGTTAGCTATAGCTTTGGGTAATACGGTAGCGTCTGGTATGTTACTAAGAGGATATGTTAGAAACGACTCTTGGACCTTTGCTACGGCTTCTGCTGTCTATCTAAATTCTACGGCTGGAGCTCTTTCAAACACAGCTCCGACTGCTGCAAATGATGTAATTAGAATTGTTGGATTTGCTATTAGTAGAACTGTAATATTTTTCTGTCCTGATAATACTTGGATAGAAATATAAATTATTTATATATAGAGTATGAGTAGATACAATACATATACACTTCCATTAGGCCCAGTTGATATTACGGCTGATGCTGGTGATCCAGATGTTAGAAAAGTTATAAGTAGCACAGTTACTGGAATAACAACAAGCTCATTGACTGATGTTTTACTTTATAGTACTCTTGTTCCGGCAGGAACTTATATAGCAAATGAGGTATTGGATATTAGAACTTTAGGTACAAAATCCGCTACTAATAATACTTGCACTCTTAGATTTTGGTATGGTACCACTGCTTCTTTATCAGGAGCGACTCAGTTAGCTCAGTGTTTATATACTTCAACTTCTCGGTCTCTTCCTCTTCATAGAAGATTGGGTATAAGATCAGCAACTAACAGTACAATAGCTTTTGATACCACTAGAAGTGCAACAACTGATTTAGCTTTTGGAGGCAGTGAATTAAATGGTAGGAATGGTGAATCACCAGGTGGTATTGATTTGGTATCTGTTAATTGGCAAAATGATGTTTGGATTCTTGTAAGTGGAGATGTTGATAATGCTTCTGATGTTTTACAGGTTAGATATTTTAAAATAAATAATTAAAATGGGTAAAATTAATACTTTTGAGGTAGCTGGTGCTGTTGGATTTGTTGATGGTGTTACTGTAACTGATTCAACAACTGATGGACAAATAGCTCTTATAGAGTCATTTTTTATACCAGCTGGTACTTTGAAATCAAATGATGTTATTAATATACAAGGAGTGGTTCAGAGGGCATCAACAAGTGATTCTCAGTATTCTTGTTATGTATATTGGAATGAAACTAATGATTTAACAACTCCTATTTTATTGGCTCGATCTCTTACAAATAGTGTGAATGATGACTATTGTCCGATATATAGAACAATGGCAATAGTGGATTCCACCACAACTTTAGTTTGGAGTACTAGTCAAACAACTGCAACTGATTTGGGTGATACTGGTGGTGAAGAGACCAACATTGATATGACTACAATAACAACTATAAATTGGAACACAGATGGTTATTTAATACTAGCGACTGATAGAGTGGATACAATGACAAAAAGATATTTTGGAATAATAAAATAATAAAATTATGGCGGAAACGAATACATATAGTTTAGGAAAAGCTTGGAATGTAATTAGCAATTGCGCGGCGGTTACTGGCATAACAGCTTCTGGTCCTGCATTGATAAAGTCAATTGAAGTTCCACCAAATAACTTCGGTGTAGGAGATATTGTGCAAATAGAAGCATGTTTTTCAAAACAGGGTAGTAGTGGTAAATATTTCACTGAACTATATTGGAATACATCAGCTACACTAACAAATGCTCGTTTAATTTGCCATGGTACATTAAATCCTACTTATGACGGTGATTATGCTCCTGCTTCATTTACATATAGTAATATATTTAGAAGAGTTCAAATTGTTAGTTTAACTAATTCTACGAGATCTTTTGATCCATACAATACTTTTAATTCTTCTACTTTTAGTAGAGGTACTGATTTATTTTTTAGAGACAGAGTTTCAGGTACTGTTGATGATCAGTATCAAATTATTGGAACACAAGAGTCTCTCGGATCTATAGATTGGACACACTATAATCAAATAGCTCTTAACGGTGGTTTTATTATTGCTGCTGGGGGTGTGGAAAACTCTAATGATAGGTTAAGGTGTGAGTGGATAAAGATAAGTAATTTGACCACAGGTAACTTTACTGTACCAGCTCCTCCTCGTTAATATTTTTGATAAGACTTCTCTTCTACAAATAAAGATCCATATTTTATATTAATTTCTTTTTTAATTTCAGCTCTTTGATCATTTGTGAAATAAACTAATCTTGCGAGTTCTATAAAATTTTCGTCAAATTCTTTATTTCTTTCCTTATCTCTGATATCATCTTCTATTATCCAAAGTTTTTTATTTATAGAAACTAATTTTTGATAGTCAATTTCTTCGATTTTTAATTGATTAAAAACTATATTATTCAGATAAATAAATTCTTTTTCAATATTTTTCAATTTTTCATTATTTGTGATATTTTTCATTTTTATATCTAATATTGATAGTTTATCAACTATTTCACCAATTGAAACTTCTATTTCCATTTTTATTAATAATTTTTTATGTGTATAATTACTTCTGTAAAGTATTCTAAAAAGTGATCATTGAATAAGTCCCATTTTACATTGTATCCATCTAAAGAATAAACCTCGTAGTTTGGAAATTGAACTAATATTTCATCTCTAAACTTTCTAAATTTTTCCTTTAAATTATTTCCCAAGTGCCATTCTCCAGAAATCTTACTCACATTACTTTTAATCCATTCAATATTTTTTGAATTAAAGATGTCATATTCACCACCTTCGCAGTCCGTTTTTAAGAAGTCAATTTTATTAATATTATATTTTTCAATCAGGTCACTGAATGAAATACATTCCATTTTTTGTTGTCCTCCGTAAATATAATCACCATCGGTTATTCCTGTTTCATCGGATATTCCCAGCTTCAAACAGGTGGATGAAATATCTTTCATATTTTCCAATAAAGTATCAAATTCCACATCGCTTGGTTCTAAACAATACACGTGTTTAATTTTTTCACCAGCTGAGTAAGGAAATGGACCTACTGAACTTCCAATATCCATAACAACATCACCTTTTTCAATTTGAAAAAATCTTTCATAAATTTTGTCTTCAAATATTTCTTTGATAAGTATTTCTTTTTGATTCAAATTATCTTTCATCCATCCCCATTCGAAGTTATTTAATTTATCAATACTTTTGATTCTATTGATTACCATTTGACCGGTAATCTTTTTGTGACATTCAAATTGTCTGTCGGTTCCTTTATGGACAGGACACCAATTCCAGTCGCCTTTATCAAATCTAAACTCACTTTTATTCCAACATCCAGAACAAACACTTCTATCAATAATTCTACTACAGTTTGATTGAAATTCGTGGTCTGATGTTGTAAAATTAGAAATCATGACAACATGTTTTCCTAATGCCCATGACAACCATGAAAGTCCACTCGATAAACCAATCATAAACTCACTGTGGTGAATCACATTCATTGTATATTCTATGCTAGTATCTAATAAATTTTCAACTCCGTAGTATTCTACCGAATCTTTTGATATATTTACGACTTTGTATCCAGATCCGTTTAGATAGTTTATAACTTCTTGCCATCCAGTTAGATTATTCCAGTATTTAAGACCAGATGTTGAGTGTGGTGCAATAACTACATATTTTTCTTTATATGGATTTTGACCAGGCACGAAGTCAATTTCAGGTTTAATTTCTTTAAATTCTAATCCTAATATATTAGAGGCCGCTTTTTGTAAAGGTATTGTATTTGGTTCTTCCGGCTCTTTGTCTTTATTCCAGAACCATCCTAAAACATACATAGCATAAAGGTTATGAACTACAACTCCTGGATCTATAAACTCTATTTCAGGATAAGAATTCCTAAATAATTTATTCCAAAATGTTGATGTGATTACATGACAATTCCATTTTTTTCTAAATTCATCAATATAAGGCATCCAAGCGATAGTGTCTCCTAATGAAGATGAATCCATGCTTATATAGACTCTTTTTCCTGTGCAGTCATAATTAAATTCTATTAACTTACCTGAGTCATCAACGACAATTCTCCATTTCTCAAAATAGGTTTTACTTGGAGATGCCCACATTCCTGAACTTAAATCAGTTTTATAAACTAAATTATTTTCTCCATCAAAGAAAAAGACTGGATACTTTTTCTTTGAATTACCAACAACTTCAAAGAATGCCTTTTGAACAAAGTGTAGATTAAATGAAACGTTGTCTTCAATTGTTTGTTTTTTTATTAACTCAGTTGAGTTAAACTCATCAATATATCTTTGTTTAGTTTCTTTTGAATTCATATTTCTTCTAATTTTTTTATCATTTTATTTAGTATTGGTAAGTTTTTTTCGCCGTGTATGAATAGTAAGTTTTCTTTTTTTGATGGAATTCGTAACCATGAATCTACTATTACATCTTTGTCAGAAAAACCAATTTCTGAATATACTCTATCAATCGTATCTAAAGTTCCATTTACATAAATACAAGGTAATCCGTCTAATATTTTCTTTTTATATAAAAGACAATTTAAAATAGTTTCTTCGTTATAAGGAGCAAACCATTCGTTATTTTCTAATATTATTGGATTTTCACACATATCGGACCACTCTTGTAAAAAATCTAAAGTATTTTTACCAGCGATAAAATAACCTGTTTGTCTATATCTTTCTCTAATTTTCTGATCTATATCATACAATTCACAAACTGGATGCTCTAGTGTATTTGTTAAGTCTTCTTTAGTTTCAGCTCCTCCTCTCCCGTTGTAAAAAAGATAGTCATATACTCCTTCTACAAAGTATGGATATTCTAAATATTTAGGATACATTGAAAAGATGTTATCAACATATTTAGTAGCAATTGAATCGCTATCTACATATGCGACTGTTTCTACATATTTTTCTAAAACATCTTTGACTACTTTTGGTCTTTGTATTAACATTTTATAAATGTTAGAGTTTCCTCTATTTATGTAAAAGTTATCACCAATAGTGTTATACATTTCGGAATCCACTTCTAAATCACATATCCAATTTATTGTATGGCAGTTTTCTATATCTAAAACTCTATCTGAATTCATCAGATAGACATAAATTGGGTGATTACTTGATTTTCTTATTGATTCAGCACATAATTTCGATATTTCAAAGTATTTTTCATTTGAATAAAGAACATATCCAAATTTATGTTTAGAATTTTCCTTTATTATATTTTCTAATAATTTTGAGTCTTTATTAGTATCCCCTTTCAAGAAATGGCAATTTTGTTCATTATTATAGATTCCACAATATGTCTGTAAGTTGAACATTAGTATCGGTATATCATAACAGAGAGTTTCTTTTATGACGAGTGGATTTAATTCAAATCGTGAAGTAAAAAGAAACACATCACATGCTTCAATAAAGTTTTTGACATCTGATCTTTCTCCCCAAATTCTACAATTATCTGGTTTATTTTCAATTACTGGACCCCAATAATCTTGAAAATTACCCGCTAAGTTACCTACAAAATGAAATTCGTAATTTTTGTCTAAAAAATGTTTAGCAATTTCAAATGCGTATCCTTGATTTTTTCCGGAAGTAAATAACCCAACATTTAAGACGTGTATTTTATTAGGGTCAAGTCCTAATTCGACTTGAGATTTATATTTGTTTCGACTTTTTTTATCAATTGGATATTCGATGACCGTCGAATCCACTCCTAAATGTTTGTACATTTCTAATGACCACTGAGATACAAATGTAAATTTATCTGGAAGATATCTTTTAAGTCCGGAATTGTTATGAGAACTATGAGTTGTCTCTATTATTTTCCAATTTCTTTCACTGCAATAAATCTTTTTAAGTATCTCTTCTTTAATGAATGTTTCGGATATCTCTTCAATTAAAATTAATTCTGGTGATAATTCATCAATAATTGAAATTATTTTTTCTTTATTTTCATAAAGTGGAATAAAGTTATCGCCAAGTATTTCGATAACAGCATTTCTTTGAACAACAAAATCTGATGATAAAAAATCATATTCTATACACCAAATATCATAGGTGTCTTTTAAAATTTGTATTTTATTTAGAGTGAATTGTGGAGCTCCTCCTGTTGAAAAGTGAGAAGAAATTATTAAAAGTCTCTGTTTCATCAATAAATTATATTGTCAATAAAATAAAAGTTTCTTTTTTAATATATACTCTATGAAATTGACAAAATTCTTTGAGTTTAAAAGAGGAGCTTTTACTCCAATTAAGTCATTTAGGATTCAAAATGAATTACCTTCAAAGTTGTGGGATAATTTTGAATTGGACGGTGATATTAAAAAACAGTTATTACAAATTGCTCAGGATTTCTTTGAAGGAACTGAAATAAAAACGGATGTTGTTGATATAGTTTTATGTGGATCTCTGTGTAATTATAATTGGTCTGAAAAATATTCAGACTATGATTTACATATAACTATAGATTATAAAAATGTTGATGAAGACTATGATTTAGTTGAAAAACTATGTGATTATGCTAAGAAAATTTGGAACCAACAACATGATATTAAAATAAAGGGTTATGAGGTTGAGGTTTGTATTCAGGATGATGCAATTATGCGTGATGAGTTAAAAACCGGAAAAATGGGAGGAGTCTACTCATTGATGAATGATAAATGGGTTAAAAAACCAGAAAAAGTTGATTTTAAACCAAATGAGAGAATGATTAAAGAAAAATCTAAGACTATTATAATGTCTATAGATGATATTGAATCCGATTCTAAAGAAAAGGACTTTGATGAACTAGAACCAAAGATAAAAAAGGTTTGGAAAAAGATAAAAAGTTATCGACAAAGTGGATTAGATTCCGAAAGTGGTGAATTTTCATTGGGTAACTTAGTATTTAAGTTACTAAGAAGAAATGGATATATCGGAAAAATCATGGAAATGAAAAGAAAATTATACGACAAACAATTTAAATAATATGGATATTAAAATTTCAGAAATACAAGAACTATTTAAAGAGATATTCGAGGAAGAAGAGGGAATTGCTTCTTCCGTAGAGATAGTTTATGAGATGTCACCAGATGAAAAGTTTTATAAGATGGTGATATCTATTCAGGGTTTAGAAACTGAAGATGTTTCTATTATACATACAAAGTACATATTCAAAGTTGATTTAAATAAAAAAAATCTAATTGAGAATTCTTTTATTTACTTATATGATATAAATTGTGTTTATCACAAAATTGAGTTTGAAAATGTATTAGATGTTAAGAAGAAAATTGAAGATATCATAGACTCAAATGATTTTGGTCAAGATTTACAAATTCTTTCAGACTTTATTGAAGCACCCGCTATGTTTTTAAATTACTACATGCGTAGAGCAAAAATCACTGACTATTCGGTCTTTGATGTTGAGTATCAACCAAAGTTTAAAACAACTCCTTGTGATGAAACCACATTTGACTTTAAAATCAACATAAATAATAACTATAATATGGAGTTGTCAATTTCTAAGGTTGATAAAACAAGTGAGGATGAAATAGACATATATAAATACCAATTTCGTTTTATGGATGAGATAGAGACGTTTGAAACAGACACTCTTAAAAACCTGCACTTCTTTATTGGTGACCATGTCGCTAAAATATTAGATAAAAAACTTAAAAATAAATAATGAAATATTTACATAAGTTTTTACAACATTTAAATGAATCTCAGGATATAACAGATCTTTCTAAAGAAGAGTTAGATGAGATGTTACTTCCTATAAAGGATTTGGATATTGAATATTCTTTTCAGCCACCAAGAACAATCACAGAAGGTGAATATGAGGGATATACTTCAATGAATATCATATTCAGAAATTCATTTAAAACTGGACCTATGGGTGGTTACACCGAAATGATAATTGATGATAAGTTTTGGGAGTTTTTAGATGAACTTATATCTTTTAAAAATCGTTTAGAAAGTGTCCAGGTGTCAATTAATACTAGTTGGAAATGGGGTATTGTCGTTTGTTTTATTCAAAATGCAAAAGTAGAAGGCGATTTATTCAAAGTTCAAAAATTGTACAATGAAATGTCCAAAAGGACAAGTGCTGCAAAAAGTGATTTTGTAAATGGTATTGTGAAAAGATTAAATAAAGAAGAATTTAAAATTACTGTAAATTGTAATGGTTTTGGACCTGGTAGTTATACTGATAGAAAGTGGAATGGTCTTTTTAGGGGAATAGATTTCTCTGATTTCGATGTTGAGAAAAATATAACAGAGGACCGATACGGTGATAAACAGGCAGAGATTACAATAACTATTAAAAAGTAATTTCTGGAGGAATATCAAAAATTTAATATATATCACAAAATTTTAGCATTTTTAAATGGCTACTTATAACAATTTTAATACATCAGGATTTGGTCAGAATTTCATAGGAAATAACTCAGCAATAGAAAATAAAGGATTATTTAGTAGAATCTTAAGAACACTTTCTAATTATGGTATGAACTATGATGACATGATTATAAAAAATCAAGTCGGTATTGGAATCAATGAAGATCCTTACTCAGCAAAGGGTAATTCTATGTATGATTTCTTTTCACAAAGAGCTGTTGCTTCAGTTTTAAATAGAAAATCAATTCCTTATTTAGATAAGTCATATGCTGATAAAAGAAGAATTTTAAGAGAGTATTCAATTAAAGATGAAATTAGAGATTTTGTTTCTGCTATATCAGATGAGACAGTAGTTTATAACGAGGATAAAGACTTTTGTTCACCAAGACCGCTGCCTACTGATTATTCACAAGAAATAACAGATAAGTATCAAGAATTTTTTGAGAGATTATACACAAAATTTGGATTCTCGGATAATATCACCGCTTGGAATATGTTGAGAGATTTCTTAATTGATGGATATATTGCAATTGAAATAATTTATGATGATAAAAAGAAAAATGTTATCGGATTCAACAGATTGAGACCCGAGACATTAGTTCCGGCTTATGAGCCAAATGTTGGCCACCTTTGGATTCAGTTTCCAGAAGATCCTCAACTTAGGAGAATTTTCTTAGATTCTCAGATTATTTATATATCATATTCCACTCAAAATGATTATTCGGAAACTTCTTATGTGGAAGGATTAATCAAGCCTTATAACCAATTAAAAATTCTTGAACAAACAAGAATTATGTGGAACGTAACAAATGCAATGATTTGGCAAAAATTTACAATTCCAATTAAAGGTTTATCTCGTCAAAGAGCAGAAGAACAGATAGGTCAATTAATTCATGACTATTCGGAGGAAGTTGAATGGGATGATACCTTAGGAACTTTATCAATAAATGGGTCTAAGCACTTACACTATAACAAACAAATCTGGTTTCCAGAAGGAGATGCCGGAACACCGGGATTTGAAATCGTTAAACAAGAGGGACATGACTTAAATGATGAAACAATGTTAAAGTGGTTTCACCAAGGACTTAAAAGAGCTTCAAAAATTCCACTTACTCGTTTTGAGGGTGACTCGGGTGGTGGTAACTTAATAACAGATGCCGCTGAGATGACAAGAGATGAAATTAAGTTTCATAATTTTATTAGTAGATTGAGAGCAAATTTTAAAGAGATTATTGTTAAGCCTCTTAAATTACAAATGCTAATCGAGTTTCCTGAGTTAAAGGATGATGAAGTTTTTGTTAATAGCGTTGATATCATTTTCTATACTAATCAGATTTTTGAAGAATGGAAAAAAATAAATAATTTAGCTAAAAGAGCTGAGGCTGTTACTACATTAACCGGAATTATGAATGGAGAACAACCATATTTTCACATTGAGTGGATTATGGATAATGTCTTTAAATTAACACCTGAAGAAAAAACTGAAAACCAAAGATATTGGGCTAAAGATGCCGCTAATAAAGCGGCTGCTGGTGCGGCTGGTGCTGCTCCTGGTGCTGAAGGTGGTGCTCCAGTTGAAGGAGAAATGCCGGCTGAAGGTGGAGAAGCTCCTGTTGAGGGTGGTGGTGAAGCTCAAGCAGGAGCTCAAGATGCTCCAGAGGCACCTGCTGAAGGAGGAGGAGAAGCGCCCGCTGAAGGAGGAGAATTTGAGTTTTAAGAGTTAAGAATGTCTAAGTCAAAGTCGGTAAGAGAATCAATTCCTTTATCTAAAATTTTATCTAAGATATCATCTTTTGAAATCCATTCTTTTTTATATTTTTTTATCAAATATAAAATTTCTTCCTCGACATTCCTTTGATAATTGTTGTAGTATTTTGTTTTTATAAAATCGTCATTGATTATTTGTCTTGTTAAATCAATCAATTTAAATTTTAAATTATAACTATTGTAGAGGATATCTAGCTTTTTTAGCAAATAATCATTTAGAATTGCAAACATACATTCAAAGTTATTCTCGTCTGTATATTCTACTATAGATATTTTACTGTATAGACTTTGAATATACTCTACCTCTGTAGAGCTCATTTTTTTCAATAATTTATCCAACTCATACTGAGTGTGTTGAGTTACAACTTTATAAAATTTCATGCCGCCATTTTTGGTAATTCAAAATAAAAATTATCTATTTGACCTTCTATATTTATATGTTGAAATAGTTTTAAATCTATGTCGGATTCAAGTATATTTTTAACTTTTTTACCCCAGTTCGTGTCTAAAAAGGTAACATCAATTTTTAAGTTAATGATTTGGTTGTTTAGGATAATAAAAACAAATTTATTTATAACAGAACAAACATTTACCAAAGCGGTTGTGTATTTAAAATCATCCGAAACACTAACATAAAAGACACTTTGATTATTTGGTATTTCAACATCAAATTGAATTTTTTTACCTTCTTCTAATAAAATATTTAGGTTTATTTCTCTTTTGTATTTTTTCCAATTACTAAATCGTGATAGAATGTCTTCATAATCCTCTATTTTGGAATTATTTAATTCTATTTCAAATGTCCTTTTCATTAGAATAATTTAAAGTCAATTTGCTTTTTTTCTAAATCAACTGTTGATACTATAACTTTTAAAGGATCCCCTAGTCTAATTTTATTACCCATTTCATCTGAAATAGTATAATGTTCTAAATCTACTTTTACTTTACCTATTGTATTATATCTTATCATTCCCTCGCATTTGGATTCGGTTAATTCTACATAAATTCCCCAATCTGTTACACCTGATACAATTCCGTCAAAAACTTGACCAATTTTATCTTGTAAAAACTCAGCTTGTTTGTATTTTATAGAGTCTCTTTGTGCTTTTGCTGCTATTAATTCTCTACTAGAACACCAACTAGCATTTTCTTCAATTTTAGCAGGATTTCCTTGTTTTCCTTTATTTAAAAAATCAAATAAAATTCTATGTGTGATTAAATCCGGATATCTTCTAATTGGAGATGTAAAGTGAGAATAGTGACTGAAACCTAATCCATAGTGACCAATGTTCTTGATAGTATATTTAGCCTTAGACATACATCTGGTAACTAAAGTCTCTATCATGTTTTCTTCAGGAGTTCCTTTTATTTCTTTTAGTAGTTGATTAATTGATTTTTTTAAATCATCTCCTTCTCCTTCTATTTTAACATTGTGTCCAAAATTCTCACAAACTCCTACTAGTTGTTGTAATTTTTCCATATTTGGTGTATCGTGTATTCTATAAACATTAAACCATTGATTTTCTGAAAGTATTTTAGCAACTGATTTGTTAGCTAGTAACATAAATTCTTCAATAAGTTTGTTAGCTTCTTTTTGTTCTTTGAAATAAACTCCAATAGGTTTTTTATTATCTTCTGCTAATTTAAAACGAACTTCAATTCCTCCCATTTCGATTGAACCATCTTTTATTCTTTTCTTTCTAATTTTCTGAGCTAATGTATTAAGAACTCTTATTTCATTGTGAAAGTCTCCGTCAGATCCTTCGATTATTTCTTGAGCTTCTTCGTAAGTAAATCTTCTATCTGAGTGTATAACCGTTTTTCCGTGCCACTCTTTAATAATTTTCCCATCTTTATCTATATTGAATATTACAGAAAAGGCCAAACGATCTTCATGTGGCTTTAGTGAGCAAATTCCGTTACTTAGTCTCTCAGGTAACATCGGAACGCATCTATCAACTAAATATACCGATGTTGCTCTTTTGTAAGCTTCTTCATCTAGTTTAGTTCCTGGTTTTACATAGTGACCAACGTCTGCTATATGAACTCCTACTTCAATATTATTTTCGTTGATTATTTGTATTGAAAGAGCGTCATCAAAATCTCTAGCATCGACCGGATCTATTGTTAGTGTTGTTACACTTCTTAAATCTTTTCTTTTTAGTATTTCATTTTCAAATATTACTTCAGGTACTAATTCTGACTCATTTAAAACTTCTTGTGGAAAATCAACCGGTAGATTATACTCATACATTATTGAGTTCATTTCCGCGTTGTTATCACCTGCGTCTCCGAGTATTTTAGTTATTTTACCCTGTGGTGACTTAGAATCTTCCCATTTTGTTAGTTCTACAATAACTTTTTGTCCGTCTTTTGCAACTAATCCACCTTTGATATAAAAATCTACTGATAATTTATCACTGTCTGGTATTACAAATGTCGACTTTTTTCCTATTTGAACTCTACCAACAAAATCTGTTCTAAATCTTGAAACTGTTTCAATTACTTTCCCCTCTAATTTCTTTTCACCTTTAAATATTTCTACTTTTACTTTATCTAAGTGTAGTGAGTTATGAGTATTTTTTCTGTGTATAAAAATTGACTTTTCTCCAATTGTTATGTTTGCATTTCCACTATTTGAGAACTCTATTTGACCTTCATATCGATCACCTTCTATTATGTTTATCATAGAAGTTGTATTATTCAGAATCTTTTTGTTTAGTTTCTTTCTTTGAAATGTTTTCTACTCCGTATTTTTTTAGGAGAGTTTTTTTCATTTTTCCCATTAATTTTTTATTCTGTATAGGGTAATCCACTCCGTAGTTTTTTTGTAAAGTCTCTTTTCTTTTCTTTTCTGAGCATTTTCTACAATTATATTCTCCCCAGTTGTTATCATATTTGACGTAGTTTTTAAAAATAACTTCTTTTTCTAAACCACACATATCACATTTGCATTTAATCTTGTAATGAGATCCTTTAGACATTAGTTCAACGGGTATTAAAAGATTTTCTCCAATTAATACTTCGTAACCAAGATCCTCATAGTATTGATAATTGGATTCAGTAATCTTAATCTTTATTTCTCTGGTAAGAATCATAAAAAACCGTTTAAAATTTAAAGTTATTTATTAAATAGTTTCTTCTTCCTACTAATGTTTTACATGTCTTTTTATTTTCAGTAGTTCTCGAGGACTATAAAAAATCCACCTTTTAAAATAGGTGGTTTTTTATTAGGAATATATACAACAACTTTAAAAGGGTAAAAAATAATTATTTTTGAATGAAACCAGTATTAATCGTAGAAAACTCTACTAGTTCGTTGATACGAGAAAATGCTTCCGGTAAAAAAGATTACGTTTTAGGTGGAACCTTCACAGAATTTGGTGTGAAGAACCGTAATGAACGTATTTACACGGCAGACAGATTCTTACCAGCGTTAGATGAGTTAAATGAAAGAATGAGCAGTTTAGGTGCTGTTTACGGTGAATTTGATCACCCAGATGTTTTTGACACTTCGTTAGCAAGAGCATCACACGTAATCACCAAGGCACAATATGTTAAAGAACAAAATATTGTATCAGGTGAAATTAGACTTCTAAGTACTTATTGGGGTAAAGAGGCAAAAGCATTAGTAGATGATGGTTGTCCAGTTTTCGTTTCTTCTAGAGCGGCTGGTATCACTGAATCGGATGGTTCTGTTTCTTTGAAGAAGTTATTTACATATGACATCGTTGCTGATCCAGGATTTGCTTCGGCTAAAATGTCTGTAAAGGTACTAAATGAATCTTTAGGTTATACTAACCCAAAATCTAACTTTAGGATATATGAAATGTCCGACGAGTCAAAAATAAATGAATTATTCAACATGAACAAGAACGAATTTGTTACAAAAAAACAGTTGACTGATTATTCAAAGTATCTAGTAAATGAGATTGCTTCTACTAAAAAAGAAGTTAAATCTGCTATTTCTAAAGGTGATATGGCTCCTAAGAAATTAGAGCAATTGCTTGAATACTATGAAGAATTAAACACAACTAATGAGAAAGTAGTTAAGTATTTAGATTACTTAGCAGAGAAAATTCAGGTAGTGGTTAATGAGAACAAATCTCTTAAATCTACAACTGAGAAATTAGCTAAACACAATGACTATTTAGCTGAAAATCTTGAAAAGGCTATTAATTACACTGAGTATGTAGCTGAGAATCTTGATAAAAACATTGAGTATTCTGAGTATGTAGCAGAAAACTTAGATAAAAACATTTCTTATTCTGAGTATATCGCTGAGAATCTTGATAAGAATATTTCTTATTCTGAGTATTTAGCAGAAAACTTAGATAAAAACATTGCTTACTCTGAATACATCGCAGAAAACTTAGACAAAAACATTGCTTACTCTGAATACATCGCAGAAAACTTAGACAAAAACATTGCTTACTCTGAATATATCGCAGAACATGTTGATAATTCAATTGCTTACTCTGAGTATTTAGCAGAACATGTTGAAGGTAACATCGCTTACTCTGAGTACATTGCTGAGCATTTAGATGATAATATCGCTTATTCAGAATATATCGCAGAAAATTTAGATAAATCAATTTCTTATCAAGGAATGATTGTTGAGAAATTAAACTCTAAAGGTGGTAAATTATTTGAAAATAATGAAGAAGAGAATTTTCCTTCACTTTCAGCTGCAGGTTTTGAAGCAGTAGAAGACGAGGATGAGAATGAAAACAATTATGATTATAAAGGTGTTCCTTCTCATGAAGAGGAAGAATCCTATTCTTATGAAAATGAAGATGAAAACGAAGATGATGAAGAATGTGGTCCAAATTCTTATGAAGTAAGTGGTCACGAAGATTCTGAATTGTCTGAGTCAATTAATAAACTTATTGAAGAAGCTAAAAAACGTAAAGTTTCTGAAACAACTGACTTGAATTTCTTAAAATTCTTAAACAAGTCACAAGTTGACAGCTTTTATGCACTTTCTGATGAAGAACAAGAAACTGTTAAACTACACATAAACGAAAGTAGTTATTTTACACAGAAGGAAGTTCTATCATTAATCGCTGAAGCTCTATCTACAAAGAATGAAACTCTAGAAGAAAGAGTAATCAGATTAATGCCTGAAAACACTAAGGCAATCTGGAGTCAAATGAACGAATCAGCTAAAAAATCTATCTTATCACAAGCTAGACTTTATCCATCTGAAGTTTTAATGACTGAATCACAAGTTGAGCATTTCTGGTTAACTAGAAACCTCAAAAAGAATGAATCTGTAACTAAAAAATTAGTTGCTCACGAGACTTTGATACAAGAAGATAAACTTTCTGATAATGAAGCTCAAGCTATTTTAGAAAGATTCAAAAAGATTTAATCTATAAAAAATCCACACCTTCAAAAATTAGGGAAATAAAGGGTTATATATAGATAACAAAAAAAAATAAATTTAAACTATGTCACACATTAGAATAGACAAATCAAAAGCTCTTAAGAAGTGGTCTCCAGTTCTTGAGAACATGGGTGTAGCAGGTGAAGACAGACTTGATTGGATGTCAGAATATGCTGAGTATCACTCAATTAATGAGAACGCGTATGTAAACGCTTCTAACGTAGCTGGTATGGGTGCAGTATTGAACCCAGTAATTGGTGGTCCTGCTGGAACAACAGTAGGTGCTAACTACACAGGAACTCCTGGTTCTGGTGATGTTGGTCAAAACCTATTACCTGTAGCTATGAAAATCGCAGCTCAAACAATCGGTCTTGACCTTGTTGCTGTTAAACCTTCTCCAGGTCCAAAAATCGACTTACTTTACATTGACTTCCAATATGATGATACAAGATTGGGACAACAAGATGAAAGACCACAAGTTTTCAAATTAAACGTTGATGATGCTGCTCAGAAAGCTGCTGTAAATGCTACTTTGACAGCTAACGCTGGTGCTCAAACACAAGGTGGTCTTCAAGGAAGATGGTTCACAAACATCTACGGTTCAACTGTAAATGCTGCTGCTGATCCAGGTGGTTCTAGAGCGGGTGTTGTTGAATTCTTAGGATTCTCTCGTATTGATGGTTATCCAATGTTTAGAGCTTTCAGACAATTTAATACATCTCATACAGCTGTTAATAGTGGTGCTGGTGCTCTTTGGTCATTTGATGAAACAAGAAACACTTTCAATGCAACTATGTCAATGGTTGATCAAATCGCTACAGTAGGTACTGTATCTGTTACTCCAGGTGCTGCTAACTTAACAGTTGAATTAGTATCAGCTCTTGAAGATCATATCCCTGGATTCTCTTCAAACTGGACATCAGGAGCTTCTGGATTTACTGGAAACTACCCAATGTCTCGTCAGGATGATGATGATACTTACTCAGGTGTTATCGGTCCAAAAATCTCTTCTAAAACTATCGCAGTTGGTACTATCGAAGTATCTTCAGCTCTTAGAAGAACTGAAATTGAAGATATCAAAGCTAACACAGGTATGGATATCGTTCAAAAAATGGAATCTATTCTTGTTAATGAATTATCTCAAACAATCTCTAAGCAAATCGTTGCTAAGATTTTTGAATTAGGTGATCTTAACAGAACTTCAGCTCCAGCAGCAGGTGCAGCATTAACTGGTGACCCAGCTGGTAAGACTATCTTCGACTTAAACACAGCTTATGTTGGTACAGGTGGTCCTGGTGGTGAAACTACTCACGCTGTTCAAAGAAAGCTTGTCACTAAGATTGCTCACGCTTCTAACTATATCGCAACTGAAGGTCGTGTAGGTCCTGCTCAGTACGTTATTACAAACGGAGGTCTTGCTGCAGCTCTATCTGATATCGCTGGTTATACAATTAACCCGTTGAAGTCTAAAATGAATGCTTCTGGACAACTTTACCCTGTAGGTTCAATTGGTGATATTTCAATCTATGTTGATCCATATATGAAATATAACGACAACAGAATCGTTCTTGGTAGAAAGAACAATCCTGACCAACCAGGTATCATTTTCGTACCTTACTTAATGGCTCAGTCAATCTCTATCATTTCTGAAGCTACATTCGCTCCAAGAATGTTACTAAGAAGTAGATATGCAGTTGCTGAAGTTGGTTGGTTCCCACAAAAGCAATTTATGACTATCAAAGTTGTAGATGCAGCTGGTTTCCTTAACTAATATTAAGTTACCAAATATTCAAAAAAGACCTCTAAATGAGGTCTTTTTTGTTTTATATAAATAATATATATGTAATGAAATATTTGAAATATTTTGAAAGTAAAAAGCCTAAATTCCCAGATATCAAAAAGATTGAAGTTGATGGTTTTTTTCTACAATATGGAAGAGATGCTAAATCAAATGACTATTTAACTTTTAATGTTGCTGAGGATGAAGATATTTGGATGCACGTTAAAGGTGTTCCTGGTTCTCATGTTGTTATAAGAGTTAGAGAAAACTTACCTACACCTGAAATATTAAAATATGCCGCTGAAATTGCTAAAAAGAATTCAAAAGCAGCTAAAGAACCTTCTGTCAAAGTGGTTTATTGTCAAAGAAAGTTTGTCAAAAAAGAACCTGGTATGAATGATGGTCAAGTTAAAGTTGATTATATAAATGCGGAAGAAATCACTATTTAAATTTAATATATACTGATATGAATTTATTTAAATTTAATCAAATATTTGAGGCTGGAACACAGTCTATAACTGATCCAAATAGAAATATACCAACTGGTGCATATAAATCTAAAGAAGATGTTTTCAAAAAAGAAGCACCAAAAGACGTAGATAGGAGTGCTAGAATTAAAATTTCTAGTGAATTAGAAAAAGTTCTTAAGAAAATGGAAGATAATGATAGTTATCTTGCATTTGAAATGCTTTGGTTGGGTGAGCCTGGATCTAAGTATCAAAATGGTTTAGGAATTACAGATGTTACAATTTCAAATAAGGCTTATTGTTTTGAGGTAACTATTGGTGGTAAAAAATTTGATATGAAGATTGGTAAGTTCTTTAGATATTATTGGCCTGGTCTTCTTACTGAAGATGAAATAAAGTCTTTTATTTATCAATACAATGATATGGTTTCTGATAATATCGGAGATGAATCTACGACTTCCGCTCAAAGAATACAAGTGCCTTCTTTTACTTATAATCCAAAGGATGTTAAGGCAACTTTTCTGTCTTTGACTACTAAAACTTATCCTCATTTTGATGATTGTAGACATGAAAAAGAAGTATTACAGTTTTTACCAAAAGACTTAAAAAGAGACGAAGTTGGTAATTATTATAAAATAATAGGAAGTGATAAACCAACAATAATGTTTACTTGTCACTTAGATACCGCCGATAGAGAGCAAAAAACTACTAAACTTTTTCAAGCAAATGGTAGAGTATCGGAAGAGGGATATTCTTTTAGACTAATTAAAACTGGATCTGGTGATGAGCATATCTACACTGATGGATCTTCAATTTTAGGAGCCGATGATAAAGCAGGAACTGCTGTTATGTTATATATGATGACTAACAATGTGCCGGGAATTTACTATTTCTTTATTGGTGAGGAAAGAGGTGGAATTGGTTCAAATGCACTCTCTTCAATATATGATAGATGTGAATATCTTACTGATGTTAAAGCTTGTGTATCATTTGATAGAAGAAGAACTACATCTGTGATTACTCATCAGTTGGGAAGACAATGTTGTTCAAATGAGTTTGGACAAGCACTTTGTGACGAATATAACAAAAGCGGTTTAAATCTTTCATTAGATACAACTGGTGTTTATACTGATTCGGCTTCTCTAATGGAGGATATTGCTGAATGTACTAATATATCTGTTGGTTATTATAACGAACACAGAGGAACAGAAATGCAAAATATGACTTACCTCATTAAGTTAGCAGAGGCTTCTGTTAAAGTTGATTGGAATAAACTTCCGATTAAAAGAAAGGTTGGTTATAATGAAGAATTATTTGCAAAACATAAGAATCTTATAAACGAGATTAAAAAGAATGTATTTGGGATTGATGTAAAGGTCATTGGTAAAGATGATAGAATATTTGTTAGTTTAGATTTAGAAGAGACTGATATGGGTGAAATTTATGATTCACTTATAAGAATACAGACAATACTTAACAAGTACAAAATAGAGGATTTAGGAATCTTTGATGAAACATATTTTAAAATAGAGCTAAAGTAATATGAAAATAAAAACATTTATAAAATATTTAGAAAATATCAGAGAAGACGAATTTAGTCATCTTAATAACGAACTTTCTGCTAATAAGAAAAATGAAGCTCGTTGGCCAGAAGATGATTATGGATATGATGATGATTCTACTAAAGATTATGGAGATTATGATGATTGGTATGACGATGAAAGTACGCGTGATAACTCGAGAAAATCATCAAATCCTAAATTCGATGATGAAGATGATGACTATGGATATGAATCAGATGATGATGATGATGATGATGACGTGCAACATTTAACTTATTTGCTTCGTCAAATGTTTAGAAACTCGGGTGTTGATAATGTTCAGATTACGGCAAAAAGAAATGAGGATATTGTCATTGAAGTTAATATGGCAAAAAAAGAGACACTTAGAAGTATTATTAAAGTTTTTGAAGTAGCTAACAAACTTAAAAGAGATATATTAGCTCAATATGATGCTGAATTTGACATTTGGCAATCGAAATCCGGTGGTGGAATACTTTCGTTTGGTTTTACATTAGATGAAGGTTTAGAAGATGATAATATGCCATTTTAATTAAACTTTTTCTTATTTTCAAATATTATATATACATTTGTAAAATAATTACAATGACTATGGGGATGTCATAGAATAGATTCATAGAGTAGTGGTAGTTATGCAGGTGTCGGGTGGTTAAATGACCGACTAATAAATTAGGTAACAAAAGTCGTAAATGGCAAAACAAATGAAGTAGCATCCCGTGAAGATTTAGTAGCGGCGTTACAAAACAACATGCTTAAGGCAGAAGAGCTAGCAGTAGTTTAAGCTTTTAAGCTAATCGCAAAAATTCTCCAGCTGAATCACACAGTTTAAAATGTGAAACCAGAATTGTTAGAGTGATGGGTTAGTTCAACTAAATATTTTGTGAGTTTAGAAAAATTTCACTAAGCCTGTAAATGAATAATTATTGTTAGCTAGGGAAGACACCGGAGGCAGAGCCGGTCATCTCCACTAAAATTAAGTCCGCCTAAGGTGGACTTTTTTAATTTATAACATATAAGAATTATGAGTTATATCAATTCTTTTAGAGGTCGTTATTATTTCCTTTCAAACTTTTATCCCTGTAAAATTGAACATAAAGGAATTACATATCCTTCTGTAGAACACTATTATGTTGCTCTAAAAGTTACTCAAATGCAATTCATTGATGGTGTTTATTATACTGCTCCTGATTTTAGAGAGTTAATTGCTAGAATACCAGATGCTGGTGATGTAAAAAAATTAGGAAGTCGAGTAAAAGTTAGACAAGATTGGGAAGAAAAAAAATTAGACTTTATGAATTGGGGAATTCGTGAAAAATTCAAAGATCCTAAATTATGCGAGATGTTATTGGATACTGGTAAATTAGAACTTATAGAGGGTAACTTTTGGCACGATGTCTTTTGGGGTCAGTGTTCTTGTCCAAAATGTAATAGTATTGGTGAAAATCATTTAGGTAAAATTTTAATGAAGATTAGAGAAGAATTAAGACAACAAAATGAAAGACCTTCACTAGAAGAACAAATTAAAAATCAAAATAAATAAAATGGCGGTAATAAGTTATTTCGGAGGTAAGAGTTCCTCAGCATTTCAAGAATTAATCAATACAAAAATCCCAAAAACTGGAATTAAAACGTATTTAGAACCTTTTTCTGGTTCAATGGGAACGTATATGGATGACGATCAACTTAAATTCGATGTAGTTGTCTATAATGATAAAAATCGTCATCAGGTGAACTTATACAAGTGTTCATCACAACCTGAGGAGTTCCTACCTTATTTAGAGAATTTAAAAAATACTCTTCTTTTCACAGAAGAAACAGATCCATTAAAGAAATGGGATTTCTATAAAAAGATTTATAAAGAATATCAAAAAAATGATTTCTTAGATGATATGAATTTTGAAATTGGTGATTTTGAGAAAGCCGCTATTTATGCTTTTCTTATCACTTCTGCTCATAACTCTGTTTATCCTCGAGGTGCTGGTTTCAATGGTTATAAAAAAGATAAAGACCGTTTGAAATTAGAAGTTCTTATTGATAAATTGAAAAAAAATAAATATACTCCTAAATTACAATCAATTACTGATTTCTTAAATATTGATTTTGAAGAACTTATTACAAAATATGATTCAGAAGATACTTATCTTTATTTGGATCCACCATACTTCAGACCAGATGAAAATGGTGAAGATGACGCTAAAAGATTGTTTTGGTATGGTGCTGACAAAGAAGGAATGTTTGGACCAGCTTCTCATAGAAGACTATTGGAGTTAATCAAAAAGACTAAGTGTCGTTGGTCACTTTCTTATTATTATTTTCCTCTTTTAGAAGAGTTATTACCTAAAGATAAATACGTTTGGACAGAGAAAGAAGTATTTAGAAGTTCGGCTCAAGGTGGAAACAACTCTGATTTAAAATCCGAACAAGCTAAAGGTATTGAGTTGTTAATTATGAATTACGATCCCAAAACCGGTATTAAACTATAATGACTGTTAAACTTCAACCTAATATATTTAATGTGAATAGTTCAACTGGTGATTCTGTTCTTAGAATAGAACCAGATGGTTATTGTGTTATAAAAAAATTAGCTCTACTTGATGATGTCACTGGTAACAAATGGGAAATTAGAATATCAAACGGTGAGATAATAGTAGAACCAATTGAAATAGAAGATAAAAGAGAGAATAAACTTAGTAAAATATTAAAAAATGTTTGATCATTTAGATAGAATTGAAAAATTAGGATTTACTATAAACTTAAATTGGAATAAATCAATTGATATTATCTATGACACTGAACAGCCATTAGATGTTAGAATTTTATTTTGTGCTTATGATTCAGTTTCGGAACCTTCTTATGAAGATATAGTTGAGACTGCATGTGATTTCTTTTATATGTGGTATAATAAAAATTTAGAAACACTTAAAGATTATGAGATTGACTCAACAGATTCAAATTTTGATAAATTACTTGATACTGGTTTAGGTGATATAACAAAACAAGTTTATAGAGACTTTAATATTGACAATCTATTAGATTAGCCTTTTCCATATTTTTGAGCACTTGCTCTAATCCTTTTGATGTGTCCTTCTAAAACTTTAAATTTTGTTGTAAAATCCTTATCAAAGTTATATAGATCATCAATAGCTAGTTGTGACATTTCAGAGTCTCTTTCTACAGAAGTTTCTGCTTTCTTTTTCCAAATTTGAATAAGTTTTTTAGGGTCATATTTATTCTTTGGATGTTGAGAATAAAGAAATTCGGGTAGTAATGTAAAATGAATTCTGTGTGCTTGAGCAATTTGAATAGCATTATATTCCATTAAACAATACTCTAGTTTCAATCTTTTTAACTCATTATACATTGGCTCAAATTTAACTTTTATAAAGTGTCTGCCTTTTAGTCTTTCACACTTTTCAAAATCAGCTTCTGTAAGATACTTATCAAAAATAGCCACTCTTACCTCTAAAGGTAGAAAATTAAAATTTACACATAGTAAAATAATTTTATTACTATAAACTTTTACATCAACTACAAAAACAGGAGACCATTTGACCCAGTTAGAGTCATCTTTATAGTGAAAAAAATAAAATTGACCTTTTATAATATTTGTGACAGGAGTTGATTTGACATAATCATCTGACTTTAAATATCTTTGATAGAAGTCGAGAGAATTTTGCTTAAAAAAACTTGGAACGTCATTGCTTTTTACAAACTTATTTAGTTTTAGTCTTTCATATAGTTCTCCCATAGGGTTTAAAGTTTATTTTATATATAAAATAAATAGAATCCTTTATTTATGTTAAATTCTAAACCAAGTAATAAGAACTATAATCAGGGTAATTATATACCTAAGTTTAAAGATAAAGTCATAAAGTTAAATACTTATGGTGGTGTCTATTTTAGAAGTTCTTGGGAAAAGAAGATAATGACTTGGTTAGACCACAATACTAAAATTACAAAGTGGGGGGCTGAATGTATGAGAATACCTTATCAAATGACCCATTTTGAAAACGGAGATACAAAAATTAAAGAGCATTGTTACTATCCTGATTTTTACTATGAAATGAGACTGGAAGATGGATCTTTAAAACAAGTAGTGGTTGAAGTTAAGCCAATGAAAGAGTATAAAATGGTTCAAGACTTAAATGAAGGTCGGTTAGTTGTTCCTCAGTCTGGTGCAAAAAAGTTAAAAAACTTTGAATACGATTTAAAAATGGCTTATAAGAATAAGAATAAGTGGGAAACTATGATATCATATTGTAATAAGAAGGGATATGAATTTATTATAATAACTGAAGATCACTTAAAAAAGTTTAATGTTTAAAAAATAAGTTAAAACTATCAAAGTCATTAACACTATTGAGATTATAGGTGTTATTAAGTTAGATATTTTGTATAATTTAGTTGAAAAACGATATGACAAAAACTTTACTATAGTCAGTGAGATAAGTATCAACACTGGGGTGTATAATTTCAAATAAATTCCAAAAATTATCCACATCCAGTATAAAATTTTAGTAATATAAAATAAAATTAAAGTCTTATTACTTTTTGACAAATCTATTTGATGAAACCTAATATCAATTTTAGTAATATTGGAAAGATAAAAAAGATTCATCCAAATAAAGAGAGGAATAAGTGATAAGTAAGATATCATGCTTGTTTTATTTTTTTAAAACCAATTAGGTTATTGAATTCAACTTCTGTTATTCTTATATTTTTGTTTATTGAGAGTATATCCCATAATTCTTCTGATATTTTAACAAATGATTCTCTACCTACTATCCTTTCGTAAGTATCTGGTACTTCTTCTGTTCTGTTGTTATAAAAATTTTCAACATATCTATTTCTATATTCTTTATCAATATGTAAAGTGCATCCATCGGGTGATATTGAGTTATCACTAAACGACTCTTCCCAAATTTGTATAATAGCTAATCTCATATTACAAAAGTATATTTATTTATCTAAACTTTGTTTTAAAATTTAATAAAATAAAAAAAAACACTTTTATGAAAATTAAATTAGAGTATATTTGGTTAGATGGTTCCGAGCCCCAGCAACTCAGAAGTAAAACAAAAATAGTTGATAAAGCAGAAACTATGAATCCCGAGGACTACTCAATGTGGTCTTTTGATGGTAGTTCAACTCTTCAAGCAGAGGCAGGTAAAGGTAAAAACACAGATTGTTTGTTAAAACCAGTATTTGTTTGTAAAGATCCATTTAGAGAATATCCTAATAAATTAGTATTTTGTGAGGTTTTGAGTCCAGATGGAACTAATCATCCAACAAACAATAGAAGAAAATTAGCTTCTATTGTAGATGGTTTAAATCTTAATTCTTTAATTAAGAATGATGCTCCTTGGTTTGGTTGGGAACAAGAATACACTTTGACTCATAAGCCGGGTATGCCTTTTGGAGAGGGTGTTGGTTTGCCTTTGGGATTTGAAGTTGGTAAAACTCCAAGAGCACAAGGTGACTACTATTGTGGAATTGGGGCTGATACAGTAATTGGTCGTCAAATTGTTGAGGAGCATATGGATATGTGTTTAGAGATTGGTTTAGATATCTCGGGAATCAATGCCGAAGTTCTACTTGGACAATGGGAATATCAAATTGGTCCTGTTACGGCTCTCAACGGTTCTGATCAACTTTGGATATCAAGATATATCTTAGAAAGAGTTGCTGAAAAACATAGTGTTAATGTTTCTTTGCATCCAAAGCCTATCAAAGGTGACTGGAATGGAACAGGGTGTCACGTTAATTTCTCTTCTAAAGAAATGAGAGAAGATGGTGGTATTGAATTGATTAAAGAAACAATGCCAAAACTTGAATCATCTCATATGGAACATATTGAAGTTTATGGTTTGCATAACGAACAAAGATTGACCGGTGAGCATGAGACATCGGGAATTCATGAATTTAGCTATGGGTATAGCACTAGAGATACATCTATTAGAATTCCGGCTCAATCACTTGTGGATGGACGAGGATATTTTGAAGATAGAAGACCATCTTCAAATTGTGATCCTTATTTGGTATCTGCTAAAATGTTAGAAACAGTTTATTCGTAAAAAACAAAAACCCACTTTTAAGTGGGTTTTTTAATGACTTATATTCTATTTAGATTGAGTGAAGACCTTGTCCATCGTTACTTCCTTCAATTGATATTAATTTAATCTGATTTTCGTTATCACCTTTCTTTTTATAGATTTCATTAAATCCTTTGGCTATTCCTCTTTTAAATACTTCGGTGAAGTAAGCAAATGCGTTAACTGATTTGTCTTCATTAAAATTGTACCAGTTTTGGAACATATCTAAAAGTCCAGATTGATAACAGTCTAATTTGTCATCATTTGACCAGTATCTCATTTTTTTTATTGTTTTTTTGGCTAGGAGTTCTAACATTTTTTCGGCGTTTCTGGTAAGTTTGCCTTGTGCTTTTGATACGATAATTTCTACGTATAGATCTTTATTATTTAAATACATTCATTAAGCTTTATTTTTAAGAAATAATCTGATTATTTCTTTGAAGCTTTTTACTTCATGTTATATATTAATTTATTTAAAAAGTTTATAAAACAAAAAAATCCTCAAATTTCTTTGAGGATTTAATTTTTATATTTTAAAAAAATTAAAGTTTAATTCTTTCTTTATATTGAAGTTCTTTAACACCACCAAGTTCAGCTTTAAGAACTACTTCTCTTTTTTCTAAGTTTTTAAGAGCGGTAGTTAAAACTTCTGATTCGCCTATCATTTGAATTGATCCTCTGACTTTTTCAATGTTGAATTGAACATCTTCTAGCTTTAAACTGATTTCTCTTTCTTTATCTTCAAGTTTTCTTTTAACAACAGTTTCTTTAGATAATTTATTTTCATAAAAGTAAGTTAAATCATAGTTTAACTCATTTCTTACTTCATTTACTAATTCTAAAGCCGATTCGTATTTAAAGAAAGAATTTCCATATCTTTCATCACATCTGTAAAGATAAGTGTTGTTTTTGTAGTTAAATGCGTAGCACTCTAAGTGAGGATTTATGAGGTTTTCAATTTTCTTAACTACGTCTAATTCTACAAATTTGTCTAAATTTTCAGATACTTCTAATAAAATTGGATAGAAGTTCTTATTTACGATTGGAACAATCGGAGAATTAAATAAAGACTCAAGTGTAGTGTCTGAGTTTAATTCGTCGTCATTTATGTAGATTCCTCCTTTTTTAGAAACGGAAAGACCTAATGTAAGATATTCAGAAATTCTGAAATTAATTCTATCCTCATTAACTGTAGCATATTTCATAGCAGTTTCTAAAGTTCTTAGAGTTCTAAGTTCTCCTTCTTCTTTAATATTTGATTCAAGTAAAGTTTTTTCGATTGTGTTTTCTGTTAAAATAAACCAAGAATCTTTGATAAGTGCGATGTGACCATTTTCTACTTGTTCTACAATTGAATAAACTGATTCCCCTTTACCCCCACTTAACAAGTTGCTTCTCTTCTCAGGAGAAGTAGTTAAATTGTGAACAAATAATTTAACTTCAGGTACCCAATCATAAACAGCTAATTCATTAAGAATTTTAGACATTCTATCTTGATCTGATTCAAGATTAATAGTTTGTAATAAAACATTAATTGGTTGTCTATAAAGCTCTCCTTGATTTTTTGAATTTAAAACATTATATAAATTCTTTAATTCATATAACAATTCATAATTAGCCATGTCATCGTTTAGGCCCTCTAAAAGAGACTTAACACTCTTATCATAAGTATAAGCTTTTAATCTCTCATTTAATGATTTGATTATTGTTTTTTCTGAGTGCTCTATGCAAGCATTCATATGTCCTTCTACTATAACAGAAATCTCTTCTTGATCAAGGGAAAGATTCTTTTTGAAGTTAAACAACTCGAGTTTAAGATTCTTCATATTTTAAAATATTATTTTTTCTTTATTACTATATATTAACACAAAAAAGTCACTTTTTGTCATTTTATAATTTTACAAAGGATTAGGATTTGTTGGTGGATTTGATGCTCCATCATTAGCATTTGTTGGTGGTCCTGAGTTTGGATTAGGACTTTGAGCAGCAGACCTCTGTCTCGCTTTTAGTATATTGTTAAACCATTTTGTTCTTTTTGGTGAAACCATAAAGTAGTCAGGGTCATTTGTAAGAGTTCCGTTAGGACCAATTACTTGTGATAAGTTAGATCCAAATGGATTACTTAATTCATTGAATCCACCAGTTTGTCCAAAGAATCCAGTATTTCCATCTTGACCCGGAACTCCTGTTACTCCTGTTTCAGTACCTCCGATGGTTGAAAATGGAGGTGTTAAAAATGGAGGACCAATATATGGTGGTCTTGGCCATCCTGGAAATCCACTTGCCTCATTTGTTGTGTTTGTTACGGAAGTAAATGTAGGATTTCTGCTGCTTGATCCTGTAAAACCAGGACCTGCAAAGTACTCAGAAACACCTCCTGTTATTGTGTAATTGTTAAGATCTGTCATTGATCCTCCATAATATTTAGGATATCCTTCAATATTTACTCTATCTCTTCTAAATGCTGGATAATAAGTTTCTACCGTAAAAGACACTTTTAATGTGATGTTGTTATCACTGGTGAGGTTTTTTTCTCTAGATAATTCAATTTGATTAGAATCTGGCATTAATATCACCGCGTCAATATTCATAAAGTTGTATTCAAAATACATAAATTTATAAATCCAAAGTGTGTCCATAATAGCTTGACTACACTTAAATGTGTCTATTTCATTTGAGAGAAGAATAGTTAAGTCATAATTTACAGTAATCGGAATTGCTCTCACTTTTGCTAAAACTTTTCTAATTTCTATTTCATTTTCAACAACCATTCTAAGCCAAACATTTGGATTGGCAAATTCATCTGACTTAATATTAAATCCTGTTAGTGTAAGATGTCCTCTTGGTATGATATCGGTATTTAGTTCAACAAATCTGTTTTCTGATACTATATCATCTTGAAAAGAATCAAGTAAAAATCTTTCATCGCCACTCAGTGAGTAGTAAAATGGTACGCTAACCGGAATATCCCCTGATGAGAATCTATTAATCCAATTGACTTGGCCTTCTAGTGTGTCTAAGACACAAACCGTTAAGTCTCTAAAAAATACATCTTCAAAATTAAATTTTTCTCCAATCATATTCGTTATATATAAAAAACTTAGTCCCTGCATTTATCTATAACTTTCACATAGTAAAATCATATAAAATTTATGAGTTCAGTTAATCAATTATTGTTATGGGAAAAATGGCGTCCTAAAAAATTAGAAGATATTATATTACTTCCAAGAATAAAAAAACAATTCGAAAATGGAATAAATGGTAATTACATTTTTTACGGACACTTTGGTACCGGAAAGACTAGCTTAGCTAGAATATTAATTGGTAAATACACAAAAGATAAACCTTTTCTTGAACTAAACTCCTCACTTTTTACATCAATTGATGTTTTGAGAAATCAAATTGAAGACTTCTGTAAATTTACTCCATTAATGTTATCTGATTCTGATTCTGATATCAAATATATATTTTTAGATGAGTTTGAAAGAGTATCATCTCAATTTCAAGATGCATTTAAAGCATTTATTGAGAAGTATAATAAGAATGTAAGGTTTATAATAACAACTAATCATATAAACAAAATTTCGGATGGGATAAAATCTAGAATACCTCAAATATGCTTTGATTGTCAAAATATGGAAGAAGAAAAGTTTTTAAAGCAGGAAATATTTAAAAGATTAACAACAACAATTCTACCAACAGAGCAAAAAGAAATCAAAAAAGAAGAGTTGGTTTCGATAATTCAAAAGAAATTTCCAGACTTTAGAAGTATAATTGTGGAAGTTCAAAGTTTCTTAGAATCCGGTGTCACAAATACCTCATCGATAAACGTTTCAAATAAAATAAAATTAGATTTATATAATATTATCTATGATAAATCTTTAGATTATGAGAAAATTTATCATTTTCTAATGAATACATTTACAGCTGATAGAATTGACACAATGATAAAACTTCTAGGAAAACCTTTTATTGATTGGTCTATATCTGAGGGAAAAAGTATAGAAAAATTATTTGAATGTAATTATATTATCGCTGACTATGGTTCTAAATTAGAAACCAATACCGACCCAATAATACTAGCGATGACTATTATTGGAAAAATAAGAGATATATTGAATTGAGATTCTAATTTTTAATATATAATTTTATGAGTAATTTTAATTTTGTAGATTTTTATATAGGGTACCCTGGTCATCCCAGATTTAAAACTCCGGATATTATTGAGGATGATGTTGTAAGAGTTATAATACAAAAATATGAAATGATTTTATTCACTAATAAAGGTGATTTTTTTGGTGATCCTAATTTCGGAGGAGATTTATATCAACTATTACATGAGACAAGATTATCAGCTGAAAGTATAGAAAATGAAATTAAATCACAAATAAATGAATATATTCCTGAATTAAAAGAAATTGAATATTCTTTATTAGTTGAATTTTTTGAAGATCCAGAGAGATTTCAAGAATATATGGAAATAAACTTTGAGGTAGCGGGTTATGAAGTTTATGCTTCTGTTTCTTAATTAACTCGATATTTATTTATTTTCCAGTAACTTTTTCCGTATCCAACAAATATTTCTTCACCTGATTTGATATCTCTATCTGATAATAAAACAACATTGTTATCATCGTCCATTGTTATAATTGAGTTATTTTCAAAATTTGAAGGAATTCCTTCAGCATCATTTGCAAATTTAGCAAAACAATCTGTTCTTTTACAGTCTAAAGTTTCTCCTGATGGTAAATTCATAAAGTAATCATCATCTCCTAGATAGGCTCTTCTTTTTGCTTCTTCATCTGATATTACTTCCCCTTTAAATTTAGAAATGATTTCACCACATTCTATATCTATAGAGGTAAAAAGACCATTACCTGCATTTTTAATTTGTGAGGGTTGGATGTAAAGATACTCTTCTTCTGGTAATTCTATTTCTTCATATTCGAAGTTTTCAAAAAATTTTAAATATTTCATTTGTTTTCTACTTTATTGGACAACTTGTAGCGGTCCAGATGTATTTATAATCTCTTTTTATTTTGACACCTAAACTTTCAGCTGTTGTTACTACATCCTCTAGACACTCGCCGTCAGCTCCACCAACAATAGTAACTTCTCTTCCCTTTAAGTCTATTAAAAGATCATATAGTTTTTTAGGACAGTGAAACCAAACATGATTGTTGTTTATAAATGTGATTATAGTTCCCTCCTTTGTCTCAAAGATATCTCCTTTTTTTAATGTTTTTTCCTCTTCTTTTTTACTAATTTTATCATAAACTTCTTTATCTAGTATTTTCTTGTAAAAATCGGCATCAACGTCGTAATTATATCTTTTTTCAATTAATTCTTTTTGATTTGGAAAGTGATAAATGTCTTTATGGATAGGAATTTCAGGAGTCTCATCATATAGATAATCTTTATCCACATTTTTACCATCCGGATGATTATCCCAAATCTGATAAACATTATTAAAATTTTTACAGTATTTTTTAAGTTCGTTTAGATACATTTCGGAAAAATACTTTCTAAATGATTTCTGAACATCCACTATGATTAAAGTATCTTCATTGTAGCTTTCAAATGTTTTAATAAACTTCATAAACTATATATTAAATAAAAAACCCATCATTTCTGATGGGTTTCTTTAATATTTTATTTTAGATTAAGCTGGTAATTCCTCTTCTCCCTCTTCTTCCTCTTCTTGAGCTTGTCCTTGAGCTTGTCCTTGAGCTTGTCCTTGAGCTTGTCCTTGACCCTGACCTTGTCCTTGACCCTGAGCTTGTCCTTGAGCTTGTCCTTGAGCTTGTGGTTCTTCAAATTCTCCTTCTTGAGCTTGTCCTTGACCCTGAGCTTGTCCTTGACCTTGAGCTTGTCCTTGACCTTGAGCTTGTCCTTGAGCTTGTCCTTGACCCTGAGCTTGTCCTTGACCTTGAGCTTGACCTTGAGCTTGTCCTTGACCTTGAGCTTGTCCTTGTGTTTGAGCTTGTCCTTGTGTTTGAGCTTGTCCTTGTGTTTGAGCTTGTCCTTGTGTTTGAGCTTGTCCTTGTGTTTGAGCTTGTTCTTGTGTTTGAGCTTGTTCTTGACCACCTTCTACTTGAACTTGTGTCTGATTTTGTCCTTGAGTTTGTCCTTGAGCCCCACCCATGAGAGCATTTCCTGGTAGTTTTTCAACATCAAGATTATTCAAGTTTATATACTTAACAATTTCTTCAGCGATATCAACATCTCCAAAAAATTGTCTCAAGTTTTTACCTGTAGTATCTTTTACTTTTTTAACATAAGCATTGATTAATGATTGTGGAATATCAATCATAGTCTTAACTTTATAGATATCGTTTACTTGAAGAACAGATTCTTTAATAATCTCTTCTCTGTTTTTTCTTATACGATAACTTTCAAATGTTCTAATGTGCTTCATTTTATAGCTATATTTTTTATAATGTATATATTAATTAAAAAAACCAATTTTTTTTCAATTTTAATGAATAAATAAAACAAGTAGAATGCCTCCGATAACTCCTCCAATCCCTACACCATATGCAATATTTCTCTTTGTTTTCAAAGTCTTAATTTCATCATTGAGTAAATTAATTTGACTATCTCTTATAGAAATTTGAGAATCACATGCTGCTTTATTAGTTTCGCAATTATTTAATTGTTTTTGAATATTTGATAATTGTCTATCTTTGTCTATTACTTGTCCTTTATATAAACTTAAATCTAATTCTAAAAGAGAAACTTGTCTTTTTAGACCGTCTATAACTTTTACATAAGATAGAGTAAGACTATCACATTCAGCTCCTGCCTTTTCTAATAGAGTGACTAATTCAAATGCGTTATCAATTTTTTGAGCTTGTTCATAAGTCATTACTACCAATTTTATTCCGTTTGAATCAGTTTCAATTCTAGGATAGTCTTGAGAGAAACAAATAGTTGATAAAATTAAGAATATTGAAGTTATTAATATATTTTTCATTTTTATTTTAATTTTTCTTTAAGAGAATTTATAAGGTCTTCGCCTTCTCTCTTTATTGGATCTTTTTTAAGTTTTTCTATTTTTTTTCTAGTCTCTTCTAAATCTTTTTTATTTTTTTGTAATTGATTATTGGATGAATTAAGATCTTTTTTAACTTTTACTAATTCATATTCTACCTTTTTAATTTCTAAATTTCTTTCATCAATTTTCTGTTGAATTTTTTCAAAGTCAATTTTTAATTTTATATTGACTGCTTCTAATGAATCTCTTGTTTTTTGTAATTTTTGAAATTCTAATTCTAGTTTCTTAAATTCTTTTTTATAACCAGTTCCTTTTAGAAACCACATTGAGAAAAACAAAATTGATATTCCTAAAAACACCAAAATTAAAATCGATTTAAAGTCAAGTTGTATTTTCATAATTAAATTATATATAATTTTTTATTCTTCTGTTTCTACTTTTAAATAATTTATATATATTTGTGAAAAAATAAATAAATTTTATGTATAATACTTTATACTCATTCGACTTTGATGAAACATTAATACATACTATGTTACCTGAACCGGGGAAGCAAATATGGCAAGAAAAAACTGGCAGTGTCTGGCCTCATAGAGGATGGTGGTCTAAAGTAGAAACTTTAGATATTTCTATTTTTGATACACCAAAAAACGAATGGGTTTATAAAAAATATGTAGATGCAAAAAATGATCCAAGTGGTTACTTAATATTAGCAACCGGTAGATTGGATACGGTTACGGGAATGAGAGACGCTGTTTCTAAAATATTAGAATACTACAATTTTCAATTTGATGAATTATATCTTAATTGGGGAGGTGATACTTTTAAATTTAAAACTACTCTTTTTGAAAAAATGATATCAAAAACAGGTTGTCGTCATTTTGTTATGTATGATGATAGATTGGAACATCTACCTCATTTTGAAGAATGGGCTAAAACACAGATGTGTGTGGTTACAATAGTAGATGTTGTAAATAAAACAGCTAAAACTTTTAACTCATAAAATAATATTACTTATATGGCAACAATTACAAAAAAGAAAACACAAAGTAAAGTAAAAGAATTACTTTCTAAACCTTATCGATTAGACCTTCATAATGATGATCATAATACGTTTGATCATGTAATCAATTGTCTTATGAAATACTGTGGTCACGAATTTGAGCAAGCAAATCAATGTGCTCATATTGTCCATTTTAAAGGAAAATGTGATGTAAAATACGGAGATTTTGATACAATTTCTTCTATGAAAGAAAAATTACAAAATTCTGGATTGTCTGTAACAATGGAAGAAAATGGTTAATTTTTACCAAACCAGTTAATTCCTGAGTTTTTGTTCATATTTCTTTGATTTTGATTTTGTCTTCTAATTCTCAATACTTGTCCGTAATCAACACCCTCAACATAGTCAAGTCTATTCATACATTCTTTAATATATGATAGCATTTCTTTATCTAATTGTTTGTTAGAATATTCTTCAACCATTTCCTTAAACTCATTTTTTTGAAAAACTGTAGTAGCATTTACTATAGTCATTACTGTATCATCATGTCCAACGTCTGCTGCGTATCTCACGTTACCAGCTGTTGTTATGTGTTTAACAAATGTTGTAATTTCTCTTATAGTATCCTCGTTATTGATAGCAAATGATTTAGCATACATTAAATCTTGGTAATCTTTCACCAAAAGATTCTTATTTTCACCAACTTTGAGTCCAATTTTTTCTTCTGTCGAATCCGCTCTATGTTTATATCTTACAAAGATAGATGATCCGTAGTTATTATTTCCATCAAAAACGTGAGGCATTTCAGCTAAAAGGGTGTTTCCATAGTTATTTAATTCAAGAACTATTTTTACATTTTCAGGATTTAGATATTCAAATGCCAAAATGTATAAGAACTCGGATAATTGTTTTACTGATACTAGATTGCTTCTGAAAATTCCTACTTGTTCAAGTCTAAAGAAATCAACTATGGATTTATAAGAATCTTTTTGAGATTCTATTGTTTCTTTAGTCTTTTCGCTTATTTTAAAAATATTTATCACTGAGTAGTCTTGACCTAAACCTTCGGATATATCCACTGATATAACTATTTTATATTCTTTTCTTCTTACTGGTAAGAATATATTATCATCATCTACCCATTTCAAATCTCTATAACTAAATTTTATTTTTTTATCAAATTCGTAAATTTCTTCAAATTCATAGTTCTTTTTGTTTCTAAGTAGCTCATCTATTATTCCTTCATTTAATAGTGATTTTGAAGCATTTATAAACCTTAGACCGTATTCTTGATTAAATGCGTCTTCTCCTCCAATGTCTTTTATTGCTTCTTCTTTCCAAGTGGTCACTTCCGCTAAAAATCTAATAGGAACTTCAAATCCTTTGTTATCTATAAATGTCATTGATTTGACATCTTCATCAGAGCAATTTTCATTATTATAGATATGAATTACATCTTTTTGTAAGTCAGAGTTATATCCTATTTCAATTTTTGTTTTATTTTCCCATCTTTCTCTGCAAATTTCAAAAATCTCCTCTTTTGTTAATCCATGTTCATATAGCTTATGTGAGTTTAGTCTTAAATATGTTACAAATCTACCAGGTACTTGATACCAATAGACTCTCATTGCTTTATAGTTATTCCTTAATGGATCTCCCTCTGGTCTTTCAGCGTCTGTTAAAAGTTTATGAAATAGATTCATACCATTAGGAGTGGAAGTAATTATAATTTTTGAGTTTTGTACAGCAGCTGTAGTTGGGAAAGCAGCGGTATAATATGGTTCGATGATATTCGAAGGAATATGAGCAAACTCATCTAAATAAAGAACGTCAATGGTGAAACCGATTGCTGGAGTTTTTGTTCTAGCTGATGTTTTTATTCTACATCCATTCTCAAATGTTAGTGACTTTTGATTCCAAGTTTTTATACCTGGTTTTAAGAAGAATGGAAGCAATGTATAAATTGATTTTATTTTATCGACGATTTCTACAGCTGTATCTCCTTTGTTTGCAACAATCATTATGTTTTTATCATTATCAAAAAGAATTTTATGTAACATAAAAATTGAAGAAGAGACTGTTTTTCCTACTTGTCGAGAGGCCATAAGTATATTAAATCTACTATTTACAAAGTTATCTAATATATCTTTCTGATAATCTCTTAGGAAAATATTTCCAATTGAACCATCTTCTCTTTTAACTTTACAATATTTTTCAACAAAGTAATGAACATCTATTGCACATCTTACATACTCTTGTTGTTCATCGGGAGTCATTCTGAAAGTTACTCCCGATCTTCTTAGACCTACTTCACTTTTTAGCCATGGATTTTGATATCGTTTTAAAACAACACCGTCATTTATCTTATCAGTTGATTCATCTACCAATTTGGTAGTAAATATCATCTGTTTTTCTTTTTCTTCTCTAATATTAGTCATACGGAAAGACCGTTTTATTATATATATCGTAAAAAACCGCTTCTATGTCGAAATCAGAAAACGAAAGAAATAGATTGAAAGATGAATTTGAACAGATTCAGTCAGAGGGTGGTGATTTTGATATATCAAAACACTTAGCTAAGCCAGAAGATTTACCTGATTTAGGTGAAATTGAAATATATGACTATGATTCAGACTTAACAGTTTCATCACAACAATCTATGGATGTATTAGAGTCTTTAGTTGATCTTTATTTAAGTGATATTCCTCAATTAAAAGAACACCCTTACATCAAAAACAAAATGAAAGAGGATGCTATGGTTTATGCTGAAGGTCTTTTTCTACAAAAAATGACTAGAAAAAACTTCCTTTCTCAATTAAGACAAGTTGATAATGGTGATAATTCTGCTAGAATGCATGAAGTAGTTAATCAGACTATTGGTCAAATAAGAGAGAACTCTAAATTTTTAATGGGTCAAAGAACTGATTTTGAAAAGTTTTGGAAAACATTGAGAAAGGATATGGGATTCAATGAAATTGAAAATCCAGATATAAAAAACAACGAAGAGTTGTCTGAGAGTACAAATACTGATGGTGAGATTATGGATAATAGAAAACTAAATGAACTTATTAAGACCGCGATGTTAAATAAAGATTCTGGTAAAAAAGACTAAAACTTTCAAAAGTCTTAAAAATTTTATCTAATTCAATTTTTATTTCCTTTTTTACAAATATATTTACTTTATTGAATGTAACAAGATTTGTCTCAACTACTGGATAAGATTTTAGAATTTCTTTGATATTACTTTGAACATTTTTTTCTGAATTACCATAAAGAAATTTTAATAAAGTATTTGAGTTATTGATTAAATCAATTGACTCAATTTCGTCATCATAAAATATTATTTTATCGTATTTGGTAATTTCTTCTTCTGTAAATTTATCGATATCTGTTTTCAATCCAACGATGTGTTGTAATATAAGCCTACATTTTTTATGAGATATATCGTCCTGATCTCTATTATAAAAAGTCTCTGAAATAAAATAATAGTCTTTTATTTGTATTCCGATATTTCTCATATCTTCCTCTAATTTGTCAATTAGTGACTCATAGTTTCTTTTGTTGTTTTTAGAGCAGATTATATAAATATCATCTTGTGAGTTTCTTAAATGAATAAAGTGTTCATTCCAGATTTTAAAGTTAATGTTACTGATTAATTCTGGATTCATAAATTCTTGCATTGAAAAGTGAAGGTTATTTATATTAACTTTTAGATTTTTACATCTAATTTTTAATTTATTCATAGTTTGTTCGTCTATCCAATAACTTTGACCATTTATTTTTATTTGTTGTTCGTGTTTTTTGAATATTCCTTTCTTAATCAAATTAAAATCTGACTGAGAAACTTTAAGTATTGGTTTATTAGGCTCGGATTTCGAAACAATCCAAACCTCAGCATGTGATTGAATAACTGAATTGATATCAAAAAAATGAGCTGTCATTGTCTATATTGAGTAATTTTATATTTATATGAATAAATTGAAGATCCTGGATAAAAACATTCGTCTTCTCTTTCTTCATAAGTTTTGTCGTTCCATTCAACACCACCACTTAAATCATTTGAAAAGCTATTACATTTATGACAAGTTTTTGGATGTTCTAAGGTACCGTCTTCTTTTTTTATAAAATGAGTTTCATTGTATCTAAACAATCCTTTACACCAGGGATTCTTACAAATTTTTTCAAATTCTTCCATAGACTATATATAAAAAACAAAACCCATCAAATTGATGGGTTTTAAAAGTTAGTTGATAAATCCTTTACTTAATGCAAAATCGTATAGAATGGCTAAGTTCAAATATTTTAAAAAATGTTTTCTAATATCACCTAAATTTTTTGACCTTTTTACAATATTTATAATCAATATTCCAAATTCTTCCTGAAAATCTAAATGACACTTTGACCAATTAATGATGTAATTTTCACAAGACGACCATTCATTTTTACCACCAGTAAGCCAGAATAAACATTTTTCTGGTGTAATAGATTCTGACTTTGTTTTAATTTCCAAATTCCAAATTTCATCTTTAGAATCATAAAGTCTCATCATTAAAGTTACTGCTTCTGCTAAGTCTGATGTAACTTCTCTTCCAATTTCAAAATACCACTCTCCGTCTATTTTATTTATTTTTGTTTTTTCATCTTTAAAAATAGATTCAGATATTTCTGAATCAATTAAAAGTTTTCTCTTTTTCATAGTAGTGTGATTATTTTTTATTTTAATCCGCTTTTCCAATTGCCTTTAAATAAACCGCTTTCCCATATTCCGTTTTCCCAGTTACCGTAAAATTCACCATTTTTGAATATTCCATAGTGCCAGTCTCCAGTCATAAATATACCATCATGCCATATAAGTGTATTATTTTTTATCTCAATGACAGCATCTGCAATCTCTGAGTCAATTAACCAATAAAATTCATTTGATTTAAGTGTATTGATTATGTCACGTTTGTTAGTATAAATTCTATCATTATACTTAAGTTCTAAAATTTCCATCTTTAAAAAAGTTCAATTTACATGGTTATATATTAGAACTTTTTTTCATTAATATTTGAAAAGGCGGATTTTTTAAAAAATTTAATAAAATTTCAAAAAAAATAATTTTAAAAAAATAAAACCGACAAATTTTGTCGGTTTTTTACATTATTTCTGAGACTCTTTGTCCAAAAACTCTTTTTCAGATTTTGTCAAAGAATTAATTCCAAAATTGAATATTTTTTCTAAAATAGCATCTACCTCAAGTTTTACAGAAATCGTTGATTCGGATTTAGTGTTTTGAACTTTGACAACTGAGTTTTTACTATCAAAATTAGTTCCTGACATTTTGATAAGATTTTCTTTTTCTTTTTTTGAAAGATAAGAATATTCTGTTGTGAGTATAAGACCTTTGTAAGAATATAGGTAATTAGATGTTTCTTTAATTATTTCACCGATGAATAAGTTTTTTTCTTTATCGAAAAAAACTTTCTTAACACCTTCTTTTTTTGAAGATTGAAGAGACCCATCTACTATACCGATAATGTCTGATATTTTTGACAATTGTGACTGATTGTATTTAGTTAAATCAACGCAGATGATGTTTTTCATTTTTTTGTTTTTTGTAGTGATTATTTATACAAATATAATAAAAAAATTAGAAGTGACAAATTTATTTATTAAATAAAGTAAAAATTGAGCAATTTAATCTTAATATATAGAAAAAATATATTTTACTTTAACATGAAGTATTTAAATCACAAAGATAATTACTTACAAAAAAGGTCTCAGATTAGAGAAAAACAACAAGAAGAACTCTTTTATAAAAATTTGCAGAAAGTTTATGAAAGTAGTCCAAATACTGGGCCATTAGGTAACGAGATTAACTGGGGAGACTCTTTATTGGGAAGACTTATAAACTCCACATTAAGAAAAGTTCAAGAAAATGCAAACGCTCTTAGAATAGATATTCAAGGTAGAAGATTGAAGAATCATTTCAATTATATAATGCAAACATCTATTGAAGAAATTTCAAATGAAGATTCTGAAACAGGTTCTAGAATATCTAGAATGAAAATAGCAACTCTTCTGAGAGCTTTGACTCAAGCAGTCGAAGATGGTCTTAGAGTTGGTGATATTAAAAATATCTGTGATGAAACAATTTTCGAGATAGATGCAATTCAGGTTGATGAAGAAAGTCAAGATGTAAAAGAAGAGTTGTTGGATAAATTAGAAGAATTTAGAAAATGGCTTGACCAATTCAAAGATGATGAAGGTGGGAGATCAAGAGAAGAAGAACTCAGTGAGGGTGAAGAAGGAGAAGGTGATGGTCAAGGAGAAGATTCTCAGTCAGCTGATGGTCAGACCGGTTCTGATGGAAAACCTATTTACACAACAATGATTAAATCATTAAAGTCACTTGCTCTTATTTTGGCTTATTATAAAAAAGTTACAATAAATGCAAAACCTCAAGCTGATTCGAAAAAACATACATATGTTACAAAACAAGGTGATACATTGACTAAAATAGCAACAGATTTACAAACAAATAAATTCAAGTTAAAAGAAAAAGATATCTTGGCAAAGAATCAAATTGTAACACATAAAGGTGAAAAAAAGAAATTCGCTGAGTTTTTTGAGCCAGGAAAAGACAAAAATACTCAAACGCTACCAGCTGAAATAGTACTTGTAATGGAGGACTTTATGTTCTTATTCGAAGATGCTTTAGGTGGTAGTAATAAAGAAGGTAGTAAAACGCCAATAGGCGCTGGTGGTGGTCAGGAAAGAGCCAATATCAAAACCGGTGAAGATTTTCTAACTCAGGCCTTTGCTAAACTTAAAAAGTCTTGTGAATTTTTAGAGTCTAAAGATAAAGACATTTCGGTGACAACTGATTTCTTAAATGCGGTTACATCACAAGCTGTTGTTAAAGATAAAAAAGTTACAGCTCGTGCAAAAAGAGTTATTTATAGTCTTTTCTTTGAAGTTAATCGATTTTTAGTTGGTGATAAAAAGAATACATTAAATGCGGCTCAAGATCCACTGTATAAAGAGAGTCTAGAAGTTTTAGATAATACTGGAACTACTATAAACGTGTCTCAAAAAATTGCAATCTTTACTAAAAGAGCGATGCAATTTGATGGTGAAAATCTTTACGGTGGTTTAGGTGATTTAGGAAAACCACTTAAGGAATATGTTGAGGCGATGAAAGTTCTTACAAAATCTCAAATTAAGAAAATAGAGCCTAAGAAAGAAGAAGGTGAAGAAGTAAAGAAAAATGAAAAAGTTCTTCTAAAATATGATTCATTTATTCGTAAAATAAATGAAGCTGAAGAAGGTGAGGGTGAAGGTGAAACTAAAAAGTCTGTATCTGACCAAATTAGAGAATATTACAATAAGAACTTTGACTTAAAATATTGGGCAATTTCACAAGATGATGTAGATGAAGTTGAAGAGAAAGTTAAAGAGTATAAAAAAGATAATGAAGGTCGAATAGTTATTCAAGGAATCGGACCTATTATTGAAATCTTTAGAATATTTAATAGAGCTTATAAAATACATACTAAAAATGCTATACCTTTTTCAGGAAGAACAGATGGTAAATTAAATGCCATTACTATGAATCAATGGACCGCCTTTGGTAACACATCTGGTGAAATGTCGGGAAAAGGAGATGGTCCTTATAGAAATAATAGACTATTTAATAAGTGGGAAAATTATGTATTTGATGTTTTCAAAGAATATGAAGAGGTATTTGATAAAGGCACATCAATAAGAAATGGTGATAGAGTTAAAGATAACGCTGGTGCTATTCTTAGACAGATGATTTTAGACTTATTAGATGGTGAAGAATTATATAAATCTAGTGATTCCGGTAGTACTGCGGGAACTCAAAAGAAATACCTTAACAAATATTTTGGTGAAGTGACTGATGACGTTGATATCAAAGATGAGAGTGTTAGTGATAAAGATCCAAGAACTGGAAATCCAGATACTGAAGATATTGGTCCTATTGCTGATGCTATTGAAGAATTGAAGTATGTTTTTGTTAGAAGAGAGGAAGTCAAAGATGAATTGAATTCTGGTAAATTTGATGGAATGTCTTTTCAGATAAAGGCAACCAACGAAAAGGGAGAAGATGTTAGATTTTATTTTAATATTCAAGATTTTCAAAAAGATTTCTATTATCTGACTTATTCAAGAACTTTTTACTATCACAATGCTTATTTAAAGTCTCAAATTAAGGGAGGATCACCTACTGTGAGTAGAGAAGATTCCATTAAAAATGGAGCCCAGGTCAAATTAGAAAAAGAATCCTTTGGAATATTTGGGACAAAAATTAAAAAACAAGATTTAATAGATTTTATACTTAAAAGAAAAGAAAAATTTGAAATTAACGCTATTGATTCAAAGGGAAAAAATGATGAAAAAGGAAAAACAATTTCAGTTAAAGATATTCACTTTTTATCTAAACAGAGTGGAGAGAAAGATAAAGAAACATATACTCTTTACAAAAATACGGATATGGCTAAATTGAGAGTTGCCATTGACCAAACCTCTGGTTTTAAAAATATTTTAGAAAGTCTAAAATCTGATGAAAATATTTCAAAATCAAAATGAAATACTTAAAATACTTTGAAGATATTGAAATTAAAGACACTGATAAACCTGATGTTAAACTTGCAAAGGAACAGACAAATGATGTGTCACAAAATTTATTAGAATATAATCAAAAAAAGTCTAAAATTGAATCTCTCTATAGTAGCACTTCTAATAATTTAGAAATTGAAGAAGGTTTAAAAAAGATATTAGGTGAAGAAAAGGATAAAAATCCGTTTTTATCGGAACTTACAAAATTATTAAGACTTCAAAAAGAAATATTTGATATTCAAAAAAATAAAACAGATGATAAAATTAAATTAGATGATTTTAATAGTGAAATGTCTTTAGCGCAGGGGTCTGATATTAAACAACGTATATCATTTAAATTGAATGATATTAAGTCGAGAATGGGTAGTTACGATGCTAAAATAGCCAATAAGATGAAAGAGTTACAAGACTTTAAAACTAAACATACTAAAAAAATGGAAGATTTAAAGAAAGAAATTACTAAAAATACACAGAATATTAAACAAGAAGACCAAAAATAGAAAAAATATCATTTTTTCAACTTTATATATACTATAAAAATTATAAAAAATTAAAATAACAATATGGCAATTCAAATTGGAAAATACAAGAGACCAGGAATCTTCATCGAGGAATTTGACAAATCAGTCATAACTAGTCCTGTGGTAGAAGGAATCACAAATTTAATTATTGGGGTTTCTAAAAAAGGACCAGTTAATACTCCAATCAGAGTCACTACTACTGGTGATTTTGAGTCTATTTTTGGTCAATTAGATAGATCTCTTGAGAGAAAAGGATCATTCTTTCACAGAACAGTTGCAAAAATGCTTGAAACAGCTCCTGTTTTTGCAATGAACTTGTTATTAACAGACGATACTTTAGATGTGATTGAATATCAATCATTATCATCTTCTTCTGGATATAACAACGACATTGAAAGAGAAGGTCCATATAGAAGATTTTTTGATACTACTGGTTTCTGGAAAAGAGACACTGAGTCATTTATTAATCTTACAAAAAATAACTTAGGTTACTCAGAGAGAGCATTAAGTCTAACTAACTTATCAGATAGATATGTAACTATATTTACTTTCAAATCTACATTAACTGGTTTTGATAGAACTATGTTAGAGTGGTACGGATCAATTGAAAGAATGCCAGCTTATGTCAATCCTAATGATTATGCGTCTGATTACTTAGTGGATGTTGTTATTGTAGCTGGTGATTGGTCAAATTATCAAGAACTTGCTGTTGATAACAGATGGAGTGCTTACTTTAATGCTTCTGGTTTGAGAAAGAGTGAAGTTAGAAACTTCGCCAATGATAGAAATATCACTACACTTGCTTATTATGAAGGATTGTCATTAATACCATATTTTAGAGATTTAAACGGAAGAAATATATTTATTGAAACTACAATTAACAGAGATACTGATAGAACTGGTGTGTTCTGTGCATTTAACAATGATTTAGTTGAAAAAGACTATTACACAGGATTACTTGACTTATTAGGTAATACTTTAGTTGGAGCTGAAGATATGGATGTTAATTTCCTTTCTTATAAAGAAACCATCACTGAATCTGTGATGATTACTAATACTCCATTAGACTTACCTGGTAACGTAACTGCTATGTTGGGTGGTACTTGGTCCGGATATGGATATATTAATCAAGATCCTCATGCATTTGGTGGAAACGTTTCTGGTGGTGTTAAGCCTTCGGGTGTTGTGGTAAATGCTGATGAGAGAACTGCTTGGTTTGCTGAATATTCGGTGTATGGTGTTACAAGACCGACTTCTCCTATCACATCTTCAACTCAATCTATTAGTGTTGATTATGATTTGATATCTGATTCTTATGTTGTTATTGGAGAGACTTATATTCCTGTTCAAGGAACATCATCTGGTTCAGTTACACTTAATATAAGTGCTTCTGATTATCCTTACTCTACAACTACTGCGACATACCGTTCAGTATTTGTTATTGATAATACTGGTGAAATCTCAGTTATTAATAGCTTGACAGAAGGTGTTAATCCAAGTGTCGCTACAACAGATATCGTATTAGGATATATTGATGTTGATGTAAATGCTAATCAATTTGTCAATTTAGGTTCACTTGTATCTAACTTTATAAATGTTAATGTTGGAACACAAGGATTTATTGATTATCAATTTGGTACTCAATCTGGTGACGACTATTATATCTCATTAGAAGACCCAACTACTGGTAAAATTAAAATTACATTTAATGATACAGCGGCAATCGCTAGTCCATCTAACTACGATCAATACAGAAGATTTAAACTATTTAACAGATTAACAAATATTATTGATAGCCCAGGAAAAGATAAAATGACTCTTTTACTTGGACCAACTGATACTGATGTGAAATATAGTATGTCGAATGTGACTATTTCAAATATTGTTAATTCAACAACTCAAAATAAGTCGTTTATTTTAACAACTGGTCTTTCACAAGCCGAACTTTCTAATGTATTAGGTGGTATGTTTATTCTTTATACTGAAGATAACGAATTCTTACTTGGATTTGATGGCGTAATCACTAAGGATGAAGTTGCTGGAACAAGCTTAAATGAATTGGGAGTTGTTGCAAAATACTCTAAATTCTATCAAAGATATTTTGATGGTCAAATCAATACAAAAGACTTCTTCTACGCTAACAGACTATATCTTGATGCTTCGGCTATGGATGGTGGATTTGCTAACGCGTATGCTTCTACAGGTGGAACAGTTGATGTGGTATTTGTGGATGGAGAATCTGCTCCTCTTGGATCACCTACGTCTTCATACGCTGGTTATGATTATATTATCTTCAATGCTCCTAGCTTTGAAACTGAGACTAACTTAGCAACTTTTGAACAACTAATGTTCCCTTCAGCTTCTAAAAATAAAGGATCATTTACAATAGTATCAAACTCTGTAAATGCTGGTCAAACTCCAGCTCAGTTAGCAGCGGCTCTTGGTTATACAGCTTCTAACTTCTTCGCTTATCAAGTTAATGAAGAAGTTGAATATGAAGAACTATTTGATGTTAGTCTTATTTATGACTATTTAGGAAGACATTATTTAAGAATGTTCTTAGATGGAAATGGAGTACTTTCGGTTGAGTTTAAAGACTCTTTACTTGATAGTGATATTGATGTTGATCCTGAAGCAAATAATACTTTCTATGTTCAATCTGATAAGTCAAACTTTACTCAGACTATTGAACTTGAGGTTCCATCTGGTTATGTTCAAACACCTAATAAGATTTTAATTGATGGTGCTAGATATACAGAAATTAAAGTTGGTGATTTCTTAGAGGCTTTCTATGATACATCACTTTTACAAGTTGGTGAATATCCAAGAAAAATAACTAGAGTTCTTTCTAAAAGACAATATAGTGGAGATCCATCACTTGTTGAGGTTACTTGTGACTCAAGAATTGCTATAAGAAACTTTGGTGGTGACTTACAAACTACAAGATTTGTAACAATCGATCAATATGCTACTACATATAAGGCAATCTCTCTTAAAGGATTTAGAATCAGAAATGCTTCACTTCCTGATGGTACAGAATCTAAGCAAAATGCTATCTTAAACTTAGTTGCTAAAGGAACACCTTTATTTAAAGCAACAACTAATAAAGAAGCAATTGACTTTAGATATTTAATTGACTCATTTGGATTGGGTCTTACTGAAAGAAGTAAGCAACAATTGATGGATATTTGTGGAGATAGATTAGACTCATTCGGTTTCATTAACATGCCGTCTGCTAGATCTTTCAAAAATTCATCTTCGCCTTCTTTTGTTAATAATGAAGGAGTTTTACAAACTGCGTTTATTGCTTCAGGAGGTGATCCTGAGAGTAATCCAGCATTCCTTTACTCATTTGGTGAAGGAGGAGGAACAACTTGTGTAGGATACTTCTTCCCTTATGTAAATATAAATGATAATGGAAGACCTTTAGATCATCCACCAGCTCCATTCGTAGCAACTACATATATGAGAAAACATATCTCTAATGTAGGAAATGTTACTCCTTGGACGATAGCTGCGGGTGTTACTAATGGTAGAATTACAAACATCAATAGTTTGGAACAAGATTTAACTCCAAGTGATATTGAAAACCTTAACATAGCTCAAATGAATCCTTTGGTATTCAAAAGAAATAGAGGTTTTGTAATTGAGACTGAAAATACGGCTCAGACTCTTTATAAGTCAGCTCTTTCTTACATTCACGTAAGAGAGGTATTGATTGAACTTGAGAGAGAGTTATCGAGAATGTTATTGGACTTCCAGTGGAAATTTAATACACCAGATATCAGAGCTGAAATTAAGTTAAGAGCTGACGTTATTTGTGAAACATATGTTGGTAAAAATGGTTTATATAACTATTTCAATAAAATGGATGATGAAAATAACACTCCAGAAATCATTGATAATCAAATCGGTGTTCTTGATACTTATGTTGAACCAATCAAAGGAATGGGTGTTATTGTTAATAACATTACGATTCTTAGAACAGGTGCTATCAGTGCTGGTGGTTTCATCAACTCTTAAGATAAGAATAATTAAACAATCTAAAACCTCCAATTATAATTGGAGGTTTTTTTATTTATAATATAAACTTATTTGAAATTATTAATTATAATAGAGGAGATAAACTCTCGAATATATAAAAAAAAATATTTAATAATATGTCAGATAATAAAAAACAAGAAATGTCAGAAGAAGACTACTTAAAAAAACATTTAAGTGAGTTAGAAACTGGTAAAAAAATTGCTGATGGGGAGATTCCATTTATTCAACAAGTAGATGCTTCAAGAACTACAGATTTACAATTCTTTAATATGGATGTAAATCAACTACCTTGTGGTCAATTTTATCCAACCGGAACACTCTTTATGGTAAGACCAGCTCAAGTGAAAGAAATACAAGCTTATTCTATGGTTGATGATGAAAACTTCTACGATATAGTTGAAAAAATGAATGATATGCTTCAAGCGTGTGTTAGGATTAAATACCCTGATGGTAAAGTTGGATCATTTCTTGAGGTTAAAGACCAGGACAGGTTATATTTAATATTTTTAATTAGAGAGCTTACTTTTCAACAAGGAAACTCTTTAGCTGTTACGCTAAATTGTGGTGCTTGTGGTGCTGAGCAAAAAATAGAATTAAACAGAAATCACTTTGACTATTATGATATCGATGAGAAGTTACAAAAATATTTTAGTTTGTCTTCAAGAACTTTTAATTTCAAAACGGTCAATGGTAAAAACTTTGAATTAACTCCTCCAAATATTGGATTACAAAAAGCATTTACCGACTATATTGTCAAAGAAAATAATGAAAAAAGAACACCAAATCTTTCTTTCTTAAAGATTATTCCATTTATGTTACCAGGTAGAACTGCAATAACATACGACGGTATCAAAGCTAAATTAAAAGAGTTTGAAGAAATGGATGATATCTCTTTCCAATTTTTGAATGCTGCTGTTACAAAGATGACTTTTGGTATCAAAGATTTGAAAAAAACTTGTGAGTGCGGTGCGGAGGTCCGCACTGATATGCAATTTCCCAACGGAGCCTCAGGCATTTTCGTTGTTTCAGATGCCTTTGAAGCATATATTAAAGAATAAATTACAGCTTCAAAAACATTTTCATCTTCAAGAATGGGCAATTGATGGTTGGCCATTCTGGATGTTTGAAGAAAACATCAAACTCGTTAATGAATTAATTGAAGAGGAAGAAAAAGAGAAGAAGAAACAAGAAGATGATCATTCAAAGTCAATGCCTGACACATCTTCAATGATGAAGGGAGCTGGAAACTTTAGTGCGCCAAATTTCAGTATGCCAAAGTTCTAAAACTGTAGAAATAAAAAACCCACCAAAATTTGGTGGGTTTTTTTGTTTTAAGTAGTTTAATATTAATAACCACTAACGATTGGTGGATTAATCTGAAACTGAGCATCAATGTACTCATCGATGAAGTAATCAGCTACGAAATCAGCTGAAACGTTTTCTTGAATGTTGTTAGAACCCCAGTCAAGTGAAAATCCACTTATTTTGGTTAATTGAACGTTTTGAAAAGTTACTCTTCTTAATACAACACCTTTCTTATCGTGTTGATTTACAATAATTGTTCCGATGATATCAGATTTATAGTGAAGAGCTCCGTTTTGAGAGTTGAACACTAAATCGTACCAAGCTTTTAAAGTATTCCAAGTTTCCATAGAACCTGCTTGATTCACATTCACTTGGAATGGAATTGAAAAAGCAATGTCTGTTTTATCCGGAGGAGTCATAAACATTCTAGTTGAATACTTGAATCTTTGTGGTTTTGCTGTAACTCCAAATTCAGTTAAGTTTAAGTCTATTTTAGTTGCGTTTTGAAGCAATAAAAGTGGATCTCTACCTTGAGCTTGAAGTATAACTGGTAAGATAAAGTTTATCTCAAACAGGTTTAAGTATACAACCTCATCAGGTAATGTTCCAGGTCCCCCTGGTGTTCCTGTGTTAATTACTTGAGTAAAATGTGGTAATCCCATGTTTTTTATTATTTTTTTGTATATTATATATTTTTCTCGTTTTTGTCTCTAAGTCTTTTTGAAACAAATATGTTGTAAAAATTGCCTTTTCCACTTTTTAGATTTAATAGATATAATTATGAACTGTAACTATAGATATTGCGGAAGACCAATAAAATACGGAAGACCTGATAGAAGATTCTGTAATAAAAATTGCAAATCAAAAGAAATGGCTATATCAAAAGAGTTGAAGGTGTTAAATAGAAAAAGTTTAAAAAGTAGGCAATTTATTTTAAAGTCCATAATCAAACACAATAATAAGTATGTATATGATTTAGTTCTATATGAGAATTGCAGAACTAAAGTAAAGATAATATGTCCAGTTCATGGAGTATTTGAGCAGACTCCGGATGCTCACCTTTATTCTGGTAGAGGATGTGAGAAATGTGCTAGAGAAGCCAGAAGAAAAGATTCATAGAGTAAATAATACAACTATTTTTGATTTTAGACTATATATAGTAACAAAAAATGTTTTAATTTATGTCTAAAATTTACCTTATAGGTGATTCACATATTGGACTTGGATATCCAAATTCTGTCGATAAGTGGTATAAAGTTCATCAGGAGTATTTTACAGAATTTCTAATTCCAACTCTTAAAAAAAGAGTTCAACCAGGTGATATTATTGTTCATTTAGGTGACTTATTTGATAATAGAAATGTTATTCCAATCAATTTATTAAACTATGGAATGGATGTGGTTGAGGAGCTATGTAAAATCGCACCTACCCATATTATAATAGGAAATCATGACCTTTGGTCAAAATCTGCTTCTGAAATAAACTCAATCAGACCATTTAGATATATTCCTGATGTAACAATTTACGATAAAGTTACTAAGATTGAATATAATGGTAGAAAAATACTTATGATGCCCTATATTGAGAAAAGATTAGAACAGGCCAAATACATAGATGAAAATAGAGATTGTGAGTATCTTTTTTGTCACTCTGATTTAAATGGTTGTAAAATGCACTTAACATCGGTTGCTCACAAAAACTCTGATAAAATTGATATTGAAAACTTTTCGGCTTTTAAAGGAGTATATTCTGGGCATATACACCTTGTCCAGCGTAATAAAAACTTTACATTTGTGGGTTCGATTTTCCAAATGGATAGAAATGACTACGGTGACCAAAAAGGAATTTTTGTAATTGATACTGAAGATAACACAGAGGAATTTATTCCAAATAAAGTATCACCTGTATTTAAAAAAGTCAGAGTTGTTGGTGAAGATGATGTTCAATTATTAGAAAGTCTTAAAGATTCTAAAGATTATATTGATATTGCTATTTCTAACAATCTTTTAATTTCAAATAGAAAACTAAGAAGAAAATTGGAAGTTATTTTAGAAAAAAGTAACTTTGCTTCTGTAGAATATATAGATGACATTACTAAAAATCTAGAAGATGATGATGAGTTAAATGAGGCAATCGAAGTTGATGAAGAGACTTTTGAGATATCAATAGCATTGGATTATGAAGATTATGTAAAAGAGTATATTTTAAAACAAAAATATGATAATGAAAAGTTTAAACAAGGAATTTTGAACGAGTATAACGAAGTTATAAAGATTTACAAAGAAAATTTTAATTCAAAAAACGACTAAAATGGATCCATACGAAGTTTATGATAGATGTCTTTCTAATAAACCTTACACTGTAGATTTTAAAATTTATTCAGAAAAATATCTACAAAAAGTTATTACAAAACTTGCGGAATTAGAAGAGTATGAAAAATGCTCTGACTTGTCTAAATATATTAGACAGCGATTTAATCATCAGGAAAATTATTATGTATTAGTTGCTCAAAAGAGTTAGTAGAGTTTATCTAATTTAATCTTTAAATCACCTGTTCCTTTTATCAATCTATGATAAGCTCCCATTGGTATAAATACTTTTCCCTCTATTAATTTAGGTAGTTCGTTATCTATTTGTATTTTCCAATCTGTATCTTCAATTGACTCTATTATACGATCTTCGTAATCTCTGTGCCACATAAACTCTCCAGAATCAGTGTTTTGACTGAATACTCTGATAAATGTATTATCTGATATTTTATTTTCTTTGAAAGGTAGTTCCATAAATCAATTACCAGAATCCAGGATAAGTTTTACCACCCCACAAATGTCCGTATTTCGTCAGACGACACGCCCAGTATCCAGCTTTAGTCTTATCTTTCTTAGTTGAACATTTATGACGAGCCGCAAATGACTTTCTAGCGTCTGGATTACTAACTTTAGCTGTTAAGCCACCGTGAACATCACCGAAAGAAATCTTTTTAACATTTCCTGTTTTTGGATTTTTAACATAAACATAGTATTTTTTTCCACCGCCGCTATTTCTCATTGGGTGATTTAATTTCACTTCTTTTCCTTTATATTCTGCTTCAGAAACAAATTCTATATTTTCCATAGGTAAATCCAAAGGAACTAATTCTCCGTTAAAGTAACCAAATTTACCAATTTCTGTTGATTCATAAATTTCTTTATCTATTTCACATAATTTGACTTTTCCTTCATCAAATAATTGGCGAGCCTCTTTAATAACTTGATAGAAAGCTTCTGAGCCTGGTCTGAAAATATTTTCAGTTATTGGTTTATTATTTTCTAAATGATACTTTAAACTCTCTGAAAACAGAACATTTACAAATTCAGATGCTTTTTTAACATTTTCATCAGTATCACATTTGCAGTCATCACATCCACAATAACAACCTTCCTCTCCCGTGCAGTCACTACAACATCCACAACCAGATGTTTCACTTTCTTCGTAGTCTGCATCAAAGTTATCTTCATCGTGTTTAATTTCTAAATTTTCAATATTATCTATATGAATATCAATGAAAGATTCAAACTTTTCAACTTTATCAGAATTCTTTTTGAATTCTTTTTCAATTTTTTCTTGGTCTTCAACTGAAGTTTTGAAAGAAGGTCTGTTTTCTTTATCTTTTTCTAAAGACTTTACGTTGAATAAAGCCTCTTGGTCTTTATTTTTATCCTTTTCAGAGAGTTTTTTAATTTTCATATCTGTGATTTATTTTTATTTATTATTTATTGCTTTTAAAATTTTAGCACATTTCTCATACTCTTCTTGAGCTTCTAATTCTTTCATCCATTCTTTTAGTTGTTGTCTGCTTGATAACTCGATTCTTAGTCTGAATCTTATTTCCTCAACGTCCTTCATATTTTGAGCAGAACCATCAATTATTTTGTTTATAATATACTTATCGGTCTTTTTTGAATAAAGAAAATCATCCCATGTGTAAATTCCGTTTTCTGCAAGAAAATTTATTATCTCCTCAACGCATATATCAGTATTGGATTTTTTTTCAGACTTTTTATTTCTACCAAAAAGTTTTTTAAAAAACTCTTCATTAAGAAAATCGTCATAATTATAAATTTTACTCATATCTTATATATTAATTTTGACGATTGAGAAATAGGTTTTTAATATATAGTTAAAACTCAATTAGAATTAATGTCTAATCATAAAAATTTATACTTTTTCAACAAAGAAGGAGATTATCTGAATTTCAACTATAATGAAGTTGAAGAAAGATTTGAGGGTGATATACTTTTTCACGAAAACTCAAACGATACATACAAAACAGTCGGTTTATATACTCTAGAGCATATTCCTTCTTTTGATTTTGAGCTGCCTGGTCAGCTTACAACTAATAAATTTCAATTATTTAACGAATATGGATTTCATTTTTATGGATCCAAATGGGCTACTCAATCAATAACTACAATAGAGCCTGTGAATAACGATCCGACTTTTTATACTAAGTGGATTTATGGTGATAATTTTGACGCAAAATTCCCAATTGGTACTTTTATTAGGTTTAATGAATCATTTACGGAATTTACAAATACTGATCAGATTTATACTGTTGTAGGATCAAAACCAGGAGCAATTATGATACTTTCTCAGATGGACAATGCAACATTTGAAACAACTTATCAATCTATATATACTGGTCTTCTTTCAACTCAAACTCCCAATTTAACTCCATTGTATAGTATTTCCGGAGTTAATGCTTTTGGTGTTTATGACTATGCTGTTAATTTTAATAATAAATTAGCAAGTTGGAATGAGCCAGATTTTCATCAAAAGTATTATGTTGGTAAAAAATTAAATGTTGTAGGTAGTGAGAAAAATGATGAAATTTTAGTTGTAAAAAATCCCAACTTGACTGATGCTACTCACTTTGAATATATTTTGAATAAGTCAGCTTTTCCGCAAAACTCTGATTTAATAATTGAAGTTATAACAAAGACCGATGTTCCACTAGTTTATTCTGGAGAAATGGAAATACAATCTGGTGGAATAATCAAAATTATAGACAATTTTAATTATCCACAATCAATGAAGCCGGGTAAAGAGTTTAAAATTATTGGATCATTTAATAATAATAACTTTTATACTGTAGCTGGAATACCAGAGTTTGATAAAATTACTCAGGCTACCTACTTTGCTTTACAGTCTCAGGTTATTTATAACAATAGAATTTATCAGTGTATTCAAGCTTATACACAGAGTTTTGGATTATCAGAAGCTACTAACTTTGTTAATCCGGAAAATACTACTTATTGGTCCAATCCTGATTATATCAAAGTAGAACAGCCTACATTTGTTGAAAACTTGCTAGATGCTCAATTGTATTTTACTACAGATAGATTTTACTACACTTATGGTTTTACTGTCTCAAATGAGGTCACATTGGCGTCAGCGGCTCAAAAATTTAAAACAGATTTAGATCTTTTTAATGTTGATTTATTTTATGAGAATAATAAATTAAGAGCTGATTTAAAATATGCGTCTTTATATACGCAAGTCAATTTTTACCACACTCAGTTAGGTTCAACTTTTTCAGTCGGTCAAACAAGACAAACAATTGAAAGATTAGTTGAAGTAGAAGAAGTTTTAGATTATGAACTGAATTACAATTTTTCTCAAAATTTTAGATATAATGTTGTTTTTACCGACATTGATGAGGTTGGGATTAAGATTTTGATAAATGGAATGGTCTATGATGAAGAAGTAGCATTTGTTTTTTCGGGTTCTACAATCGATATGGAGAGAACTATTGATAGAACTTTGAGAAGTTGGTTAAGAAGATGGAGTTTTAGACTACTTTCATTAGGTATAATTGTGGATCTTCAATATACTGGAAACTCTACGTCAATATTTTACAACTCAATTCTAATTAAATCTCAATATCCAAATGTTCCAATAACTATCGAGGAAATAGAAGTAGGAACAACAGCTTTTTATTATATTGAACATTCAAAAATATTATTTACAAATTTAGGACCTTATTTAACTATTAATATTAATGATGAGGATTATGGAGTACAAACAATTTTTGCTACTAATTCCGTTCCTAATATCTCGGCTACTCTAACAGCCTGGGCTGAGGAACATGCCGAGACTCTTTTGGAATTTGGAGTTTTAGCTGGGGCTTATAATACAATATTAAGATTAGATTTATTAGATGCTGATTTTAGATTAGACTATACTATAAATACTGGTAAGTTGAATATTCCAGGAATTGTTGATTATAAAATCACAAAAAGACTTTTGGGTAACGAGGGTGTATTGGTCGCTTCAAATGAAGTAGTTATTCCTCAATCTTCTACAGTATCCTTTGAACAAGAAGGATTTGCAACTGGAATGGCTTTTGCGATTAATAATACTTTTTATCCTTGGCTTAATCAAGATTACGTTATACAGAATCTTGAACCAACATCAATGAATTTAAGTTATCAAGGTCCTTTCTGGGGATTGACCGGACCTGAGTGTAATACAGGAGCATTTGCTATACTTGGATTTAACAATGGATTTGGTCAAACTGCTTGCACGATTATTGTTCCTCCAACTGGTGGAACCGGAGGACCTTTTGATCCTACTATGTTTGATCCAAATATGTTTTCACTTACAGTCTATCCAAACGTTTATTCTGTTAATACTTTTAACTTTAGTTCGAATCCAGGATCAGGAAACTTTGTTGATATTGAGTATATACAACTATCTAATTCAATTTATTGTTTTGGTGATGGTGTTGTTGTAATTGATGCTTTTTTAGGTGAGTACATTACTAGTATTTTGCTACCTGGTAATACTCAAAGTATTGAAATGAAATTCAATCCAATAAATAGTTATCTTTATTGCTTATCGGAAAGTTATTTATGGGTTGTAGATCCAACAAGTAACTTATTAATTACTGGAATTACTTTTTCAAATATTGCTCAAGAAATAGAAATAAATCCTGTAAATGGAGATGTTTATCTAACATTTAAAAACAATGGAACTCCGCGATATTGGACATCTGATAATTTAACAAATAATCCTTCTGGTGTTATTCCAAATGGTGGATTTGATTGTTCTGGAGGTGCTATGGTATTTAATGACTTTGAACAAGATATGTATATAACTTCATTTGCTGGTACTGGTCATGTTATAAGAATTAATGGAGTCAATCGATCTTTCTCGACAGCTTATGGAGTTCCCGGGGCAACCAACTCAATATTTTACGAACCAGTTCAAGAAGCGGTTTATGTTTATGGATCAGGAACACTTTGGGAAATTGACAATGGGGTTACTCAATCAATAACTAATGTTTCAACATATGGATTTAGAGATATTATTTTTAATAACATCTCGGGTCTTATGAATATATCGGACTCTAGTTTTAATTATTATGATTTGGACCTATCCGATACAACTGCTGATTCTACTTTATTAAGTAATTATGGTTATTTGGTTGTTAATCAATTTGATGGTGATGTTTATATGTCCTCTCAAGCTTTTAATACAATAGTTATATTAGACTCTCAAACAAAACAGGTATTGAATACTCAACCTTTGCCTTCTGGTACGGGAAGAATTATTTATAATCCTGAGAGAAAGACTGTTTGGGCAATTCAACCTACTTTAAATTCAGTTGTAGAAGTATCAGTTGAGTTGAACAACCAAATAAATCCATTACCTCTAACGTTTTCTAATATTGAGGATAATGTTTATGGAACTTTAGATCCAAATTATGAACCAAGAGAAAGTATTTGGTTAAAGACTAGAGATTATTTTAGAAGACCACGTGAAAATTTTGAAGGTGATGTTTCTGTAAAATACTACTGGAAGTGGCTAAGTGATGAAGTTCCTGAGTTTTTTATATATGATTTTTCAGGAGAACAATTAGCTACTACTGGTGTCTATGCTTATAGTGGAGAAAAACCTCTAAAAAATGCAGTTTTAAATAGAAATATAAATAAAGATATAACTAAAGTTTCTTATTCTGCTTATCAACAAACAATATTTGATAAGGTTGAATATACGTTAAGTTACGTAGATGATGAAGATGATGTATCTTCAGCTCCTCAGGCTTTAGAGTTATTTTTAGGATTTAAAGCTGATAATGAAGGAGCTTTACGTTCTGTTTTACAACTTTATAAAAAAGAAGAAATTGAATTTGATATTATTTCAGATTCACTTACAAATATAACTTTTGAAACAATAGATATAGAAAACGTAACTGATAAAAGAGGTAGAATTTTTATAAATGAAACATCTTCTGTCAATTTTACGGGTAGAGGATTAAAACCTGGCCAGCATTTGGTAATCTATGTCAAAGATACTTCTAATGTTAAAAATCAATATATTTCTGATAATAATGCGATTATAGTTAAAATAAGAGAGGTTTATACAAAGATTTTAATTGTAGATTTTTTCAACATCGATGTTGATATTTTAGAAAATGAAAATACAGTTTTGACCAACTATCCACAGTATGGTAAAACAACTTACCTAAAAACAAATTTTAGAGTTAGAGATAGAGAAATAGGAAGATTCATTACTTGGGGTCAAACTGAAGAAGAAGATATTAGATTTAAAACCGAATTAGGGAATATAGGAAAACTCATAAATCCAGATGAAGTCTTTATTTTTAAAGAATATGATATTAATGAAGGTGGTATAGATTGGATGTATCTTAATAAGAAGAGAAAAGAGATGTTGATGGTTAGAAATGTAATTTATCCATACATAGGTTCTTATAAGTCATTAATTAATGCAATCAATTATTTTGGATATAATGATTTGCAATTGAATGAATATTATCGAAATAAAGATGTTAATTCAAAAGAATTTGGAAAACTCTTTAAAGTGGAGATTCCGGATATATTCGATAATACTATAAAGGGGTGGAATGAACAAGATTTTCTGATAAAATATCTACCAAGTGATAATTATGAAGAGACAAACATGTTCAATCTAACTTATTTCATAACCGATAAAGAGGGAAATTATATTCTCAATTATAGCTTAGATGAAATCATTATAAAACTACAAGGTTTAAAATATTGGCTAAAAAGAAATATTATTCCTTTAACTCATAAAATACTTGATATTACAGGAAGAGCTTTCTTTACTGGAGGTAACCAAATAACTCATCAAACTTATGACATGAGAATAATTAAAATTAGTGATGAAATGTCACCGGTAACCTTTAAAATGAATGAGGCTTATTTGCATCCGGTTAATTCTGGTTCTACTGTTTATAATTGTGTTTTAGATTTCTATAATATATTACCTGGTACAAATCAGATTAATGAGTTTTTACCAAATCCAAAACCATATTATAATTCTAAAGTTTCTGTTCCTGAGTTATATGATATTAAAATTAGAACTTATAAAATATATAAAGAATGGGCTCCATATGTTACCTATAATAAAGGTGATAAGGTAGCTTATTTTGATAAAATTTATGAATCACAAATTGATAACAATAGAATAAAAAATCCTAGAAGATTCGAGAATGTTAGTACCTGGGATGAATTCTCAACTTATGAATCAACATCTACGGTTGAATGGGAGAGAGATTATTATGTTTATAGTGGACTTGGTGATCCAAATTCTACTGTTATTCCGAATTTAGATCCAACAAATTGGTTGAAGATTACAGAATGGAAACAAATTGATTTAGAACCAGTTCAGACTTTAACTGAAACAAGACCTGGTGAAGAACTTACACCTTATAACTTTACTGTAGATTCAAATATCGACCCATTCTTAGTTATTGAGGTTAGCTCTCATAATGGATATGGTAGTGTGTATAGAGATAAAAAGAATTATTATCTTAAAGGAACAAAAGATTTACAAGAGCCATATAGGTATATTGATCCAATTGGGCCTTTTGTGCCTATCACTCCAGTTTATACATAAAAAAACCTCTTCAAATTGAAGAGGTTAAAATTAAGTAATTTATTTTAATTGTTTGGAAGAACTTGAGCCTCGATTGTTTTGGGTTTTCTTTCTTCTTTTATTACACTTTCTTCAAAAGTGGCAACCCAGTCTTGAATATCTGTTGAAAGATTTTTACCAGTCGTGTCATAGTAATTAAAAACTTTACTAATGTCTCCAATTTTTAAAAGTATTTCAGAGAAAAGAATTGCACTTTTATTAAGTCCTTTTACATTGTGTTTAGAAATTAAGTGATAAAGATAAGTAATTTCTGTCGCATTTAACTTATGACATGCCATATCGGTTGAATTTTTAAGCTTGGTGGATTTCATTTCATCAAACATTGACTTTAACTCGATTGCAAAAAATACGGTATTGACATCATATTCAAGTTTTGTTAAAACTAAGTCTGTTAAAAAGTTTAACTGGTCTTGATTAAGATAGAAGTTATATTTTGCATCTTTAAGATTTTTTGCAAATTCTTTCCACAATTTTTGTGACTCTAAATAAAGAGAATCTTGTTCTTGATTAGATTTTCCTTTACCGTGATTATTATTTATATAATCATTTACACTTTTTATTGAATTATCCAGTTCAGTTTCAAAATTTGAGTCTATAAGTAGATATTCAGTTTCATTTACTGTAAAAGAAGTTTTTGGTTTAACAACATTTGTTTGAAAATTTTCCATAATTTATATTTATATTTTATTTTTTATCCTTTGATAACACTACTTAGTGTTATATCAAATAATTCATCTAAAGATGATAATTTGTCTTTAGCATCTGTGTATTTTTCAATCCAAAGATTGAATTCAGTCATTAGATCAGAGTGTTCTCCAATTCCTGTAAGATTGGATGAGTAAAGAGATAAATTTGCTTTAGCTTCTTCCATCTCTGCTAAGTATTTAATTCGTAGAGCCGAGATATAATTTTTTCCTATTTCATTTGGTTTAATCATGATTATATAATAAATTCTTCGTCTTTAGCATCACTTTGTTGCTCTTGATATAACTCTTCTACTTTATTTGCTCTAGCAACTTTTTCTACTCCGTATTTATTTACTAAAGATGAAAAAGTATTTAGGTCTGTTTTTACTAATTTTATTTTACCCGAATCTAAGTTAATATTTATTTTATCAATTTCTTGTTCAAATAAAATAGTTACTGACTCATCATCATAAACATTCATTAGGTCTTCATTGATGCAAACTTTGAGTTCTTTCTGAAGAATGAAAGCGTAATCATCGGCTACTTTAGCAATCTTAATTAGGTTTTTTTGTTTGCTGTCTCCAATAAATTGGAATTTTACAGATACGGGAAATGACTTTTTGTTGAAAACTTCAAAAAAGTCATTAGTGGTATCCTCAGATAATTCATAAAATCTATCCATTTTGTTAATATAATTTTTTTATTATATTGTTATTTTGGGATAAAGTTTATAATAAGATTAAAAGTAATGCGATAATTGAAATTGATATACCTGGTATTACTCCATAATATAGAGTGTTATAATATTTTTGACTTTTGAAAAGTGAAAATCCAAAAACTAAAAGATATGAGTATTTGTCTACTTTTTGAATTTCATAAACATCATAAAGTTCTTTTAGATTTTTATTATCTAAATAGTTTGATAGTTCTGATGAGAATTGTCTTAAGTAAGTTTCTGATATTCTATCAATATCAGATTTTTTTATAGAATATGCTTCTCCTATTAATTCTTCGGGAATATTTATTACAGTATAAAGTCTTTGAGCTTTATCAACTCTTATATTGAACATAGTTTCTAGCTCAGTTTTATTCTGGCTAATAAATTTTCTGTATGTGAGAAATAATTTTAACTTTTTAAACATATCCATTATATTTTTTATTTTAAAATTGTTTACATTTTATCTAACGGAGGAGCTTGTTTGATTTTACCATCGGTTTGTAATGTAATAAATTCATCAATTGTAGCAGTAGATCTTGCAATCATTTTTAATATTTTATTTGTTTTTTCAACCTGTTCTGATAAATACCAAATGTTATTTTTTTGTTGAAGATTTCCCTTTAAAGCTGGACCACTATCTTCTCCCTCTTTTTTCCCACTTGCTGTTACACGAGCCATCTCACCATCAGTTTTTCCAACTTTTTTGTTGGATGATTCTCTAACATCAATTTGTTTCCCACTCTGAATCGCATTTGTAAGCATCGCTAATTGTGAAAAACTTTTTAAATTTAACAATTTCATTGCGAATCCTAATTTAATTAATGAGTTTGCTAATGCATCATATCCTTTTGATAAAGTTATCATTTGTTTTGCCATCTGAGTTATAGGATCGTTACCCGTTAAATTTTTAGCAGCGTCTGCTAATGATCCAAGAATACCTCCTCCTTTTGATTTTTGAAGTTCTCTAACTAATGAATTAAAATCTAATAAACTCTTTCTTATTCTTTTTACCCAGTTTTGGTCAAATTTTGTATCAAAGAATTTTTTATTTTTAGCAAATATTTTCGCAATGTTTGACATTTTATTTGCTACAACAATAGGATTATTTAAAATACTTAAATCTAATTCTGCTATAGATTGTGATACTCTTACAAAACTTCCAACTGCTAATTTTAAAGCCCAAGACCATTTTTTTGTTGGATAAGATTTCCAGTCAATGTTTTTATTTGAAAATTTGAGACCTACTGCAACTATAGCTCCTGCGATACTCTTAATTCCATTTACCATTCCTTTGATGACATCATCTCCGGATGAGAACCATCCAGTATCTTCACTTAGAGCTTTGAATACCGGAGCAAAAGCTCTGATAGCTGCTCCTACACCCTGTCCCCATTTTGCAGAAGGATAATTTCCTTTATCAAAAGTTGCTTTGTTTTTTCCAAATATTCCAGCTGCTTCCACAATACCTTTAGATATTGTTATAATTGCTTTCTTGAATTTATCGATTGAAACTCCTGAACCAAAAAGTCCTTTCTCGGCTGCTAAAATTTTATACACAGGTGCGAATGCTCCAATGGCTAATCCGACACCTTCGGCCCATTTTTTAGAAGGTCCGCCTTTATAAACCGCTTTCATGCCCGGTGCTCCAAAGAAGTTAGCAGCATCAACAATACCCTGAGAAATAGTCCTTATTGCAGCTGCGAATTTCGTAGGACTTGGTCCTGATCCAGCAAATATAGACATAATTCCACCGCTCATCAACATTTTATAAATAGGTGAAAATGCGCCTAATGCTATTGAAACACCTTCAGCCCACTTCTTAGTTGGACCTTGTTTCCAAACAGCTCCACTTTTTGCAAAAATACCAGCAACATCTACAATTGATTGAGCAATTAGTTTTACTGCGGCTGAACCTGCTTTTATGGCAACGTATCCAAGTCCTAAACTAGATACTATTAGTAATCCTACTCCAAGAATAGCTCCTCCGAATACTAACATTAAAGATCCAACTGATGAGGCCCATTGCCAATTTGGACCTTTATTATATTTTCCTTTTGAAAGTATCTCATCTACCGCAACAATCGTCTTTGCTATCTTTGGAACCATTTTTGTTCCTACTACAATAGCTAACGCTCCCAATCCAAATCCTGTTATAGCTAATATACCGAGAGTTACGACCGCTGCTCCAAAAATTGCTAACAGAGCTCCTATACTCAAAATCCATCTGGCTCCTGGGAATTTATCATATTTACCTTTACCTATTATTTTATCAGTTGCTAAAATTGTCGCTGCGATTAGTATAACTGCTCCAGCTCCAGCAATCATCGCTACTGCTCCTAAGCCAAATCCTGTTATAGCTAATATACCTAAGGTTACAACCGCTGCTCCAAATCCAGTCATTACTGCTCCAACACTTAATATCCATTTTAAACCTGGATATTTATCATATTTACCCTTACCTATTATTTTATCAGTTTCTACAATTGTCGCTGCTATCAGTAAAACCGCTAATGAGCCAGCCACCAACGCTACTGCTCCTAATCCAAATCCTGTGATTGCTAATACACCTAGTGTTACAACTGCTGCTCCAAAAGCAGTCATTACGGTTCCAACACTTAATATCCATTTTAAACCTGGATATTTATCATATTTACCTTTTCTGATTATACCATCTACTTTAACAATTGTCTTTGCAATCATTGGGACAACTAATACTCCTGCTAAAACAGCTACTAACCCTATACCTGTCAGTGCTAAAGCTCCTAGTCCTACTATAGCAATTGCAAATCCAGTCATTACAGATCCTACACTTAGTATCCATTTTAAACTTGGATATTTATCATATTTACCTTTTCTTATTACTTTATCAACTAAAACTATAGATAGGGCAACTAATGGAACTAGTAACATTCCTGCAGCAACCGCTGCGATTCCGATACCTGTCAATGCTATTGCTCCTAAAGCAACTACTGCTGCTCCGAATATAGTCATTGATAGTCCTACACTAAGAGACCATTTCCAACTTGGATATTTCGAATACGTTCCGGCATTCAAAATGTGAGAAGATGCCATAATAGCAGCTGCTATTAGTGGTATCATTAAAACACCTAATCCTATTGCTCCTGCTCCAACCCCTGAAGCAGCTACCGCCCCAACTAATAATACGGAAGGTAACATTGCTAATACAATAATAGCCAGTGCTACTCCAAATACTGCTATCTGTAGAATTTTTCCGAGTGCAATGTCAGCGCTCATATTTAATATGTGAGAAGAGAGCATTATAGCAGCTGAAATTGCTACAAATACAAGTGGGAATAAGAATACTCCTTTTTTACCAAGTATTTTATCAATTATATATAAACCAGCTGCTAGTTCTGGCATTACATAGGACATAAGTGCGAACAATAGAGCTATTCCAAGTGCTGTCAAAAATTGTGATAGTGTTGTAGGTATAATTAAAGCCATCACCCATGATGAAAGAGTTATTGCTGTAGCGATTCCAACAAGAGTGAGTAATAAAACACTTTTCTTAATTTTTAATTTATCAAATGCTGCTATACCCAGTGCAATTTTTTCAAAATTTAATGATATAATTAAAAATATTGCGGATATTAAAATGGCTGTTATAGCTTTTCCGAAACTCATAGGTATAATTAAGGCCATAATCCAAGATGATAAAGTAATTGCGGTAGCAATTCCAACGAGTGTCAATATTAAAGCTGATTTTTTAACATTTAGTTTATCAAAGGCAGCTACTCCCAGTGCTATCTTTTCAAAGTTGAATGCTATTACTGCAAAAACACCTGCTATTAATATTGCTGTGAGTGCTTGTAGAAATCCAATTGGAGTTACAAGTAGTAAAATCCAGGATGATGCGGTAATTGCTGCTGCTATTGAAACTAATGCTAAAACTAAGGCAGTTTTTTTAACTCTTAGTCTATGAAAGACCGCTACTGCAATAAATACCTTTTCTAATTTGGATGCCATCACCGCAAACATTGCAGCAATTAAAATAGCTGTAACCATTTGTGCGAATCCAATTGGTGTTATTAGTTTTAAAATCCATGAAGACATAGTTATTGCAACCGCCATTAGAACTAATGCTAAAGAAGCAACTAATACTTCTTTTACTTCGAGTTTTAATTTCGCTACTTTTTCAAAAGCAAAAGAAATTGCCAATATGGCTAATCCAAGTCCAATAACAGAAAGAAAATCTATTTTACCGACTAATTTGAAAGCCATTCCTATTGCTAATACAGCAATCGCTATTAATATGATAGTCGCTACTCCTTTTTTAAGACTACTTTCCTTTTTCTTGTCACCACCTGCTTCCTCAAAAAGTCCAGATTTTTTATCACTAGACTTTTTCTTTTGCATAGAAAGAATTGTTTGTTGTTGGCGAAGTATCTCCTGAGTGTCTTTTTTGATTGATTTTATCTCAACACTAATTTCTTTTAGTTGATCACCAAAATCTCCTTTAGTAAGAGCAGCTCCAGTAGCAGAGCCTCCACCTTTTTTTTCTCTATTCTTTAATGCTTCCGTCATGTCTTCCAAAGCGAAGGCAACATTCTCTAAAGCTTTTAATAACTGTTTATCCATAAAAAACTTTCAATTTCAAAGTATATATAAAAAACATAGATACTTCTTATAATATATAACTTATGAATATTAGAAAAATGATACAACATTACATACTTGGAGAATCACTTAAAGAGATTGAGATTAAAAGAATTTTGAATAAAATTTGTCAAAAGTCTAAATTAACATCAAAAGAACATAATTTTTTAGATCTTTATAATGAAACTCAATTATCTAATAACAGAGATTATATGTTACTTTCAAAAAGCGTAGTTTCTACTAAAATAAAAGAAATGATAGTACTAGGTAAAAAAGTAATTTGTAATTTAACAGATAGAGATGGTAAGTTAGGTTTAGAAATAATAGATGTTGAAAATGACTATGAGAAAGATTCATCAGTAATTATCATGAAAGGTAGTATAAAACATAATTTACATGAAAAATTTCTTTATAATTTAATATATAACTTAAAGAAAGACCATTATTCATTAGAAGAACATGATGAGTACTTTGAAAAAATTGAAGCCAGTTAATGAAGATTAAAAAATGGAAACAATTTAATGAAGAAATATCTGGTACTGAATTAGTTGGTCCTGTTGGTCCTGCTTATGGAGAAACCAGACTTCAAAATAAAACTATATCTTCACACCACACTAATGTAATTGAGGGAATTGATGGTAATTTTTATACTGAAGATGAGTATAATGAATTGCACAATAACTATCTGAAATCCGGAGGTACTCCTTTAGACGGATTTTCAAAAGAAAACATTGATATTATGTTGAGTTTTTTACAGGAAGCTTAGATTTATAATATATACCTACGATAAAAACAGAAATCAACGTATGAGTAAATTAATAACCTTAAATGGAATTGACGATGAGCAACTTATATCAGAATTGTTCAATGATGAAATCCTTGTATTGGAAGATATTCAAGGATCAAAAATATGGGTCAATTGGAATGGAAATGAATTTGAAATTAGACCAAAGTCTATTTCAAATGAGCCAATAAATTTGATAGATTTGGCTATGCAAAATTACTATAATCCGGTAATTAAGTTCTTTAGTGAATTAGACGTAAATGTGAAGAATTTACTCAATAGAAAATGGTGGTTTTGTTTTGAATATTTTCCTGATAATCAACCTGCTAATATTGAGTATAATAGAGTTCCTCAAAATCAATTAGTTATCACTGCTATTAATAAAAATAAAAAGTATGACTTTTCAATAGATGAGTTAGATGAGTATGCTAGATTATTTCAAGTTGATTTGATACCCGTTATTTACCAGGGTCAATTGACCGAGACTATGAAAGAGGCGATAAAATACTTTATTAACACTTCGGAAGAAGATTTAGAATATGTTTTTGGTGAAAAATCATTTGCTTATTTTTTCTATAAAATACTAAATCCTAGTTTAGATAATTCCTTTTTAATGAATGAAGACTTTCAAAAGAATTTAGAAAAATTAGTTATTAGAAGTCAAAGTAGAGATATTTCTTTTGAATTATTGAATCCTCTTTATAAAAGATTCAGTGATACTAATCAGACAGATTTTGTTGAAATTTATACTTTAATACTTGTGAATTTCTTAAATTTTTGTCAGTCGGTAAATTTGACCGATATAAATTTAAAAGGTGAGAAAAAGGATGAAATCTACATCTATCTTATTTGTAAGTTATTCAATATCTATATGAGTGAAGTAAAAGAAGATTTATTAAATTTTGACTTCACTGTTCCTGAATTTTTCGACAAAGAGAAGTTCAAAATTAATACCGAGTTAATTAAAAATAAATTAACTAAAGACTATATAACAGAAGATAAAAAGTTAGAATATATTTTTAAAGTGATATTAGGATCATTCAATAAAAAGAGAAAGAAAGCTATTGGTGTATTTACGGAAAATACAGTCAGTTTATTTAACAAATTTGTAGATGATATTGATGTATATATTTCTAAATATCTAAATAAGATGCATGAAATAGAATTAGGACGAGCTGGTCTTTTAGACTTTGGTGACTTCTTTGAGATTCAATATGACACAGATGCTGAGGGTCAAGTATATCCTGACGTATATGATGAGTTTGAGAAAGGAATTCCTTCTGATAAAAAGAAAAAAGGAAAAGGTGGAAAAATGCCAATAACACCAGAATCAACAGACGAGCCTAAAACACCTCTTAAATGATGAAGGAAATTAATCTTAATATGACTTCTGTTGAGGTTAGATCTGAAACAAGATCTCTAAGAGCTACTTGGTCACATGAAATGGTGCAGGATTTAAACTCATATCATGGTGTTTCCTTAGAGAAAGAAATAGAAAGAATTTTTAGAATTGAAAAACGAAAAAATTCAATCAAAAATATATTTCCTTAACAAAAACCATAATGTGAATATCATATATAATCTATATGAAAATATCCAATAATTTACCTTCTCTTTATAAATCAAATATTACTAAAAAACTTAATAAAAAAAATCAATCTTTACAATTCTTACCTAAATGTCTTGAATTAGTTTCCAAGACAAGTCATATCTTTTACAAAGATGAAAAAATTAAGACTTCTTACTTAATTGATATCGTTCATAACCTTCTTCTTAAATATTATTTTAAGAAAGAAAATAAATTTACGATAAATGCTCAAGTTTTAAAAGATAAATATGGATACTTATACAAACATTATATTGATTATCTTGTTGATAAAAGTATAATAAAGATGATTTGTAATTATAAAAAAGGTGTTACGTCTAGAATCTATTCTTTAAATCCTACAATATTTAAAGAACAGATTAAAAGAACAAATAATCAAGATAAAGTTTTGGTAAAAAAATATAAAAAGAAAATATTTGACACTATTGAATTTGTAGATATTGATAAGTCTTCTATTAATATAGATATACGAGAAAAATTAATATCAGACCTTTTTTCAGTTGATATTGATTTTGAAAGAAGTCTATTTTATTTGAACTGTCTTAAAAAAGAAGACATTGACATTTATAATAGAAATATTTATTCAGTTGAATCAATAAATGATAAACATATATTTTACCATTTTGATGATTATGGAAGACTTCATACAAATTTTACAATACTAAAATCATTTATACGTAAAAATTGTTTATTAATAGACGGACTAGAGACTTTTGAATTAGATATTAAAAATAGTCAGCCTCTTTTCTTATGTAAATTGATTTCTGACTCACAAACCGCATGGGTCAATCGAGATGAATTTGAATTTTTTAAGCAACTAACAATGACTGGGAAATTTTATCAATTTTTAATGCAATCAACTGGTGAAAAAGATAGAAATTTAGTAAAGGAAATGACATATAAGGTTCTTTTTGGAAGAAACAGAAGCAACTCAAAAGCGGACATTGAATTTAATAAATTATTTCCTACAATTTATAATTTCATAAAGTTATATAAAAAAGAATGGGGTAATCATAAAGTATTGGCTCATGATTTACAAAGAGCTGAATCAAAATTAATCTACAATAAAATCATAAAAAAAATTATGATTTTATATCCTGATATAAAATTAATAACGGTTCATGATAGTATAGTTTTTCCTAAAATATATAAAGAAGAAATCAAAAATATTTTTGATTATGAGTTATCAAAAGAATTTGATTTAAAGTGAAAAACTAATATTAATATATATTCTGTGATAGATTTAACTAATCCTAAATTAGCTTTTATACTCCTTTCGTCTGAAAGATTAGATGATATGGTTTCGATATTGTATGCAAAAAATTATCAAATACTTCCAATAAAAGGTTATTATCAGGGTCAGTATGAAGATTCAGTTATGGCTTTTTCTAACATCGATAATGATGAGTTAAGAAAAGACTTGATTTTTTTATTAAATCATTTTCATCAAGATTGTGGAATAATTAAATATACCGGAGAAAATTTAGCAAAAAAATTGTTTAAAGACGGATCTGAGAAGCCTTTAGGTATTACACTTTATAACACGGACGCTGATAACATGTCCTATCTATATAATGGAGTAAGTTTTTCTTTTGTTGAACAAGTAAGATATTGGAAACCAAATAAATTAGAAGATTTTAAAGTCGGAATGATAGTTGAGTATTTAAATAATAATAAATGGTATCAGAAAAAAGTTGAAAATCCTGAGATTGAGTGGAAAGATATGTTTATGTTGTTATCTAAATATGACAAATTAAGAGTAGCTTCTAAATAATTCTAAACCAACAATATTGTTTATGCCAGTTTGGAGTTTGATTAAAGAAGTAGTTTCCAGTTAGTGAATTATCGATAAATAGTAATCCTGGTTGGTCTATATTATTTCCTCTACAAACAATTACTTTATCATCATCAACCAATTTACTATAATAAGTAGTTAAGTTATTTCCGTTATTATCCTTATCAAACTGAGACATATATGGTAAGAGGTTTTTTCCATATATTACTGATGTTCCTGATCCAATTCTACCATCCATCGCAATTATATTAGAACACATTAGTATCTTTGAGATTATCTTTCTATAATCTACATCAAAATCATCTTGTAAAGTGATATCTAATGATGAGTATGGTCCATTTGCTTTAGATTTTGGACTTTGTGTATTTTTATTTAAGAAATCAATCACTTCATTCCAACTCTTTTCATAACTCTCAAATCTTTGAGCAGTCATATTAATTTGCATTATTTTCGGACCGATAACGCCCATTGTGGATGTCGAGTTATATTGGTTAGAGACATCAACTACTTGATTTTCTCTAAATATGTTTAACTCTTCGACTTTATCATCTAATATAGCCTCAACAACCAATTCTCTATTTTGTTGTTTAACTTTTCTCTGATACTCTTCGTCATCTGAAGAAATCATATCAACATACATTAATTGAGCATTAGGCAATTTCATTTGCTTATCTGAATAGTTACAGATAGTTTTTAATTGTTCTTTAAAATGTGTCATATTTGTTTTTTAAACCATTACGAGCAATATCTTTATAAAGTTGTTTTGAGAATTCTTCTTTAGTCATATTCAGATACGTGTTGTGAAGTTGTAAATTTTTTTGATATAGATTCATATCTGGTTGAGGTCTTGAATGAAAGAGATGATAACATTTTGCTTCCATTTGTTTCCAATTTAAAAAATGTTGAACTTTGATAGATACAAAGTCATCTTCTCCTCCCCATCCGATAAAATTTTCATTCCATCCGCCGATTTTATTTATTGCGTCTTTTCTGAACATACAAATTCCTCCACAAATTGGAACTTTTTGGTGGTCGGTTTCTCCTCTACCTGGTCTATTAATCTTTATTACATCTTCAAACTGCATTGCTGACTCTTGGGGTTCTAGATCAATTACTGAATTATAAGGATTCACCATTTCAAATTGTTCTAAATGTTTAAGAGATTCAATAAAATGATTAGGATCCATCAGTAGGTCTGAATCAGCAAAAACAATTATATTTGATTTTGCTATCTTGGTGGCGTAATTAAATGCCCACGATTTGTTATACGGTTTATTTGATTTTAAGAAAACGTGCTTACATCTAAGACCCATATGTGATATCTTAGAATGTGTATCTTGTTCAATTAATAAAACTTCTACACCCATAAATCCGTTTATCCAATCTAAAACTCTTCTGAGGTTGTTTAATCTATCTATTTGGTGTCTATATCCAATAACGTATGTGAAAGAATGAGTTTGGTTCATTTAAAATAATTATTTTTTATTTATATCATAATGATATATTTTTGTTTAAAACTTATATCTTATTACTTCAAATGCTTCGGCTAAATTTACTCCATTTTGAATTCCTCTTACTAATGCAAGAGATTTTATAAATTCTGAGCTCATGTATTTTCTTTTTGATTGTGATTTATAGAAACTTAAGCTATTTATTTTATCATTTATGTTTTTTTCGGATAACGAGAAATACATTTGATTTTTGAATCCGGTGTTGTTCCATATTAGTTCATAACTAAGTATTGAGCAATTATTTTTAAAACATCTTATAGACTCCTCTGATATGGTTTTGTGATCTTGATGATGGTCATCAATTGATGGTGTAAAAACTAATTCTGGTGATATATTTTTTTTGATTACTACTAAATCTTCTAAAATACTTTGTCTTTCGTAGTTGAAGTACCTGACTTTATAGTCAAAAAATAAAATATTATTTTCCAAAACTCCCAAACTTATTAGTGAGTTTTTACATTCTTCCTTTAGTGTTCCTTTTATAAAATTTTTTGGTAGTGAGTCATCACAATGTGAAAATATCGCAACAAAAATATTATTACCTTGTTCTAACAACTTTGATATTGTTCCTCCACATCCTAATTCCGCATCATCTGTGTGTGGGGATAGTATTAAAACATTCATATATCTTTTAATTTTTTTGAAGGAATACCAATGTGTAATTCATTATTAGGTATATTTTTTATAACAACTGTGCCTATACCGGTCATGCTATTACTACCAACTGATGATTTATTTATTATCGAAGTTGATGGAGCGATCCAGGTATTTTCGCCAATTGTAACACTTCCCGCTATCATTGAGTTTGCTATTATTAGAGAGTTCTCGCCTATATCAACACCGTGTGCTATATGAACTAGATTATCAATTTTACAGTTTTTTCTTAACATAGTAGATCCTAAAACTGCTCTGTCGATGCAATTGTTATTTCCTATTTCTACATTGTCTTCAATGACAACATTTCCTATATGTGGAATTAATTCATACTCACCAAGTTCGTTTTTTTCATAACCAAACCCAACACCACCTATTGTATTATTATTACCTATTATTACATTATTACCAATTATTGTGCTTTTTAATATGACATTATTGTTACCTATATAAGTATTGTTACCAATTATTACACCGTCTTCTAACACTGTGTTTCTACCAATATTAACATTCTTTCCTATTTTATTATCAGTGTTATTAATTGAATGAATTTTATGATTCTGTTTTTCCACAAAAAAATTCTTTAATATTTCCGAAAATACTAATCTTGGATTTTCAACTAAAATAATTGATAGATTTGGATTTGTTGGAATTTCAGAATCTAAAGAACATATTACCGTTCCGGTTGATATTTCAAAAATTCTATTTTTATTTTTTTCATTAAGCCACATCAGACTCTCTTCGTCAGAGTTTTCTAATTTATTTATTACTTTACTTATTGATAATATTCTTTCTGTATTTATCTTTTTAACATTATTGAATTTACTTTCTATGAATTCAACAATTTTTAATAATTGTATTTTATCCATAGACTATTATAATTTGATTTTTTATTATTTTGCTATATTCAATCGAATATCCCAATTTGTTTAATTCTGAAATATAATCATGAGCAAAACAATGTTCAGCAAGATTTTTGTTCTCATCATGATAGGATATGAGTAAAACTTTTTTACAAACTCTGTGCATCTCGGTTAATATTCTAATCATTTCTTTTTGAGGAGCATGTAACAAAACTTTAACTGTTATACCAATGTCAAAGTGATTATCCTCAAAAGGTAAATCATTTTTATGTATATCATATATTAGATGTTCAAAATCTATTTCATGTTTTGATGCTTCTTCAATTGCTCTTTGTCGATAAAGCTCGCTAAAATCAACACCAGTTACTTTCTTATCTGCATAAAATTTGAATGTTCTTCCTATACCACATCCTATATCTAATATAGAATTGCAGTCCTCTATAAGTTTTGGTATTTCTGAATCTTCTATATAGTTTGTGTAATTACTTTTGTTAGGATCTTGTCTTTTGTTCCAGTATTCTTTTGAATTATACATATTATTATTTCTTTTTTATATTTCTTTTTGTAATTTTAGTAATTCGTAAAAATTACAAATTTTATCATTCACAATTTTACTATCCACTAAATGACCAATATTATTCATTTTTGTTATGTTAGTTGTGCTCCTTATGGTAAATACTATTCCATTCTTATCCGAGCACTCAATTACCTTTGAATTTAATGTTATATTTTGTATCTGTTTTGAAAATGCATGGTCTAAAGATTTATTAATTTCTACTTTACCCCAGGGTTGCCAATTTATTTTTTCTAAAAAATCCTTTCTATAGAATCTTCCACCGCCAATTGGTTCTCCAACTCTTTCATTTTCATATCCTTTCCAGTATCTTAATTCGGACTTTTCGTTAAGAAGATAAAAATCTTTAAAACCGATGTATTCGTAATCGTTTAATAGATTTTTATAAGTCAATAAAGTTTCTTTAGATAAAAAATCATCAGATCCAATCAATATAACACCATCGGGATTAAATTCTTTTGATTTGATAAAAATTTCATTATGTTTTTTTGAAAGTGGAAAATTTGAAAATTCAACATAATAAAATCCATTATTTTCAGCTATTTTTTTTGAGACTTCTCCTTCAGAACCACATGCTATAAGGGTTAGGTTGATTTCATTTTTTAGTTCTGATTTTAATTTATTATAATATGAAAATACAAAGTCAGTAAGTCTGTGTCTTTGCCACATAGTAGTCACAATGCAAATTTTTGGTAAGTTTCTTCTATTAAAAACTTCATCTATTTTTTTATTATTTTTATTTACTACAAAAAGGCTGTTATCTATATTTATATCATCATGTTTAATCCATCCCTCTTTGTGATTAAGTACTTTGCATTTTTTATTTTGATTTTTAATTATAATTCCTAAAAAAACATCCGCCATGTTTGCATATTCAAAATCTTTGAATTTTAGTTTTAAATATTCGGTCCAAAAACTCATCACTCCTGTTCCCGGAAATTCTATATCTTTGTTTTCATCTACATTCTTTAAACATCTGTAATTTTCAGATATTTGTTTGTAATATGAAGTTGCTTTTTTACTATAATTTTTACCGTGGTAGCTGACAACTGATTCATTGTTTAATTTTTTTAATTCTTCTATAGTATTTTCGACATAATTTGAAGGATATATCAAATCATCATCAATTGAGAAATAATATGAGTCTTTGATATTTTCTATGTTATAGAATTTTCCAGCGTCACCCATGTCTATTCCGGTGTGTATAGAGCTAAAAATTTTTATTTTAGTGTCAATTAGAAAATCAAAAACTTTATAGTATCCATTCTGATAGACAAATAACTCGTCTACTTGATCAATTATTGAATTGATTGTTTTTTTTAATGAGTCTTTTCTATCATATATTGTTGCAATTCCACACACTATTTTTTTAGGTCTGTAATTATTTCTTATCTTCTCGACTATTTTAGATTTGGCTAACTTTTCGTCATTTGTGAGTGATAATGTTCCCTTTTGTCCGGAATGTCTTCTGTAATTATATACAAATTTATCTAAATAACCAATTTTTTTACCTCTGCTAAGTAGTTTAAAATAAAAATCATATTCTTCTGCATAAATTAAATTATCGTTTAATCCGTTGGTGTCTAAAAAGTCTTCTTTGTTGAAGATTATTGTACCTCCATGAATATGGTTTTTAACTAATAAATCATCAATTTTTATTGATTTAACTTCTGGTATGTAAGTTTTTACTTGATTCTCATGAACCTCGTAACAATTAGCATGAATTAGGCTAAATTTATCTGATTTTATTTCATCATATAAATTTTGAATTGTATCTTCTAATAGAAAGTCATCATAAGCTAAAATTTTAATATACTTGCCCTTTGATTCTTTTACTCCGTGATTAAAATTAAATGAGCAAGATGAGTTTTTGACTGGTTTTTGTGCCAATGTGAATCTTATATTATATTCCGACTCTACATAAGACAATTCAGAACAAGAGTCTGAGGTCAATAATATTTCTAAATTGCCATTAAATTTTTGATTCTTTGCAGACAATATGCATTTTTTCAAATATTCACTAGGTTTATGTGCTAAAATTAGTATAGTAACATCTATTTCTGATTCAAACTCTTTTAGTTTTTTATACCTATTGTCGTAATTTCTATTCTGAAGATTTCCATGATATAAATGGTCCAAACAAACATCTAAAAAAGATACTTTTGTTTTTTTATGAGAATTTATCCACCTCTGTGCTTCTTTTCCAATATTATTGTTATATTCTTTTACTTTTTGTAAAGTAAATCCATTATCTATATGGAAGAGCCCATATACAAAAATAGTATCTCCACCACCAACGTACATTTTCTCAAAAAGTTTATTTTCTTTGAGTATAGATGTTTTACCAAGCCAAGAACCACCTGGTTTATATCCCTTTCCTAAAAGTTGGTCTATGTTAGTTGAGCCAGTTGAAATAATTGATTTATGAGACTCCAAAATATTACCAGTTTCATCTAAATAATTGATTGTTTCAAATAATTGAACAAAGTCGTTATCTTTTGCAACTTCGTCTATGTTATTTAACCAATCTAAATTTTCATAAATTAAGTCGCCGTCTATCCAAATAAAATAATCAGTATCAACTGTTTCGATTATTTTATTAATTAGTATTTCTTTAGACCAAATTTTATTTTCTTCATCACCTTTGATTGTCATTGTCTTACAAGGAATTTCAAAGTCTATATCTCCATAATCCACAATTCCAACAATCATATTTTCATAGTAATCTTTCCATTGTTCTAAAAACTTTATAAAATTATTCTTTTGTCTAAGGTCTCCCCTATAATTAAAATAATAAGAACAAATAGTGAATGTTGATTTTTTATTAAATATTACTGAGAAATCATCATCGGTTAAAAATCTAGCAGTTTTTCTACCTGACCAATTTGTATAAGCTTCTCCTAAATGTATTATTTTATTTTCTATACTTCTTCTACTTGTGAATTTATCTCTAAAAACTAAATCTGACATTGATGCGTCTTTGAAATTTTCTGGATAAAAATTACCATTCAATATTTGGTTATTTGAGTTAAAAAGTTGAAAGAATCCAAAGCCTCTGTCATTTTCCCATTTGTTTAAATCATTAGTGTCTTTTGATTTTTCCCAATTCTGAAATCTGTGATATGTTTCACATATCCATCTACCAGATGTGTAAAGAGATTCATCATCTAATTGATTCAATTCTATTTTTTCGGTTACTATAATGTCAGCATCTAATATTAATATTAGATCTTTATTTTCAATTTGACTTAATCCATAGTTTATAGCTTTTCCTTTATTGAATTTAGAGTCGCTATCATACATAACATCTGTTATTAAACAATTAACTCTAAACTTTTCACATATTTTTTGACACATTAAATCATCTGTAGATGTGACTACTGTTATGTTATCAAATATCTTTTTGTTATATGGTAAAGATGTGAGTAAAAAATCATTATAGTTTACAGAAACTATTAAAACATCAAGTTTCTTTTCCCTACTTGAATTTAATAAAATTGATTTATTAGAAGGAACTGACTTTCTTCTAATTACTTGGATTTGTTCTTTATTTGTATGCGATTCAGTATTTGGCCATGATTTAATCCTTTCTATATCAACTGAAAAGCTTTTTAAATTTACAAATATCGAATCTAAGTCATTTGATTGGTGTAGTGGTAAATTTCTATGAAAAACATAAAAACAATCGGGTTTATGATAACATTCAATTTTAGAAATATTATTAAGTGAAGACAAATCTTTCCACTTTACAAATGGATTTGAGAAAATAAAAATATCATTAGAAATTGCATTACTTTTTGCAATATTTATACAATTAAATGTTGGTTGAATAGTACGTGACTTGAATACTCTAATTTTAGGATGACCTGAAAAATCTCTTAAATGAAAATCAGAAAAAATAAAAATTCTTTCAAATATAGATAAGTTATATTTTAAACATTCATTGAATTCGTTAGTATAAATTGAAAAATCCGAATTGGATATTTTTAAAATCAATATCATATAGTATATATAAACAAAATCAGGGCTAAATGAAAAAAATTGGTAGATTAGAGAAAGTTTTTTTTCCAAAATTATTAGAAGGTTTTTTAACAGCTAAGATAGATACTGGTGCTTTTAATGCTTCTTTACATGTAGATTCAATTAAAGAATTAGAAAATCAGTTAGAAGTAAAAATTGGAAATAATACTTATCATTTTTGTAATTGGTCCGAGATAGAAGTTAAGAGCTCCAATGGTGAAAAACAAAAAAGATACGCAATTAAAACTAAAATTATAATTGGTCAAAAAAAATATAGTATATTTGTTTCTTTATCTAATAGAAAAGAAATGAAATACCCACTTCTGATAGGAAGAAGATTTCTTCACGTCAATGATTTTGTGGTCGATGTTAAAAAGAAGAATCATCATGGTCGACCTAAAAAAGTTTAATTATTTCACTGGTGATATAAGTGAAGTTGGTTCTGGTGTTAGTCAGATAGTTAATTTTTTTGATTTAGCCGGAAGAAATTATTTACTTTTTACACCTAATAAACCTAGTTCATCTTCTAAATATCATGACCTTTGTCTTTATCACTATTTAAACAATAAAATTGAATTTTCAAAATTTGAAGACTTTTCAGAAAAAATAAATGATAAGTCAAATTTATTTAGAGTTGATTTATTGGTGTTTGATTTTTGGTCAATTACAAAAAATAATATGTGGCAATATATTTCTGAAATACAAAAATTCGAAATTGACTCGATAATTGTAGCAAAAGAATTTCATTACAAAACCAGTGATGATGTTAATGATTTTTGTATTAGAAAAGAGTATAAAGATTTACACAAAGTAGATACTTGGATAACTGATAAAATAGATAATGTTACTTCAACACTAGAATCACTGAAATTAGCTTACATAAGAGATAAGAAATTAGAGCATTTGTTTGGAAATGACTGAAATAATTGTTAAATTTACATAAATATATAAAAAAATGAAAATAAAAAAGAAGTTTTTACAACTAACTGGAAAAACTTATCCACACGGGACTGAAAATGAATTAAAATCACATTTACCAAAAGATTATAAAGAGGATGGATGTGGTAATTTCTATATTGAAATAGGTAGTAATCCTACTACTATGTTTACTTGTCACCTTGATACTGCTGATAGGTCTCAAAAGAAAGTAAAACACATTTTTGACGGAAATATTATTAAAACAGACGGTGATTCAATATTAGGAGCTGATGATAAAGCAGGTATGACTATAATACTCTATATGATAGAGAATAATGTGCCTGGTTTATACTACTTCTTTATTGGTGAAGAAAGAGGATGTGTTGGTTCATCGAGGTTATCAAAGAAATGGAAAGAAACAGAGTTTTCAAAATACATCACTAAATGTGTTTCATTTGATAGAAGAGGTACTGACTCAGTTATAACAGAGCAATTTTATGGAGTATGTTGTTCTGATACTTTTGCAAAAGAACTTTCAAAAAAACTGAATTCAGTTGAACAAACTTTCAAATATATGCCCGATCCAACAGGTATTTATACAGACTCTGCTCAATTTACTGGACTTATTCCTGAATGTACTAATATATCAGTTGGTTATTATTCTGAACACACACACAGTGAAAGACAAGATATACAACATTTAGAAAAGTTATGTAAAGCTGTTGTTAAAATTGACTGGGAAGATTTACCAATTGTAAGAGAGGCTTCTTTATACTCATATGAGGATGATTGGGATTTTGATGAAACCGACGATAATCTTATTTTTCAAAGTTATAATTTTACTTGGGTCAATTATGAAGGAAAAACATCTAAAATGATGATATCTGATGAGCAAATTGAAGTTGAAAAGGAAACTATTTCTACATATTTAAAAACATCAGGGATGCATTCGGATTATATTGATTTGACATGGGATGGTCAAAATTTACACGGGGCTACCTTCTCAGGTTCTTATGAATACATTGCTAATAGAAATGAATTAATGGATTTAATTGAAGACCTCAAACAAATTCCAGCAAATCATTTAAAAAGTTTCATCTAACCATTTTTTATGATATTCTGATATTCGGGTTGGTTTGTAATAAACAACATTTGTCCAGTCGTTAATTCTTTTGCATTCCAACCTCTTTCTTTACAAAAAATGGTTATAAATTTTTCTAATTTACTTGTTTTATTGTTTGTAACTTTTTTCATATTGTAATTAATTTAATAAAAATAGATAGATAAATACTTGAGCTAAAAAACCAACCGACATTAATATTGTTCTTTTTGAGTAAGTAATTAGTCCTGTAAATCTTGGTGGTGTTTTTGACTCATCTTTCCATCCTTTTGTATAAAGGTCTTTTTGTAGTTTATTTCTTGTATAATAGTGAGCTCCGTTGTGAAAGAAACTAAACATCAAAACCATACATAATACCGAAAGAAGCGAGTACCAACCTATAGTATGAACCATAAATTTACTTGAAATTAAGAGTACTAAAATTCTTTGTATATGAAAAATCGGATTTACATCAAAATCACAAACTTTCTTTGATTGATTTTCATAGTGCCAATAAAAACCTTCCCTTATTCCTTCTGTAATAGAATAAATAACCCAAAGAATATTCATTACAATAAGTGTAGTTAGTATCATTGTTGTATATATTAAAAAAATATTGTATCTTTGTTTTATGTTTGAGATAAAGGGTAAAATAGTGTTTGATCCAATCAATGTGACTAAAAAGCACAATGCTCAATCTGCGTGGAAAAAAGTTGCTATTGTTAAATTTGACTGTGACTTATATGAATACTACTCTTGGTTCTTGAAAAAAAGATTTAATTTATTTTTGAATAAACCTTTAAGAGGAACTCACTTAACATTTATTAATGATATTGTAGATGATGAAATTTATTTACAAGCAAGAGACCTTTTTGATGGTAAAGAAGTTATAGTTAAATATGATCCTACTATAGTTAGGTCTAATAAAAAAGGTCACTGGTGGTTAAAGGCTGAGTCCGATGATGCTCAAAACATTAGAAATGTAATAGGTTTAGGAGATCCTTATTTTGGATATCACATAACTATTGGTTTAGCAACTCACTTGCAATTAGAACACTCTAAGTATATAACTGACCAGTGTATAAAATTTGGGGTATAAAAAAAGAGAGAATTAAATTCTCTCTTTTTATTATTTAAATATTTATTATTAAAACATATAACCTGGCTTCCTTGTCTGTAATGAGAAATCTCTTGATAATACCTCACTTATATCAGCTGTGTTTGTTAATTTTTCTACAGGTAGTCCGATCATAAAACAAGCTGCTTTCAAAGTACTTGTAAAATAATCTAAGAAATCATTTATTTTATTTTTATCGTCTAAAACCATTCCAGCCCAAAAAGATAATGCGCCTACACCGCTTGTGACTGCTCCACCTAATATGAATGTTAAGGCATTGCTACTAAGCTCTGCTGATTGATCTGATGTCAAAATTTTATCCCAGTTATAAACATATCCGTATTCTTTTTTTCCAAAAGTGTCCATCGAGTCATCTCCGCCTACCCAGACATTAGATATCATACCTTTTCTTTCCAACTCATCAAGAAGTTTATCATGAGTAGGATCAATACCCATGTCTTCGTAATTTTGAGGATCATAATGGTGTTTTGGTGCAAAATCAGCACCAGAGTCTGTGTCTAAAAATCCAAACTTTCTATTTAATTCGTCATGAATACGTCCATATATTTCACTCCTCTTACCTACACCATATAGTATCATACCTATTCCTAATAAAAACATTGATCCTCCTAAAACTTGTGCCGCTGCTGATAACCACTTAAGGGTTTTTTGTTTTGCAACAGATTCAGAAAGTATATTTTCAATATGTTTTCTTTCACTTTCAGTCACTTCAAATCTAACGATGCCGGATTCAGCATTCCAATTGTAACCTTTTGCGGTCTCATAACGGAGAATTTGACTGTTGACATCTATATATTGTAACTTTCCAAATGTAGGATGTTTTGGTGCATTTTTTTCAATTGTCTCTTTTAGAGTTGCATACAGTGATTGCATTTCCTCAGTAACATTCAAATCTTTAGATAGTGCTTCTACTTTTGATTTTAACTCAGCTTCACTTTGTGGATCTGATGCTGAAATTGCTTTAGTAAAGGATTTTGGATCAATAGCCTCTCTAATTTCTTTTTGAGATTGTGTCTCGATTTTATCTAAAAGATTTTTAATTGGCGCATTTTGTGAATCTTGTTGAATTGATTGATTAATCAATTCAGCTGCCTTTTTCGCTTCTTCTGGTTTTGTCTCAATTTTACCAGTTGATTTATCTTCAGAGTTCAATTCATTTTCGTAGATTTTTTTGAATCCATTAAAATTTTTAACAATTTTTTTCATGTCTTTATTAATTTTTTTTTATTAATCTATATATTTAATTATATTTTCTTTTTTTAAGCTGCGAGTGGTATTTCAAAACCGTTCATTTCTATTTCTTTACAACCTTGATTTGCAAATAAATTATCCAAATGATTCATTACGTAATCACTAACGTTTCGTTTGTCATTAGGTGACCATTTTTCACTACCTGCTACTCTATCTTTGTAGTCAGAAAATCCTGATATTTTAGACATTGACACCGGATTGTCAGTATTTGGATCATATCCTTTAACATCTCTTACATCTTTAAACCAAAGGCCTTTTTCTTGTAATTTATTTTTTACTTTTCTACTTATAAAAGCCACAAAAACCATAATTAAAATAGTCAAAATAGTTACTAAAATAGATAGTAATACGGAACCAATAACTCCTATTCCGGTTGTAAAAATTACACCAGCTATTAAGTTTCCTATAGCAATTGAAAACGCCGTATTAACTCCAAATCCAAGAACTCTGTTGAACCAAGTTTTTAACTTGAGGCTTGCATCTTCGACACCCTCTTTTGATTTTAGTTTTTCTTTGTCATCAGCAAAATTAAAAAGTGTTTTTAACGAATCTCCTGTTTTTTCATATACTCTTTTGATGTTTTCAATATTTACATCACTCCATGTCACATCTTCATATGGTTTGTTAAAAAGAAACTCATAGACATCATTTCTAAATTCTTTCCCTATTCCTGGAACATTTTTTCCACCTGTTTTTGATTCATGACCAATCCAAAATGTTCTATACACTTCTTTTGGATCCTTAATGAGAATTTTACCATTATCATACAATTTTTTAAAAAATTTCATTACCCAATCTATGAATGACGTTCCTTTTTCCCAAACGAATTGGCCGAATTCATTTACCCATTCAGTTATTTTATCTGCTATTTTACCCCAAATATTTCCTTCACCCCATAGCCAACCTTCATTAGTTGAGTCATAGTTGAAATTTTCATAAGTTTTAATATATTTCATAACTTATATATTAATAAATAAGTTTATTTTTTGTATATTTGTATTATGGATAAATATCACACTATTAGAGAAGAAGAATTAGAAACAACTAAATACTATTCTGAATCTAAATTTAATGCTTACATTAGGTTTCATAGAATATTAAGAAAGTTATACTCTAAGTTTTTTTTCTGGTCAGTTTCAATAATACCATTTTTTATTATGGTAGTTTTCTTTCTTAAAGAAGCATATCTATTTTTTCTTTTTATACATTTCATATTTTGGAAATTCTTTGGAGAAAAAATGTATCACAAACAATGTGATAAAGATATCGAAGGATTAGATATAACAATTGAAGTTTTAGAAGATATTAAAAAAGAAAAATTTAATGGATAATTTTTTTGACAGTTTTAAAAAACCTGAGAAAAAACACGAACATAAAGTCAAAGTAGTTCATTTCAAAAAAGAACCTTTTGATGTTTATATTGGTCGACTTCCTGGTGGAAAATTCAACAAGTGGGCATATCCAAAAGAATTAAGAGAAACTTTTCCTGAAGGAACTCCACGAAAAGTAATAATTGATGCTTATGAAAATTATTTGATAAATAATGAAGAACTTATGAATTCTCTTCACGAATTAAAAGATAAAACTCTTGGTTGTTGGTGTAAGAATTTAGGTGGAGGTGGAAAATCTTGTCACGGAGATATTTTAGTAAAGTGGGTCAAGAAAATGTGTAATTAATTAATAATTTTATTATATAAAAATTGCACCGCTAAAGTTGAAATAGCTATTGCAATTGCTCCAAAGAGAACACCCCAGAAATTTGCAGCAATAGCACTTACTACTATTTTTATTATACCATATACAACACCACCCATCTGAAAAAAATTTAAAATAAATACCAATATTTTATCTTTCATATCAGTAATAAAATTTTCACCTAAAATGAGGTAATTGTATGCTATCTTCAGTAGATTATTTTTAACAAAATCAACATTTGCCAAGTCTTTTACTTTGCAATTCATTTTGTTGCTTATTTTTTCTAATTCTTCAGAGATGAGACCAATCTGTTGATTATTTAGTGATTTTATATTTGAATTAACTAAATTTTTTATGTGTTCCTCCTGATGCGGATCCAATCCACTTTCTGAATTTGACTCATTAAACTGTTCGAACTTTTTTATTATTTTCATATTTAGTCTTTTTTTAGTGTGCATGTATAAAATTAAATAACAACTTTGAAACTGATGTGATAACTGGATTTTTTTTGGTGAAGTTTTTACCCCATTCTGTTTCCGTAAAACACCAACCTAATGTTGCTATGACTAAAACAACTAATGATATCACTTCAAATGCCATATGTAAACCAGGTATTGCATGTGTAAAAACTGATACTAAGAAAGCTAATAGAGCGCTTCCTGCGCCAATTGCTAGTCCTTTCCAATTTATTCCTTTTTTTGGAGCCTCTGATTCATTTACTTTGTTAAAATCATTAAATTTAATTAGTCTTGATTCTTTATGTGGTTTCATGTCTTTTAGATTGACTCCAGTTGCTCTTTCAATGCCTCTGCCTGTTTCTGCATAAAACTCCTCTGCCTTTTGCACAGCACCTCCTAGTCCTATTTTTTCTCCAGCCATTTTTATCCAGTCTCCCGGTATGTGTGTTGTTAGTGCAAAAGCTTCTGCTGATGCTCCAACAACCAGAGCTGTTATTGTTCCAATTGCGACAAATTTACCAGCATATTTTATTAAGTTTTTTACACCATCGAACATAGTTCCGAGTTTTCCACTCAACCAAGCAGGTACCGCTGATAATCCTTTAGCTACAACATCACTTAGTACTTCCATAAGTTTTCCAAAAGGTGATAAAATCCAAGATACAATTCCTATAAGCCACTTTTTAATTCCCCTTGATTCTGCTTTATGGATTTCTTTTTCTACATTTTCCTCATCTTCAGATTCTGAATTTTCAGCTTCATAAATTTTTTCAAACTTAGTTTCATGTAATTTAACTAATTCATCAGTGTTGAAATTAGAATTTTTTGACATAAACCCTTTTAAAGAGTCCCAAATAAAACTATCATTTACTATCTCTTGTTCTTTTGTTTTTTCCTCTGTCGATTCAACTGAACCTAATATTTTATTTCCTGAAGATGTAGCTATATCCTCTACTGAATTACCGGTCAATTTTTTTAATTTGGCGCCAAAATACATTTTCATGTCTTTTATATCCTCACTGAGGATCTTCATTTCATTACCTAAATGTTCAGAATTTATTTTATCACCAAAATCTTTCACTATAGATAACTTTGATTTCAATCCTGGTATAATTTTTAAGGCATGTGTCTTAATGAATTCCCAAACTTTACCTAAAATCTCTTTAATTTTAGTCCAAATATCCTTTACTATATTGGCTAAATTTTTGGCTAAATCTTTAAGCGTTGCATAGACCTTATCAAATACAGATTTAGATGTCTTCACAAAATCATCGATTGAATTCATTACTTTTTTTGCTGTTGCTTCAATTTGAGCAACAATGTCTGCCCCAAATAGCTTTGTTGCTACATTTTTCAGAGCTTCTAAACCCGGTTTAAATATATCTTCTACAATTGAGTCCCAGGTTGATTGAGCAGAGTCTGACAACCAACCTAATGTATCACTTATTACACTACCAACATAATTTGCTCCTTTTTTGATACCCTTAACCACTTTTGTGTTTGAAGCCCAGTTTTTGAATTTATCCCACCTTTCACCTTCAAATATTAAAATATATTCCAAATTCTCCTCAATCAGTTTAATATCAGACTCTGGAATATTTTTAGCTTCTAAATACTTTCTAGTTTGAATTCCTATTTCTTTTATTCTATCCTGATAAAATTTAACACAAACAATTTTCTTAGTTTCATCTAACATCTCCTTGTCTTCTAATATTAGTGAATAGTTCTCATTAACTTTATTGTTTTTCAAATAAAGACTAACAATGTCATTTTTTTTACCTTCAGTCATTATATTTTGAAATTCAGTAATTTGAAATTCTGAAATTTGTCTTCTTCTATTTGATTCTTTTATCGACATTTGTCGTCTGTAAAAGTCGTTATACCTGTTTAATCTAGACATATATTGAATTTTTTTTATCTTCTTATATATTAAAAACAAAACCTTTTTTTTATTATCAATATAATTTTAGTAAAAGTATATTCAATGCCTGAGTTAGCGGAATTAAAGATAATGTCTGATTATATCAATCAGATTACAAAAGGAAAAGTATTTAATAAGTCATTTCATGTATTAAAAGGAAATAATCCTGAACAATTTCATTTATTAGACGAATTTAAAATTGATGCCGAATCCTTTGGTAAAGAACTTATTTTAAGATTTTATAGTGGAAAAGAAATTCACAAAATATCAGTATTTATGGGTATGTCTGGTAACTGGAAATGGGTACCTACTGGAGTTTGGAATGATACTAAATATTGTAGGATGAGGTTGGACTCAACTGACGGTTGGTCACTTCTTCTTTATGGTTCTTATATGGGTCCTAAATATAAAATAGGAGGATTCACTGGAGTTAAAAGAGGACCAGATCCAACAAAAGACTTTAGAGATTTCTATGATAATGTTGTTAAAAACGTAGAAAAGAAAGCCTTTGATAAGCCAATTTGTGAGGTTTTACTTAACCAGGAATATTTTAATGGAATTGGAAATTACCTAAGAAGTACAATACTTTACTATTTAGATGTAAATCCATTTGAAGTCGCTAGAAAAGTTATAAAAGAAAATGAAAAAATACTATCAATGTGTAGAGACATTCCAATTAGAGCTTATCACTTAAACGGAGGTCAGTTATCGGACTGGAAAAACCCATTTGATACTGACTATGATGAATTTCAAGAATGGGTTTTTTATAAAAAAGGAATTTCTTGTAAAGACTCGACTGGTAGAACATTTTGGTTTAGTGAGAAATGGAAAGATTTTTGTCCTTATCAAACTATTAAATCTTAAAAACATATAACTTTTATGAATTCTGTAGACAAACAATATTTAAAATTTTTAAACCATATTTTAGAATATGGTGAAGAGAAAGGTGATAGAACTGGGACCGGAACACTTTCTACTTTTGATTACTCAATGACTTTTGATATGTCAGAAGGTTTTCCACTTCTTACTTCAAAGAAGGTTTATACAAAAGCTGTTATACACGAGCTTATATGGTTTCTTCGAGGTGATACTAATATAAGGTATTTGGTTGAAAATGGAGTTCATATTTGGGATGGAGATGCTTATAAAAACTATTTGACTAAGACTTTAATTGATAGTACTGGTAAGTGGTGTAAGGTTACAAAAGGATCTGATGGTAATAACTATCCAGAGCCATATACACAAGAAGAGTTTATTCAAGAAATTTTAAATGATGATGAATTTGCTAATAAATGGGGTGAACTTGGTCCAGTTTATGGAAAACAATGGAGATCGTGGGGTGGGTTTGAAAAAGTTCCTTCTGGTTGGCACCACAATTCGGTGACTTCATATAAAAATGTTCCAAAGAATGACCAAATTTTAAATTTGATTAATGATTTAAAAAATAATCCAGATTCTAGAAGACTCATGGTCAATGCATGGAATGTTGGTGAATTAGACCAAATGGTACTTCCTCCATGTCATTTTGGATTTCAATGTTATACATCAAAGATGACTTTAGATGAAAGAAAAAAATTGTGGTGTGACTCATTAGGTAAACATATTTCATATGGTGAAGATGCTACTGAAATTTTTCTTGATGAAAGAAATGTTCCAAAAAGAAAATTAAGTTTAAAATGGTTTCAAAGATCTGTTGATTCTCCACTAGGACTACCTTTTAATATTGCATCATATGCTATACTTCTTCATCTTTTGGCTAAAGAAGTAAATATGGTGCCTCATTTGTTGAAATTTAACGGAGGTGATTGTCACATTTATATGAATCAAATTGATGGTGTTAGAGAACAATTACTAAGAGATACTTATAATTTACCAAAATTAAAATTACATAATAACTCTATCTTTGATTTGAAATATGATGATATAGAAATTATAAATTATGATGAAAGAATTAAAAATATTAAATTTCCATTAAGTAACTAAAATAAATAAAAATGAAAACAGGAACAAAAAACGTTGTTGCGATTAAAGAGGCAATAAAAAATATCGAAACTTTGACTGAAAGATTCAAAAGAAAAAGAATCACACAAGAAGAATATATTCTGAGAATAAATCAAAACTTGGCAAAAATGGCTGATGAAAGAGATTATATAGAATATCTGGTCAATATCGGTCAATATTAAAAATTAATAAAATAAAATGAATTTATCAAAGGCGGATTATAGAGATTTAATCTTAGAGCAGATTAAAAACATAGATACAAAAAATTTATCTGATGTTATTGAAATTGAAACTACATCTAAAATTATAGAAGAACAAAAGGTTTATTTCTGGATTCGTCTTTATTTGAATGAAGAAAATTCAAATATACAAATAGGTGATGATATACTAATTGAGTGGTTACCAAGTGGTGAGCGACTATCTACTAAATTTATATGTTATGGTAAACAAGGTTTAGAAAAAGACCATAATGATGAGGTCATTAATTACAATCCCGAAGATGATAAAAGAATATTGTGTCTGATGATAGATACTAAAATGGTAAATTTTAATGACGATATACCATTTATTAGAACTTTATTTAAGACCGGATATCACTATGAGTATCAGCTTGTTAAAAGAAATGAATTGTTATTTATTTGTGAGAGAAACAATTTAATTTTAGACTATTACGATTGTGATTTCTAGAATTAAATATATAGTTTATGAATCATCTTAAAAATTTTAGACTATTTGAAAAAAGTGCTGACCAGTTCACCTCTAGTGTAATCGATTTAGTAGAATTAGAGCATATCTTAATAGACTTTGAACAAATGGGTTTAGACTATGATATAAAATTTGGTTCATCTATTGTATTAGATTGGAGAGAGTTTAATGATGTTAAACACGGTGGTTCAAAAGTTCTATACTCATCGGATATTGATAGATTTACAAAATCAAGAACTAATAACTCTTTAACAATAGAATTTACCACAAATGATATACAGGATTACAATATTCAAGATACATCAGAAGCTTATCAAATGTTAAAGGATTATCTTTTTGATACTTATGATTTAATTCCGAATTATATTTATATTAATTATCATTGGAATTATATGTATTTTGAAGATTTTGATAAGATAAAAGAATATAAGAATATTTTTTCTAAAGGTGTTTTAGGTTCAGAGGATAAAAATATCTTTAAATCACACAAATTAACTTTTGGATTTTACAAAGATCCGGATGCTGTTTTCAGAGGACCTGAATTTTAACCACATTCTGGACAATCTACTCGACCCCTTCCATCACAGTCGTAGCACTCTCTTTCACCAGCACCATCACAGTCTCCACATTCTACTCTACCATCGCCGTCACAATTTCTACAATCGTAGTTACCATCACCATCGCATTTGTAGCAATCTTTTCTACCATTGCCATCACAATCTGAACATTCTTTTTTTCCAGTTCCTGAGCAATGATCACATTTTTCTTCATTTTCAAGTTCACCATCACCACCACAGTAATCACAATCTTCTTCACCTGATCCATCACAAGTAGAACACTCTGAGTCACCAGCACCATCACAGATATGACATTCTTCTTTACCTTCTCCATCACAATCATCACATTCAACTGTTCCTCTACCATCACATTCATAACATTCTCTAGTTCCATCTCCATCACAAGAACTACACTCTACTCTACCGTTACCTCCACACTCTGAACAAGAACCGTTACCACCTTCTGTGTCGGTTAGTTCATATTCATAGTCAAAGTTAGACGAATTGTATAGTTTTCCACTATATGGATTATAATACTTAAATGAATCCATATAAGGATAATTTCCATACTCTCCTTTGATATCTAATTGAACAGAAAATTCACCCTGTCTTTTTTCAATTTCACCATCTTCTTTATGAAATTCAAAATCGGTATATTCACTAAAATCTTGTCTTGACTTAAACCAGTATTTGTTTGCAATAGCCCATTGTTTGAATAATTGCTCATCTGCCGTTTTGATAGTGTAGATTCTATCCATTACTTTTGTAGATAATTCATAAGGTTCCATTTCCCAAAGAATTGCTCTACCTGTAATTTTAGTTTCATCTTCTTCTGAAAGTAATATTAATAGAGATGCTTGACTATTTTGTGTATAAATTCCTAAATAATTCTGACATCTGTCATAACGCATACAAGAACTTCCCAAGCTTCCAGATTCTTCTTTATAAGCACTTCTATGATAAAACTTTTTGATATCCTGACCTTTGACGACTCTAAATCTTCTATTAAGAACGTCTTTTTCTTTTTCAACTTCTGCTCTATATTTATAAACAAAGTCTTCAACTTCAGCGTCTGTAAATTTTTGACCAGCTTTTGTTAAAAGAGCTCTAACAAATCTACCAACACCTACTTCTGAACTACGAACAGCTTCTGGTCCTGTGCTAAGTGCGTTTTTATTTACTAGTATTTGATATTTTTTTCTATCCTTTACCCATTGAAAAAGAACGATTGGATTTCCTGTAATAAACATATACTCTAAATTTGATTTATAATCTGGTAAAAGATTAGACATCTCCTCTAATGTATATGTTTTTATTAGTTGTCCAACTTGACCAACTTCTGGTGTTTCAATATCACTTTCCTCAACTTTTTCAACACCAGATCCTTCAATTTTACCCATGATAAAAGTTATCTGTGTCATATAACCACTATCTCTTATTACTTTAGCAACTTTCCCAACTTTATCATCTGGTTTAAAGAAGAGCGTATCGGTTTTTTCTTTATTAATATCAATATAGTTTTGATTAATATCAACTTCTCTACCTTCAACATCAATTAATTTTTTTGATATTGGAGAATCTACTTTTTTTAAAATAGAAATAAAATCTTTAGAGAAATCAATGTTCGCCTCTAACATTAAATAGAGATGAGACTCTGTTATAAACTCGTCATATTTAAATAATTTCATTACCTATATATTAAAATTGTATAACTTTTTTTAAAAAAAATTCTATAATAAAAAAATAAACTTAAAATGCTTGTAGAAACCCAATATTTAACTAATACTAAACGATTGGTTGTAAGTTATGTAGATAAAACTGGTTATATAAAACTTAAATATTTTAATTGGGATAATCCTATGAAGTATGTATCTTGTGAAGACACAGATATTCAACGACATCCTACTTTTAGGTCTTGGGATGGTAAATCAGTTAAACAGATTGAAGTAAATCATCCAGATAGATATGCTATTTATGAGTTTTTAGATTCTTTGCCTGATAAAGAAAAAGAGGAAATATTTGAATTTAATTTACCAAAAATATTTTTCATAGATATTGAAACTGAAATTGTAGACGGTTTCCCTGAAGCCGCGGATGTTTATGATCAAGAAGGTAATTTAGTAAAAGAGGGGGCTTCTACACAAGTTCTTTCTATATCTATAGTTTATGATGATAAAATTATACTATTGGGTTTAAAAGATATGCCTAATGATATGCAGGATAGAATTCTAAATAATACAAATAAATATTTTGAGAAGTTTGGAACAGAATATAAATTTAAATATATCAAATATGATGATGAATTTGATATGTTGTTTTCATTTTTTGACAAAATGATTCCTAAAATGCCATTACTTACTGGTTGGAATTTCCTTAATTATGACTGGTTATATTTGGTAAATCGTTCTAGAAAATTAAAAAAATTTGTTAATGGTAAAGAATATAAAATTGATCCCAATACTTCATCTGTTACAAAAAGAATGAATAAGATTTGGTCTACAAATTTTGAAGTTCCTGCTCATAGAATGATTTTTGACTACATGCAACTTTATGAGATATGTGATACATCTATCAAAGTAAAAGAATCCTCATCACTTGATTTTGTATCACAAAAATTAGTTGGTGTTGATAAAATTAAATATACTGGTTCACTTCAAAAACTATATGAAGATGATTTTGAAACTTTTATGTATTATAACGCAGTCGATAGTGTTCTTGTTCAAAAAATTCACGAAGCAAGAAATTATATATCAATTATATTTGCGATATCTTCACTCGCTCAAATCAGAATAGTTGATGTTGTTTCTCAAATGAATAATGCACTTGGTTCACTTGCTATTACTGAAGGTGTGTTGAGAAATCGTTTTAGAAAGCAAGATAATATTGTTTTGTTTAAAGATGATAGAGGTGATGCTGAATCTACAATTGCTGGTGGTTGGGTAAAGGATCCGGTAGTCGGATTAAATCAGTGGGTTGTTTGTTATGACTTTGCGTCACTCTATCCCACTACACAAAGACAATTTTATATAGCCCCTGAAACTTTTGTTGGAATTCAAGATGATAAAGATAAATCTAAATGCTCAAACGGAAGAATAATAGATTTAGAAAAACATGTAGTTTGTGTAAATGGCGTTGTTTTTGAAAAAAGACCTTCACCTACTCTTAGGATGCTTGAGGATGTTTACGCCGATCGTAAGAAAAATAAAAAGATTATGATGCAGAAAAAAGAAGAACTTAAAGAGGTTATGGATGAAATAAAAAAATTAGAAGCTGAGATTTAAACTTTTTTTGTTATGAATTCTAAATCAGGTAGTTTTTCCGAAACTATTTGTTTTGATTTTCTTAGATATTTTGAATTATCATCATAAAATATAACTTTTTTGAATCCGTATTTTTTTACCAATTCAACTATTTTTTCACCTTTCCACATACCTGCGTTTTTTAAAAAATCAGGTTTCATGTGTATTCCGTATTTTGGACTTTGAATTCCAAAATTTTCTAAAACTTCTAAAATTTTATTTCTGATACTTTCTGGTCTTGCTGTAATTATACATTTATTTTCTACTAAATTATATATTTCTGAAATATCTTTAAGCTTGTTTGGTAGACTTTCGTCTGTATAGCAAAACTCATCTGGTTGAATTAAATATAGTCTGTTACCTTTTCTTGTCCAATCCTTATCTGATTCGTATCTCATTTCTGGATCTTCTATATAAATTCTACCGTCTTGAGATTTTAATTTAGATTTATCTTGTCCAATTTTATTTAAGGCTCTATTGACTAATTCTTTTGCTGTGATATTTTCTGATAAATATTTTAAGGCAATATCTTCATATCTCGGTGATACTACTAATGTATCATCGAAGTCAAATACATATAGAGTTTTTTGCTCTATATTGAAATTGTCAAATCTATCAATCTTCACCATAAAGGACTTTCTCTATCAGATCAAAGTTACTTTTTCCAAACTCTTTTAGGCAGTTTGAGATAACTTCTTCCTCTGATGAAACTCCTGTTTCGAATAGTGAAGTAACAAAACATCTGACATCTTCAGTTGTTGTGTAGATTCCAAATTCATCGTATTGAGGTAGAACTGTCATAAAGAAAATTGATTTTTTTCTTATATATTAATCATTTTCGATAAAAAACCGCTTTTTTTAAACTAAAATTGAAAAAAAAGATATAAATTTTATAAAAAAATAATTTTTTCATGTCTTTTAAAAAGGATTTATCTAAATACAAACCGAGAAAAGAACAAAGAGAAGCAATTGAGTTTATTGATAATGAGTATAAATCCAATCCTTTGAATAAATTTTTCTTACTTAATTTACCAGTTGGTGTTGGTAAATCACATTTGGCTTTAATGATAGCTGATTGGTATAGAAAAAATGTCGATAGGACAGCAAAGATTGATGTTATCACAAATTCTAAAATTCTACAGGATCAATATTCTAATACATATGAATCAATAACTGATTTAAAAGGAAAAGAAAATTATGAATGTGAATCATATTCTTGTTCTTGTGCTCAGGGTGGTGAGTTTAATAGACTTAATAAAACAACATGTGAATCTTGTCCGTACTCATCAGCTAGAGAAGGATATATGGGTGGTGGTATATCATTGACTAATTTTTATCTTTATATACTATATTCTATATACAATCCAAAAATAAGAGAATCAAGAGGTCCTAAAGTTTTAATTGTCGATGAAGCTCATGATTTTGATGATGTAATGTCTGACTTTATTTCAATAAAAATAACTGAATCTATAATAAAGAAGTTTAGATTTAGTAACGAGAATGATATCTTAAAAAGATTAAAATCAATATCATCGATTAGTCAATATGTTAGTTTTTTGTCTTTTCTAGAATCTGAAATACTATCAACTATCGAGTCGATGGAGAATGGTATGTCTAGTCAACCCAGAAATATAAGACAGGATAAGAGAGATTTGAAAATATCAAAAATTCTAAAATCTAAAAATAGTGATGTTAAACTCATGCAACTAGTCACTGATTTAAGACAATACCAATTGAAAATTGAAGTCTTTCTCAAAGAGTATAAAGAAAATCCAAACAATTGGGTATTAGAAACATCATTTAGTGATAGGTTGAAACAAAGAGAATTGTCACTTGAACCTATTTGGGCATACGATTATCTTGATAAGTATGTATTCTCGCATTATGACATGGTTTTTTTAATGTCAGGTACAATTTTAAATAAGAGTTTATTTTGTCAACTTAATGGATTGGATGTTTCTAAAGCTGTTTATTATTCTATTGGTTCTCCATTTAATGTTAAAAATAGACCTATTTTTTATATGCCACTTGGCAAGATGTCATTTAAACAAAAAGAAGAAACATTTGAGCGATATATTCCATATATAAAAAAGTTACTAGATAAGTATAAAGGTAAAAAGGGTATTATACATACTAACTCATTTGAGCTTGCAAAGTGGATAGAAGATAAGATTAAAGATCCTAGACTTGTATTTCATGATTCTACTAACAAAGACGAAATACTCAAAATGCATAAAGAATCAAATGAACCAACCGTGATAGTCAGTCCATCTATGGATACTGGTGTGAGTTTTGATAATGATGATGCAAGATTCCAGATTATTGCAAAAGTCCCTTATCCATCACTTGCTTCTCAAAAAAATAAGTTAAGACAAAAAAATAATCCCGATTGGTATTCTTGGAAAACGGTTTCTGGTTTAATTCAAATGTCAGGTAGACCGGTTAGGTCAAGTTTAGATTATGCTGATACTATAATAATTGATGGATGTTTTGGTGATGTTATAAAACATTCATCACACTTTATTCCTGATTGGATACAATTGGCTATAAAACGTATTAATGTAAAAATAGAAGCATAAAAAAACCCATCAATTTGATGGGTTTTTTAATATTATCTAATATTATTTCTTTTTTCTTGCTTCAATTGCTTTTCTAAGACCTTCTGGAAGTTTCTTCTGAGCTGCAGTTAAACCTTTACCACCCTTTTCTTCTTTTTTGTCTTCTTTTTTGTCTTCTTTCTTATCATCCTTTTGATTTTTAGAATCTTTAGAGTCTTTGGCGTCTTTAGATGCTTTTTTCATAGACTCTTTTTTATTACCATCTTTATCTAAATCTAAGAAATCTGGTTTTGATTTTTTAGCTTCTTTTAAGAAGTTTGAAAAAGAAGAAACTCTTTCTACTGTAGACTCATCTCCCCAAACTTTTCTTCTCATTTCGTGCTCTTCATCAGACTCGCCTTCCATATCGTAGTCTTCACCTTCGCCTTCCATGTCTTCTTCACCTTCGCCTTCCATTTCACAAGGTTCGCATTCTTCAACATCTTCGATTTCTTCACCGGAATGTGGATTCATTTCTTCTTCATCTTCGCTAAAACGACCTAGATCGAAGGATTCAAATTTTTTTATGTGTCTCATAAGGATAATTTTATTTTTAATTATATATTATATTTTTATTTTCATTTTTTCATTTTTTATATATACTTTATGAAATTGTTGAAATATCTCGATTTTATCTTAGAGGCCAGGGGTGATGTTAAATGCCCATCTGTAATTTCAGAGTCATTTATTAAAAGGTGTAAAAAGATTGATTCTCCGATAAGTCAGGCAATTATTGATATGGATAGAAAACCATCTTCTTATACTTTTATTAATGATAATTTAGATGGAGAGACAATTCAATATACTGAATCTGAAAGAGCCATAGATATTTTAAATAAAATGTTTGGTGCTTATAAAAAATTTGACCCTCAAAAATACTTATCACAAGTTAATAATCCAGAACCTGATAGCCCTTTTTGGATGTCTAATAGGGTTGATATTAGAATAGGTCGTTTTGTTAGAAGATTTTTAGTTGATAATTTCACAGACTCTCAGATAGAAGACTTTGTAAATAAATGGAAATCATCTTTTAAGTCAGATGGAGAAAATTTTGAGATTAGAACAGGAAATGGTATAGTTGAAGCTTATGATACAACAAATTATCACGGTGAAGAAGGATATAATCCACTTTGGAATTCTTGTATGAATAATAGAACTGACTTAGTTGATTTTTATCTTTATGTGAAAGATTTGGAAATAGTCCTTCTTTTAGATTCTGAGAGCAAAATAATGGGAAGATCTCTTCTTTGGACCGATAACGAGGGTAGAAAGTTTTTAGATAGAGTTTATTATATAAATGATAAAGATTATTATAAATTTATAAATTTAGCAAAGGAAAATGGTTGGTATTATAAAAAAAGAAATATAAGTGGAGGATCTACTTGGATTCTAAATGGACAAGAACAAAAAATACAGGCTAAGATTAAATTTCCTATTGAGTCTATTTCACAATTACAAGATGATTGGGGTAATCCTAAATTTCCATATGTGGATAGTTTTTACTACTTAAGTGAAGAGGGTTTTTTAATGAATTTTGAGCCTTCTAGTTCCTACTATGTTTTGAATGATACTGATGGTCAATACGAATATTACTCTGGTGTTTATGATGTATATGGAAATAGAGTAGAAGATGAGGATGATTATATTTTTTCAAAGACTCAAAATGGTTTAGTTTCTTTATATAATTCTGAGCATGTTGAATATGAAGGATTTGATGACTACATTGATATCAGATATTTAGAAAATCCACAAAACGGATTTGTATTTGACCAAGAAGAACAGCAATGGTATAAAAGGGAAGATTATGATAAAATCAAATCATCAAATTAATATATAGGATATAATGGCGAGAATTACAAAATTTAACGAGTATTCATTTACAGAGTCAATGGTTGATGACTTTATTAGTTCATTTGGTATAAGTGAAAAAGTTTACTCTGACTATGAACCAGAGGTTGAGGAAATACTAAATAGATTCAAAGATAGATTTGGTGACAAAAGACCAACTAATCAGGAATTTGCTGACTTTTATCATGAATTAAGATCTGAAGGTATTGATGGTATTTTGATATTTAACACTTTAGATGATTTAATTGTTGATGCTGATAAAGATGAGGAGAATCTTGATAAATCAAGTGCTTATAAAAGAATAGAGAAAAAGGTACTTTCGGATTTAAAATTAGATACAAAATTAGTTTTTACTTTTGGTGCAGGAATTGGCGCTCTTTATCCAGTAGTGCAAAAAATGATGCAAAACTTAAGTTTATCTGGAGTTGACATGTCTCAAGAAACAACCGTTTTATTAACAATTGCTTGTATTACAATTGTTTTTTTAGAAGAAAAAAAATATAAAACACCGGAACAAGAAGAAAAATTGACAAAAGATTCTAAGTCAATGCTTGAAGAACTTAGAATGAGAGGCATTGGTGATGGTATTGTAAAAAAAGTAATGAAGTCAATTGAGTCTATAAAAAATGTTTTTTCTGTTGTTGCGAAACATTTAGGTGCTATGATTGGTGGTGTTATAGATATGTTCGGGTATACTGCTATTCTTATTCCGATAATGAATGCTATACTTTGGATTATAGGAAAATATGAGATGTCTGTAGATGCTGTCATTCAAAACTTTTTTTCACTTGGAGTCGGAATAGCCTCAAGAATAGCAAAACATGGATTAGTTGAATTAATCAATAAATTAAAAGGAATAATATCAAATAAAACAAAAGAAGAAATTATTGATGAGTTAGAAACGCCTGTAATTCAACGTTTTAGTGATATTAGAGATAAAGAATCTGGGCAAGAAGGAGATTTAATAAAGGAGCAATAAAACCATGTTGCTTTAATTTCATATAAGTTAAAAATAAATATATTAAATGACTCCTCAGTTAGAGAAAGTTTTCTTTAATTACATTTTGGCTTATAAAAAATACTTTGAGATTGTAAAACCATTCTTTTTTAGAAATTCGGAAATACAATTTGTTTATGGTGTTATAAGAAATTACATGTTGGTATCAACTGATAGTAAAATTCCTTCTAATAGACAAATTCTTGATATGGTTAATATTGAAGATAAAGAGGGTGTAATAACTAAGGAAATTCTAAAATCTATACTACAAGTAGACTTAAAAGAATACGATGAAAAGAACTTTATCGAACCTAAATTTAATGCTTGGGTTTTGGCTAATCGACTTAAAACTGGTACTGTAGATATTATTGATGAGACAAGAAACTTAGATTCTATATCTGAGTTTGAAAAGGCAATTGAGGCGGCTGATAGAATTAAAGCGATAGTTGATGAGATGTCATCTACTAACTTTGTCCAAGATGATGATTTAGGTTCAGATTTTGATGATCCGGAAAATCATGTCCAAGACTCATCTAAGTTTAAAATTAAATCAGGTTTTGAAACATTGGATCATATGTTAGGTGGTGGTTGGGATATACAAACACTTAATTGTATTATGGCTGAAACAAATAATGGTAAATCTCTTTGGATGCAAAACTTCGCAGTCAAATCAGCTGATGCTGGATATAATGTGCTTTATATAACACTTGAAATGTCGGAAAGAAAAGTTATGAAGAGATTGGGTGCCATGAGACTAAAGATTCCGATAAACGATTATGATACAATTTCCAAAGATACTGAAATGATAAAGAAAAGAATTAAGGCTTTGGGAACCTTAAAAGAAGGTGGTGATATATTTGACAAAAAAGTCGGAAAAATTTATAGTAAATTTTGGGCGGCTGGTACTGCAACAATCTCAGACTTTGATTACTACTTGCAAAAACTAAAAGATAAGAGAGATATAAAGGTAGATTTAATAATTGTTGATTATATTACACTAGTCGCTGCTCCGAAAGGAGTAGGTGCTGATAATCTTTATACAAAAGGTAAAAGTTTAGCAGAGGGTCTAAGGGCATTAGGCGCAAAATATAAATGTCCAGTGATTACTGGTGTTCAGGTAGCAAAAGATGCTTGGAATTCATCTGATATAACACTTGAAAGTGTACCAGAGAGCAAAGCCATTGCTGAAACTGCTGACACATTTTTTGCTATAATTAGAACAGAAGAAATGAAAAGACAAAATCTTTACAGATTTAAATTACTTAAACAAAGAGATGGTGATTTTTTAAAATCACAGATAAGATTGAACTTAAATCCAACTTATTTAACACTGGAAAATGACCAGTTTTTAGACCAATAATGAAAATTATATAAAAAAAAATAAAATCTATGGCAAAGAAAGTTATAGAAGATGACGATGATTTAGAAAACGATTTTGATACTGAAAATGTCGATGAATTCTCAGAAGATATAAATGATGAGGAAGAAAGTGATGATGAACTAATTAGTATTGATGATGAGGATATTGACATTGACATTGTTATAGAAATAGATGATGATGATCTAAATTTAGAAACTGAAAATGAACAAACATCTACTGAAGAAGAGATAATTTTATCTAAACATAAAATTGAAGGAAAGCACTCTCTCAAGTATGATTCTATCTTTAAGGGTAAAAAAGAAGAACCACTAAATGAGGATGATATTGATAGTTTTTCATCATATTTTAAAGAAACTATAGAAGTTGATAAATCATCTATGTATCATCATGAATCTATTGATAATGAGATGTATATCAGAGCTAAGCAGGTAAAAGAAAGAGTTTACGATGTTTTGAAGTTAAATACTAGTCTAAATTTCTTAAATAATAGAAGAAAACCATCAAAGGTTGATTTTAACAACTATTATGAATTATTAAAAAATAGTTTAAAGGATGAAAGTTTTACAAATATAGAATTGTTTAACGAATTAGCTGTTTATTTTTCCGATAATCTTTTTAATATGTTTAAACTTTTAGATAACAAATGGAGAAATCTTATTATAAATGAACTACAAGAACACATAGGAAAAAATAAAAATTCTAAAGATATCACAAATAGAAACATTTATTTAGGTACAGAAATTGAATTTATGTGGACTGATGATTTCGGAGATGAAAAGTTGATTACCGGTGTTGTGATTGCGACGGATTATGAAACATCAAATTTTCGTGTAGACTCTTATGAAAATATTTATGATATATCAATTTCAGATATAACTAAAATATTGAATAATAGCAAATTCAAGTATAATCTCAATAAATTAAATAACATAGATTTCCTCTAAAAAATTTATTTTAATTGATTATAAAAAACCTCAAAAAAATGAAAAAATGAAATTTTTAAATAAAAATTGGCAACAATATATAACTAACAAAAAATTAAAAGGCAAATATGAATATAAAAGTAACTAAAAGAAATGGGAAAAAAGAACCGGTAATGTTAGATAAAATTCTAGATAGAATTAATCAACAAACATATGGATTAGATTCAAAATGGATATCACCTTTTGATGTTGCTCAGAAAGTAATTGCTGGTGTGACTCCTGATATAAAAACATCAACGCTAGACCAATTAGCTATGGAAACAGCAGCTTCTCTTACAACAAAACATCCGGATTATTCTGTTTTGGCTGCAAGATTAGCAATAACAGCTCTTCACAAAGAAACAAAGAAATCATTTTCTGAGACTGTTAATGATTTATATGAATATGTTAATCCTAAAACAGGAAAACACTCTCCAATAGTATCAAAGGATTTTAATGATATAGTAAAAAAATATGCTGATGAATTAGATTCAGCTATTGTTCACTCAAGAGATCATAACTTTGATTATTTTGGTTTTAAAACTTTAGAAAAGTCATATTTGCTAAAAATTAATGGTGAAGTAGCAGAAAGACCTCAATATATGTATATGAGAACTGCTATACAAGTATGGGGTGAGAATTTGGAAAAAGTTATTGAAACATATAATACACTCTCTGAAGGATACTACACTCATGCAACACCAACACTTTTTAATTCAGGTACAACAAGACCTCAGTTATCTTCTTGTTTTCTTTTAGATACTGAAACAGATTCTATAGAGGGTATATTCAATACTCTTAAAGAATCAGCTCAGATTTCAAAAAATGCAGGTGGAATTGGAATTTCTTTTAATAAAGTAAGAGCAAAAGGAACATATATCGCTGGTACTAACGGTACATCAAATGGTATTATTCCTTTCTTGAAAATCTTTAATGAGACGGCAAGAGCGGTCGATCAAGGTGGTGGTAAACGTAAAGGTTCAATTGCAATTTATATGGAGCCTTGGCACGCTGATATTATGGAATTCCTAGACTTAAGAAAAAATCAAGGTAAAGATGAGATTAGAGCAAGAGACCTTTTCTTAGCTATTTGGAACAATGATTTATTTATGGAGAGAGTTGACTTAGATGAGGATTGGTCACTTATGTGTCCACATGAGTGTGAGGGTCTTAATGAGACTTATGGAGAAGAATTCAGAAAACTTTATTTAAATTATGAAAGTAAAGGTAAAGTTAAAAGAACTGTAAAAGCAAGAGAAGTTTGGAATAAAATTTTAGAGTCTCAAATTGAAACAGGAACACCTTATATTCTTTATAAAGATTCTATCAATGAGAAATCTAATCAATCAAATATTGGAATTGTAAGAAGTTCAAATCTTTGTGCTGAGATAGTCGAGGCGACTGGGGTTACTAAAGTTCAAAAAGAAATTTTACAAAATAAAGAACTACTAGAGTCTTTAGGTTTAGGTGAATTTTATGGCGAAGAGTCTGTTAATGAAACTGCAGTTTGTAACTTAGCTTCAATAGCACTGCCTAAATTCATTAACAAAAATAAAACTTACAATTTCAATAAGTTGTATGAAGTTGCATACAGTGCGATTGTTAATTTAAATAATGTTATTGATGTTAATTACTATCCTTCAAAAGCGGCTAAATTTTCTAACCTATTGCATAGACCTGTTGGTTTGGGAGTGCAGGGACTTGCTGATGTCTTCTTTACACTTAATCTACCTTATGATTCTGATGACGCTAAACAATTGAATAAAGAAATTTTTGAAACTATTTATTACGCTTCGATTAAAGCATCTTGTGATTTGGCTAAGGAACAAGGAACTTATGCAACTTATAAAGGTTCTCCTATTTCAGAAGGTAAATTTCAATTCGATCTTTGGGGAGCTAAACCTACAAAAAGATGGGATTGGGAAAAATTAAGAGAAGAAGTTAAAAAACATGGTGTTAGAAATTCTTTAACAACTTGTATTATGCCAACTGCTTCTACTGCTTCTATTTTAGGAAATGAAGCATCTTGTGAGGCTCAAACCTCAAATATGTATACTAGAGGAGTTCTTTCAGGGACATTTATCTTAGTAAATAAGTATTTAGTCAAAGAATTGGTTAAATTAGGTATTTGGGATGATAATTTAAGAAAAAGAATTATTGCTGAGAATGGCTCTGTTCAAAATATTCCACAGATTCCAACTGGTGTTAAGGAAATATTTAAAACAGTTTATGAAATTAAACAAAGAGATGTTATTGATATGGCTGCTGATAGAGGAGCATTTATCGACCAAACTCAATCAATGAATATTTTTATGGACTCTCCGAACTTTGCTAAATTGACTTCAATGCATTTTTATGGTTGGGGTAGAAGAAGCCTTATGAAGGATACCAATGGTCAAGTTATTTTACCACAAGGTGAAAACATTGAAATCATTTATGATAAAGATGGTAGTCCAAGATTCTATAGAGAGAAAAAGAATAATCTTAAAACTGGAATCTATTATTTGAGAAATAAATCAGCAACAGATGCGGTTAAATTTACTATTCAAGAAGAAAAAGAAGTTAAGACAGTTGAAGAACAAATGGCTGAAATCAGCTGTTCATTGGATGATCCAGATTCATGTTTAGCTTGTGGAGCCTAACTTTTACAAAAAATAAAAAAAAGGAGAAAATTTAAACTTTCTCCTTTTTTTATGCTATAAAAAATCCACCTTCGAAAAAAACGAAATTTTGAAGGTTGATATATAACATACTTTTAAGAAAAAAAATTAAAACTTTTTAAACTTTTTGATTTTTTGAAATAAAAGTTTAACTAACAATTACCCAGTAGTGAGATAGAGAGTTACTTCGAAATTTGGATTCTAAAAAACACTCTCCGTCAATTTACTCTGGTCAATTATATAGTTTAAAACGCAAACATAGCGATAGTTTGAGATACTTCGATACAATTTATAAATTCAGAACGATCGAAAAGTGTCTAAAGCGACTAGCTAAGACTACCAACAGCCTTTTTAAGGTGAGGTGAAAAGTCCGGAAGATACCACGTAAAGGGTCAAGTGAGATGATACTTTAATTATCGGCAAAGTTTTTGGGAGAATTCTTTGTAACGCTCAGGCTAAATTATCTTGTTTGCTAAATTATATAAAAAGACCAGATTTATCTTCGGATAGTCTGGTCTTTTTTTTGTATTAAAATTAAAAATAAAAATAAAGTTATGTCAAAATTTAACGCAACATTACCAAAACAAAAAACACTAACTGAAAACTTAGCTGGTGGACAAGCTTATTCTCAATCTACTGAGATGGCACTAGTATCTCTTTTATTAACATCATTTGTTAATGACCAGTTTTATAGAGGTGCTCAAACCACGCTACAGGAATTGAAGAAGTTATCCGAGAAAGTTAAAGACAAAGAATTTGTCGCTAAATCTGCTATTTATGCTCGTGATAAGTTTGGAATGCGTAGTGTTACTCATGCACTTGCTGCTGAATTAACCTCTCAGTTGAATGGTGCTGAGTGGGGTAAAGACTTTTATAATAAAGTTATTGTTCGTGTTGATGACATGACTGAAATTCTTTCTTATTACTTAGCCTACAAAACCGAAAAAGACAATCCTAAGTTTCCTAATTCTTTGAAAAAGGGATTTGCTAAGGCTTTTGATAAATTTGATGGTTATCAGTTGGCTAAGTATAAAGGAGAAAACAAAGATGTTAAACTAGTTGATATAGTAAACTTGGTCCATCCAGTTCCAACTCAAAGAAACAAAGAAGCTTTAGAACTTCTTGTAAAAGGTGAGTTAAAGAATACTGAGACTTGGGAAGCTAAGTTATCTGCAGTTGGACAACAAGCGGATTCGGAAGAAGAGTTGGCTAATTTGAAGTCAAATGCTTGGTCTGAACTTATTGAAACGAGAAAAATTGGATATTTTGCGCTTCTTAGAAATTTAAGGAACATTATTACACAATCTCCAGGTTCTGTAAAATCGGCTTGTGAAATGTTAGTTGATGAAAAGTTGATAAAAAACTCAAGAGTTCTTCCTTTCCGTTTTGCTACTGCTTACGATGAAATTAATAAAGTTGGATCATCTAAGGAGGTTAGAGACGTTCTTGTTGCTATCAATCAGGCTCTTGAAGTTTCTATTCATAACGTTCCTAAATTTGAAGGTGAGACGCTTGTAGTAATGGATGTATCTGGTTCCATGATGGGTAGAGCATCTGAAATTGCTTCTCTTTTCGGAGCAGTTTTGGCAAAAGCAAACAACTGTGATGTTATGAAATTTGCCACTAATGCTGATTATAAATCATACAATCCATTGGATTCTGTTATGTCTATAAGAAATAGTTTTAAGTATTCTGGTGGTGGAACTAACTTCAAAGCTATTTTTCAAAAGGCTAATAAAAAATATGACCGTGTTATTATCTTAAGTGATATGCAAGGCTGGGTAGGTTATACAAGTCCATCTTCAGAGTTCAAGTCTTACAAAAAGAAATTTGATGCGAATCCTTTTGTTTATTCTTGGGATTTAGCTGGTTACGGAACTTTACAGTTTCCTGAAAATAATGTGTTTTGTTTGGCAGGATTCTCTGATAAAGTTTTTGATATTATGGGTCTTATGGAGACTGATAAGAAGGCACTTTATAATGAGATTAACTCTATCAAAATAGTTTAATAAAAAAGCCACTCAGTGAGTGGCTTTTTTTATTTCCAAATGTTTTCTAAATCAATTTTTGAGTTTATATCTATTATTCTTCCGTTTTTTTTCAAAGAGTATTTTTGTATAGGTAAAAACATATTGAGTACTTCTTTAATTTTTATTTTTTCTTCAATATCTATATCAAAATTAAATATTTGAATCAAGTTTTCTATCTCGTTAAAGCTCAAATATCTTTTATGTGATAAAAAGAAAGTAAAGTCAAAACTATAATTATTAAGTTTTTTTGATTCTTTATCAGAAGATTTATAGATTAGATAATTTGTTAAACTATTTTCAACACCTATTGAAGGTAATGCGTATTTGTAACCATTTACATCAAAACACTTTTCTTCATTATTATAATATTTTGAAATTTCTTCTTTAAGATTGTAATAGTTGAAACTATCGTTACTAAACTCTATTTTATTTTTTTTGCCATTTTCTTCATCAAAATACACTATATCAATTCCTTTGTTCTTTGTAAATTTCACTATTTCTAAAAAAATGAATATGACATCTATACTTTTTATATCATCGAAGACATAATTACTTGATAGAAAGATATTATTTTCTACTACTTTTTTAACTTTTTGAATTATCATGCCAATATCATCTTTAACAAAATTGAATTCATATTCGATAATATCTTCTACTTTTGCTCTTTCTATTGAAATTTGAAAATCTTCATTGTAAAACAAACCTTGAGATGGAAGTTTATTATTATCTAATTTTTTTCTTAAGTTAAGGACGCTTTTTACAACACCTATAATATTACAATTTAGAATTGACTTAATATCCATGATTTATATATTAATTTTCAAAGAGCCTCATGTTGACCAAATATATAAATAATGGTAATCAATGATGATTGTGTTAATTATTTAGATAATATTGCTAACGATTCGATAGATTTAATTTTAATAGATCCGCCATATTTAGTCTCTAGAGATTCAAATTTTAAAAAAATATCTGAAAATACTTCCAGTCAAATGGCTACTAAATATAATATATCAATTGATTTTGGTGATTGGGACAAACAAGAATTAAATTGGAATAACTTATTTAGACAATTTTCAAGAATACTCAAAAAAGGTGGTACTTTAATTATATTTTATGATGTATGGAAATCTACAGAGATTAAGGACTTCGCTGAGATGTATAAGTTTAAACAACCAAGAGTTGGTGTTTGGTCAAAAACAAACCCAGTGCCAATTAATTCATCAGTAAACTACTTGTCAAATGCTAATGAATATTTTTTTACCTTTGTAAAAGGTTCATCACCCACGTTTAATTCTAAATATGACAATGCAATTTACAAATTTCCAATTTGTCATGGTAAAGAAAGATACTCACATCCCACTCAGAAACCTTTGCACTTAATTTCTGAACTCATTTCTAAACATTCAAATGTTGGTGATTTAGTACTAGATTGTTTTGCTGGAACTGGTACTACAGGTCACGCTTGTAAGTTATTGAATAGAGATTTTATTTTAATAGAGAAGGATTTTAAATATTATGAAATAATAAATGAGAGGTTAAACAAATTGACAATGGATGAATATATAGTAAAAAAATAAAACATAGTTATGTCTATAATTGTAAAAAATTCACAACTAAATAGTGATGCTGTTTCAGCACTAAATAATCTGATAGAACTCGATATAAATGCAAATGTTGCCTTTAAACTTTCAAGAATTATCAGAGAAATATCATCAATTGTTGATGATAAAACTAAAATGGAAAAGAGAATATTTGAAAAATGGTGTGAAAAGGATGAAAATGATAAACCAAAACCAGCACTTGATGAATCTGGAAACGTGATAGAAGGTGCTGTAAATATTACAAATGTTGAGGAGTTTTCAAGAGAGATGTCTATGTTGATGGATGTTGTTAATGAAATTCCTTATAGTAAAATTAATTTTGAGGATTTAAATCTTAAAACTGCTAAGGTAAAAGATTTGCTAAAATTAGAATTTCTTTTTGAATAAAATTTAACCTGATTTCATCATCAGGTTTTTTCTTTTTAATATATACTAAAAAGTTATATTATATAAATGCCAACAACCTATAGTATTAATATTGGTCAATTGATTGAGGCTACGAGAAAACCAGACATTTTTTCAGTTTTAAAGGACTTACCGGATAACACTAAAAAATTAATATCCCCTCGTGATGTAAGAGATGCTTTTTTATCAGTCTGGGCTAACTCAACTATAAAACTTACTACACCTGGAAATTACTCAACTTCTGAGTATATTGGTGTTGATTCTGGTAATCCAGATAATCGTGATATAAAAAGTAAAATATTATTAGGAAAAAGAAGTGTTGGTAATTTAGATGTCATGAATCCTACATTGTTAAATAGCGATACAGATATCTTCTTTTATAACACAAAATCTGATACCACAACTCAATCTTCAACAAAGATAGGATTTCTTTCAGGTACTAATAAAAATTTATTTCCTTATGCTCCTTATATAGAATCTCAATCAGTCACTGGTAGTAGAGTCGATTTTAATATAAATAATCCATCAATTGGTGGTGGTGCTATAAGTATTTATTCAAATACTGGAAGAGTTTCCATAAATGGAATTGTATTTCCGACTTTATCTGAGAGTGCTGGTTCTGCATCAAATGGTAGAATATTGAGATATTATGGTACTTATCCTAATGGTTATTTAAAATGGGATGAGTCAATAACAACACTTACAAATATTGGAACTCCAGGAATCACAACTAGTATTTATGGTGAAAATGTTTTAGTTAACAATTATCCAATAGAATTCTGGAATGATGATTTAGTTCCTGTTACTATTGGTGGTGTGACTCAAGGTAGTTCGTTTCCGAAAGACTCTTTCACTGCGGGTGGATTTACTACACCGGGAACTGGTCAAAACTGGCCTATGACTGAGGTTATAAGAAAGGTATTATACCCTTATATTGAACCAACTTTACAATTGAGTGTATCAAATTTAGCAACCGGAACAACTTATGCTGAAAATGGTTATAATGCCACATTTTCTTTAGTTTATTCAATAACAAGCTATGCTAGAGTTGCTGACGAATATGTGAGTCATTTTGCATTAAGAAACTCATCAAATACAATATTTGAAGGTTCATCATTTTCTGTCATACCGGGAACTACTTTGAATTCTACATTTACATATGCGACTAATTCTAATACAAGTTTCAAATTAGTTGCTTCTACTATTCCAGGTGTTACAAACTCTGTGAGTCATCCATTTGGATTTACATTTTCTAGTGCCACTGCTAGTATTTCATTTATTAATCCAATTTTTTGTGGATTTCATCCAAGCGTAATAACAAATACACTTGGTTTGCTTAATCTATTTTCGAATTCTAAAAAGAAAATTTTACCATACCCAGGAGCTAGTAATTCTGTTGTTTTCTCGGCTACCGGTAGCGGTTATTTTTACTTTGCTTATCCAAGTAGTTTTACGACAAATGTTGTCAGAGTTAAAGATCCTAATGGGTTTATTATACATGATACTACGTTAGGTACTTCTTCTGCTTTCGGAAATACTTTTTCTACTATAAGTAGTCCAATTCCGTACAGCGGTCTTTATAGATTATGGAGAATTACTTTACCTACTGCTTATTCTGGCTCAGGTGAATTTGAATTTATATTTTAATTATGACAACTTATAGTGTAAATGAATTAACACCAATTACTGAAGCAATTAGTTACAAAATAAGTGGCTCACCTTCTTTTTTTGACCAAATTATCAACACCTTAATTGATAATGATGATAAGATGATATCACCACATGAAATAAGAGATGTTATGATATCTCTTTGGGATGATGTTATATTCAAACAAACTGTTGCTACTGGTGCTACTGGTTTTACAGATGAATATATTGGAATAGATAATGGAAATCCAAATGAAAAAGATTTAAAAAGAAAATTTTTATTAGGTAAAAGAGCTTTTTCCGGTACGTATTCATATGTTGATTCACATGATATAATGGGATTTTCTAATAGTGTTTTATTAACATCCGATTATGATAGTTTTATTTGGAACACTAAAAACGATAATTTTGAGCAGTTTGAGACTAAAGTGAAAATATTATCAGGTACAAATTTTGATGGTTTTAGTTCAATGCCTACAATAGAGACTCAATATGTTTCTGACACAAACTCTTTATCTTTGAATTTTATTAATCCTAACGGTGATATAGACATAAGAAGTTCAAGTGGAACTGTTTCAGTGGCTCAGATAACTTTTCCTAGTATTTCAGAAAGTACTGCTTCAGCCTCTACTGGAAATGTTTTAAAAATTAATTCATCTAATAATCAATTGTATTGGGATGATATAGTTTTTCCTCAATTAAGTACTATAGGTAATACGGGTTCTGAGTTGACAATATTTGGTGATCCAACTTTGATAAATGGATATCCTTTAGAATTTTCTGATAGTAGATGGAGTCCGTTACAATTTGGAGATATACAATTCGGAGATACATTTTCAAATGTCTCTTTATCTGAGATTCTTAAAAGAATGATATATCAATATTTACCGCCTTCTTGTTCTATACAATTGACTGAGCCTTATATGTCTGGTTATGTTGAAGTTGGAACATCACCGATGCCTACTTTAGAATATGAGATTAATAAGAAGACTTTAGACTTAAATGTTACTACTCTTACAAATATGATACCTGGTATATATAGTCCAATATCATCAAATGAATATATTAATGTATTTTCTTCATCTGAAGGTATTGTTATTTCTCCTATTACTGCATCAACTACTAAATTTACAATAACTGTTAATGATGGTACAAGTGTAGTTTCAGCATCAACTTCAATTACAGGTGTTTATCCATACTTTTATGGATTCTCATCTTTAGGTCAGATGACCGTAGCTGGTTTGAATTCATTAACCAAAGTCATTGAACCAAAAAATAACAAATTGATTGATTTTTCAGGAACAGGCAGTTTGTATTTTATTTATCCTAAAATTTATGGTACATTATCAAATATTTATGATGATATCGGAAATGATTATTTGTTGTCTGGTACATTTTCTGGGCCATCAACAAAAGTTTTCAACTCACCTTCTGGTTTTTGGTCATCTACTGAATATTATATTTATCAATGGGATAATGCTATTGTTGGACCACCTTCGGTTAATTATCAATTCGTGTATTAAAAATTTTATATATATGGTATGTCAATTCAAATAGTAGATAATTTTCAAATAAATGTAGCAAAGCCAGTAGACTCAAGAATAGTAGCTTCTGGTTCAGTAGCTCGTGATAATATACCATATAAGTATGAGGGTTTAAGAGTTTTTGATACTTCGAATGGTGTTTCGTATGTTTGGTATGGTGGTACTTGGTCAGGAGAGAATGCTAGTTCTATTACTGGTAATGGTTCTACTAATTATTTACCAAGATATAACACATCAAACACTTTAGCAAGTTCTGTTATTTTTCAGTCATCAAATAATATAGGTATAGGAACAACTACATTTGGTACACATACTGCAAAACTTCAAGTAGCTGGTATAGTTAGAACGACAACCGGTGGATTTTATGGAGATGGCAATAATATTACTAACCTTAACGCTTCTCAGATATTAACTGGTAGCATGAATGTTAGTAGGTTACAAGTTACTGGTAGTAGTGGATACATGCTTATTAGAAACGCTTCAAGTGCTTATTGGGAGGATCCAGCTTTAATAAAAGTTGGTGCTTTAAAAACACCAAGAACACTATGGGGTAGATCTTTTGATGGTTCTGCGAATGTCACTGGAAATTTGAGTGATGTTGGGACTATTGCTATGGGTACTAACGGTGCTTTTAGAGCAACTATTCAATATACAATTGGTAAAAATGTCATATTAAATATTCCTGATGTGGGTACAACGACAAAGACTTTTGCTTTTTTAGAACAAGCTCAAACATTTACAGGTGCTCAGACAATAAGTAGTTCTTTGACTGTTGGTAGCACTGCTTCTTTTTTAAGTACATTTCAAATTAGTACTTCACTTACGACTAGATTTAAAGTAAGTGGTTCTACTATTACATTTGGTCCAGATGCTCTTGGTTCTCCTTATATAAGAACTGGTAACAATACTACATCGACTGTGCCGTCTTTTACTTGGTGGGGTAATGATCAATTGGGTATTTACAGACCAGCTAATGATGTGATGGGTTTTGTTAGCGCAGGGGTAGAAAAGATGAGAATAAACACAACTGGAGTTTCTATAGGTACTTCTGGTAATTCACTTGCAAGGGTTACTGCTGGTACGGTTCAAATAAAACAAGATGGTACAGCTCCTACTATTGTGAGAGGAAGTGGTTTCACGGCTGTTGCTAATACATCCGGTAACACTCCGGTGATTACGGTGACATTGACTGGTACTGTAGGTTCTGATATGCTTGTAGTTGCATCTATGGATGGTTCAGTCAATTATTACAAATTTAGGTGTGCTGCTGAAAAAGTTAATAGTAGTTCTTTTAAACTTGTAGTTGCTTATGAAGATGGTACTGGTGGTGCTTGGCCTGATACCTGGACTGGTTCGGTTAATGTGAGTTTTATTTGTGTTTGTATTTAATCAAGCTTCACAAACCAATAATTAAAGAAGATGTAATTATCACCTATTAGATTGTAATAATCATTTTCGTGTTTTATGATAATCTTACCTTCATGGCTTCTAACCAACTCAATTTCAATTCCTTTTTCCATTCTTAATTGTTTTCCAGTGTCAACTGAGTAACAAATAATTTCATCGTTTATGAGTTTATAATTACCAGGTTCTGGTTTTAACCATTGTTTTATTGTTTTTATAATTAGTCCTGTTGTTTTTATAACCCACTCTTTAGGTTGTAATAAGTCAAAGTCTTTGAAAACTTCAGATTTTAACTTTGGTTCTGTTGTATTTATATTTGATATTTTACCCCAATATTCTTCATTATCTATAATAAATGTTATATAAACATCATAATTTATATTATTTACTTTTACAATCCTAAGTATTTTCATACTTTGTATATCTTGGTCTTCTAAAGCTAATTTACTTCTTAAATTTGAATAGGCTGATGTTCCTTTAAGATTATATAGAATATCATCAATTCTAGACATTGCTTGTCTGATTTTATCTTGATGTTTATCAAAGGCGTTTATAGATAGTTGTGGATCATCAACTTGTGTTGCTGGTCTGGCTGAATCTGAATTTAATCTTTGAACATTAAATTCAGTAAACTCTAGAATTAATCTATTTCTATTTTTCATATTAATATATATATTAAATAATTAAAATTACATATTGATATGAAAATTAGAAGATTTAATGAATCAACAGAAGAACTAGACATTACACCTGAAAGAGTCGGTGAATTAATAGAAGAACTTAAAGACAGTCTTTCTTTAATAGAGGATAAGAGTGAAAGTGTTGATAAATTATTAAGTGAATTAGAAAAATATAAAAATAACTCTAAAAAGGGAAATGACCAAATAGATGATTCATTGGCTGCTCTGCAAATTATTAAAAAAAATTTAGATGAATCAACTGATAAACTTGATACGGTAATTGGTAATTTAATGGATTACAATGATGAAGGTCGAAAGTATCTTTATACAGAAAACAAATAAGATTAATTAGATATAATTTCTAAAATTATATTTATTTATGAATGATGTCAACTTGCGTTCATCTGTTGAATTAGTTGGTGAATATACAACACAGATTATTCACTTTGTAGGTGGTGAAAAAAGAACATTTTCTGATATTGAGTCTTCTTCGATAAAACAAGGTCAATTTACAAAACTAAATATTAAAGATGGTAGAGTTATTATGGTAAACGATAAAAATGTTCTTTGTATAGAGGTTTTTCCTCAAAAAAACTAAATTATAAAAATGATTTATGAATCTTTAAAAGACCGATTAGTTAATACAATATTGCAATTTAAATCTTGGATTAGGTATACAAAAAAATCATATCACTTCGGAAATGATGAACCCAATACAAAATTGATGAATTGTAGATTTTCTGATAATTTCAAATTTTTTGATAAAAATAAATGGAGAATTTCACAACCATGGGGTAGATTTCATACTGGAAATCCTACTCAATATTATGGTGATGAGTCGGTTTATTTAGAGGATGGTAGTTTAACTTTAGACACAAAATATTTACCAAAAAAAGGTTTAACAACTTGGGAAAATGATATTAAGTATGATATAGATTATTCTGTTGGTTTAATTACAAGTTTAGAATCATTTGGTTATGGATTTTATGAATTCGAAATTACATTACCTAAAGGTGTTGGTCTTTGGCCTGCTGTCTGGTTGACTGCTGTTGATACTTGGCCACCTGAAATTGATATTTTAGAGGCATATTCTGACCAATATTCTAATTATGGAAGAAAATTTCAAACTAATTTACACTTTAATTTTAATCCTAATAAAAAAAATTCTGGTGCGAGAAATCATAGATTATTAGAACCATATCAAGTATTAAAAGTATCCTGTCATTGGAATGAAAACTTTATAAAGATTTTCTATAATGGATATTTAGTTAGACAAGTAACATCTAAAAAAGTATTAAAGTGGTTCAAAAATAAAAAAATGACAATTGTAATTAATAATGCACTTAGAAGTGAGTATATAAAGTATATTGATAGAAAAGAAATCACAAAGTTTAAAATATTCAGCGTAAAATATTCGAATTAAATGAATTATAAAGTCAAAGGTATTGTAGTTGATGATAATAATATAAGTTCATATGGAATTGATATAGAATCTGAACTTACTAAAGTTTTATCTGAAGAATTAGCTAAAGGAATTGATAGAGAAATACTTAAGAGCTTAGGTATTCTTGAAAGACCTATAAGAAGAAAAAATTCTATAAATAGAATATACAAAAATGTTTGTTGATCCAAATCAAATAAATCCATATGATAAAATTTTAGGTGGGCCTAAAATGAATGATGATGATTTTAATGGAATAAAATCTACTTGGATTTTACTTCGTTCTGTAATACGTAAACAAAAAATTGAAAAAATATATGGAACAAAAAGTGAAGATAGGAAAGAAAAGTTCTGATTTGGAACCTGGTTATGTTTGGGCTCCTTATATTCCAATGACAACATCGGCGACTATAGTTGAATACGGTTCTAAGAACATAAGTAGGAAAAGAAAGATTAATAAGATATTTAATTTAGGTTTGAATATTAAAGATAATTGGTTTCCAAAAAAGTCAATTACTTCAAGATACTCTGCTGTTCAGATAAGCAATCCTTATCAGACTATATTTATAGAAGGTAATATGATATAATAAAACCCAACTTTTCAGTTGGGTTTTATTTTTATTTGTTATATTTTAACTTATAAAGTGTTTTGTAAATTAAAGCGACTGCTTCATCCACGATATTTAATAGATGTGAATCTTCTGGTTTAATACACTTCTTTTCTGTTTTAACAAAATTAGCTAATTCCTCAAAGTATTCAATTTTATCTTTTGATTGTGTAGATGAAGTATCAATTGTTTCATAACCTTCAACAATTCCGTATTGACCCTGGTAAACTTCAATCATTTCATCAATAAATCCTAAAATACCTTCATAGTAATCACCAAGTGCTGTGTGTGCTGCGTGAGAACCCATTTCACCTTTTACCGTTAAATGATAAATGTGAGCCATTTCTCTACTTTCAAAAAGCTTAGAGAAGAATTTTACAACATCTCCACCTTCTGAAACCTCAACTTCACCTTCTTTTTGTTCTTCTTGTTTAGGTTCTGGTTGTAATTCTTTTTTACCAGACATAAGAGCTAAAAGTTCTTCTTTAGACATATCTTGATAGTTTTGTGGAAGATTAGCTTCTTCGGCTTCATTAACTCTTTTTACTTTTTTCTGAATTTCTGAAAATCTTTTCATATTTAGTTTTAGTTTTTTCTGATTTATATATTAAACTTTTAATTCCATTTTTAAGAAAAGTAAATTTTAATTTTAATATATATTCTTATAAAAATAAAACTATAATTATGAGTCATATCAAAAAATACTCAAGATTTGTTGAAGAGTTTGTAATGACAGGAACTGAAACAAAACCGGCTCCTACTACAACTCCGGCGCCAACTACGGTTCCAAGGCCTCGTCCGAGACCCGGAATAGCCCCTACTGAAACACCTTCTGAAGAAGATGCTCCTTTAGCAACTGGAACTGAAACAAAGCCGGCTCCTACTACAACTCCGGCTCCTACTACGGTTCCAAGACCTCGTACAAGACCTGGTATTGCACCAACAGAGGTTCCTTCTGAAGAAGATGCTCCTTTAGCACTCGCTAAAAAAGTTATGGATAGATTAGAGAATGTTTATACAAAGTCATCTAAAACCGAAAGAGATGAGATTGATTCTCATTTTGAAAAATAAAATATTTTATGAAATCATTTGAACAATTTATAAAAGAAGAAGTTGATTTAAGCGGAAGTAAAGGTGTTCCTTCGGATTTTATGTCAAAGTCTGAAGAACAAGCTAGACGATCTTTAGGTATTAGAGTAGATGATGAAAGAGGTGAGATGCCTAGAATTTATCCAGACTTTCAGAGAAATCAAATGGAGTCTGAAAGATTACTAAGAAATGGCCAAGATGGAAGACCTTTAAGTCGTGAAGATTTTGAAAAAAGAGTTGAGAAATTAGAAAAACTTGCAGAAAAAGTAGTAAGAGAAGAGTTTGATGATGTATTAAAATCTGGTGTTAAACCAGTTGAATTACAAATTAAATTGGTTCCAATTGGTGGTGTTACTGGAGAAATCCCAGATATTAGAGATGTCCCTCAACAAGCCGAACAGCCTGAAGAAGAACAGCCTGAAGAACAACAGGATGAAGAACAGCCTGAAGAACAACAGGATGAAGAACAGGATCAAGAAGGACAACAAGACGAACAAGACCAGCAAGAACAACAAGAACCTGGAGAAGAAGTAAAAACTAGTTTATCATCTTCAATTGATAAGAAAAAGTTATTGAATATGATAACTCAAGCCGCTGGTAAATCAACTAAAGATATTATTAGAGTTTCTGAAACTGTTGAAGAAGAATTAAGTGAGATTTTTGGTGAAAGACAAGGAAAACAAATACTTGATTGTTGGGTCAGAATGTCCGATTTAGCTGATAAAATGGATTGGGTTATTCCGATTTCAAAAAAATCACAAATGATGAAAGGAATGCCACAAGGTATGGCCGGTGCTTGTCAAGTAAAATGGGAAAGTTTTTCTGGTAATTATTATAATTTAGATATTCTTTTAGAAAAAGAAGCAACTAAAATTGTTATTAAAGCAACTGGTGTTGATTTTCCAATGTTGATACATGAAGCAATTAAAGGTGTATATCTTTTCCTTCAGTCAAGTGCTATTAAAAAGGATAAAGAAACAGCTAAGATTATAAAAAAAGCTACTTCCTCTTTTGCTGATGAGGCACAGGATTTTAGATATGGACCACCTGCACTTGAAATGTTAATTAAATTTGTTAATAAGTTTCCAGAATCAACTGAGTATAAGCGTTTAGATACAAAAGTATATGCTATGTTAGCTAAAGATAAAGAAGGTGCTAAACAAGAATTAGAAAAAGCAAAACTTACTGCTAAAGAAGCTAAAGAAAAATCGACTAAAACAGGAGACATCAATGATGAATATGCAGCTGAAGATGCTGAATTCATAGTTGAATATTTAGAAAAAAGATTTAAGTTTGTTAAAACTGACGATCAGTTTTTAGAGATTATGAATAGTTTGTTTTCTACTTTTGATTTGGTCGGATTAAATTTTGAGTTAAATGAAGAAAAGTTTAATAATTCAAAAGCAAAAAATGAGATTTCAAAAATAATAAAATATATTGTTGATGATATTGAAGAAGCTAAAAGAGAAGCTGAGGAGTATAATAAAGCAATGGAGGATTGGAAAAGAGAACAAAAAGAACGTGAAGAAGAAGAAAAGTGGAGTTCGAAAGAAAAAGAAACTGAAGAAGAGTCTGACATAGATAAATTAGTAAGACAATCCCTCTATGGACAAAAAGAAGAACCTAAAGAAAAGAAACCATATGATCAAATGACTATGGCTGAGATTCAAATGGAAATAGATGATGCGGTGGCTGATGAAAATTATGAATTAGCCAGTGAGTTAACTAAAAAATATCTCAAAGGAGAGGCTAAAAAAGTTTGGGAAACTGAACTTGCTAGAATTAATGAAAGAAACCACACAAGAAGATAAAAAAAACCCAACATATGTTGGGTTTTTTATTGTTTTAATATTTGATATATCAAATATGCATCATCTACATCTTCATATGGTTTAGGTGTTGTGCTTACTGACAAAACATCATCTTTTACTAATTTACAATGATTTGACCAATAGTCATTTAATTTTTTATTTTCAATTATTGCTCTAAACATATCTGGTTTTTGAAATTTGCCGCCAGAAATTCCTAATAGATTTCTGTATTCTTCAACTATTTTAATTTTTTTTATACCTGTTTCTTTTTTTATTGGTTCATAGCTAAATTTACAAGATTCTAATTTTAGTGTTGATGGTGACATAACCCATATGTCTTCTGAAACTTGGTCAAATAATTTTTTCCTTAGTAGTGTAGAAAAAGTTACTAAGTCAATAAGGTCACCTACTTGTGCTCCAAAATTATATCCTTCAATTCCTATTTTAGTTTCTTTTGATTTGTCTATATTAAACAAAATATCTTCAATAATTTGATCTGTAATTTTATCATAGTCTTTTAACTTAGTTAATTCTCCTTCGGAATAATCTTCAAATTCCCTATACTCTATGAATTTATATGTAACAAATTCTTCAGCGGATTTAAACCATTTAGTTATTCCTTTTTTTCCGAAAACTTTTGACTCTCTACAATAGTTATAGATTTTAAAAGTATCGCCTGAGCTAACAACTAATGCTGTTGATATAAGTGATGGATCTATTGCGACAATATTCATAGATTTATATAGAAAAATAAAACTTTTTCCTTTTTCAAAATATATTTTTTATAAAATTATAAATATGGCAAATTATTGTGATACGAAAGTGAGAATCTTAGGTGAACCTGAAGACTTACAAAGATTATTTAATAAAATTGGTGAAACTACCAATTTTAGTTCAGAAACTTATCAAGATTTATTTGAATCAGTTGATGATGTTGAAGATTGGGGCTCTAAATGGCAAGTGATGTATCCTGATTATTCCGGAGATACTATGTTGTTTATAACTGGAGAATCTGCTTGGTCACCTGCTGATGGACTTTGGAAAAAAATATCAAAAGATTATAATGCTCATATTGTTTTAGAATATTCTGAACCTGGTATGGGATTTGCTGGTGTTACAACCTGGGAAAATGGTCAAGAAATAGATAGACAAGAAATGTCTTATTGGCAATTCATCTATGAAACCGACACTGAGTATTTTTGGGATGAAATAGGATATAAGTGTGAATGTTTTACCTTAGAGGAGGTCATTGAAGATTTAGGTGAAATCTACGAAGATATGGATGAATCTGAAAAAGAAAGAATTGTTGAAATTCACAAAAATAATTATGTAGATTAAAAATAAAACCGAGTAAATCTCGGTTTTTTTATTTTGATAATTTAAAATTTTATACTATATTTGTATAAATAATCACTATGAAAGGACATAAAATAACTAAAACTAAAGAAGCTCTTAAATTCATATTTGCGGGTAAGTCAGTAGTAACATTTGTTAATACACAGACTGGTAATAGATTTACATATAAAGTAAAACAAGCTAAAGATTCAAATTTATTTTTTGTTAGTGTTTTGACTAATCCAGATCAATATACTTATATTGGTACTTGTACCGATGGTAATTATAAACATGGAAAAAAATCAAATATAAATTCACAATCTCAATCTGTTAGAGTTTTTGAGTATATGATTAAAAGATTACTTACCGATACTTTACCAGATTTCTTGGAGGTTTGGCACGAAGGTTTTTGTGGAAAATGTGGCAGAAGATTGACAGTACCATCTTCAATTCTTACAGGGATTGGTCCAGATTGTATTAAAAAACTTTCAAAATCAGATAAAAGAGATAAATTCCTAGAATTAATTTTAGCTTAATGTTTTTAATTATCTTTAGTTTATTTCCTTTATTGTTGATTCCGATAACTATGATTCTCACGGCAAAAAGAAAGTCATTATCTTGGGAAATAAAAAAAGGCAAAATTTGTTATAATTGTAAAGATAATTTAAATCTTTCGGATAAAGACTTAATGAGTAGAATCATGGTTGATACAGACCGTAGTAAACTTTGTACTTCTTGTTCAAGAGATATGAAGATAAATTCAATTAGAAATCCTTTAATCTCACTTAAATATAAATTTCAAAAATACTTAGCATCAAAAAAATCAGATAATTTAATTTGGTATTTCAGCATAGCGGCCTTCTTTTTTATTGTTTTGGATATTTTACTTGTATTTTTTGGTATAAAATTACACCTATCTTGGACATATAGCTCAATAAATATAATTTTTTGGTCTTTAAGTATTTATAAGATTCTATACACAACAACAAAAAAGACCTCAGAATAATCTGAGGTCTTTTCTTAGGGTTCGAATTTCTCCGACTTATCCACCACCTTATTTTTCTAAATAAGGAAACTTCTTTTTCTCAATATAATCAATTATACCTCGAACAAATAATTCTTTTATAACAGATTCACAAGTATAAGTCTTATCAAAATAGAATTCAATGTTTTCTCTAACATTATCTATTCCTACTTTATATAGAGTTTCTATTGGAAAGTTTTCTATTTCAACATTTCTCTCTAATAATAATTCTTTAATCTTGTGTTTCATTAATCAAATTATTTTTTTGCTTCTTCAACAGATGCGTTTCTATAAGGTGTAACCAATTTCTTGATCTCACCTAAAGCTTTACGCGCTCTTGTATCAGAAACTTTAGTTGTTGCTGCGTGGTTTGCTTCAAATTCAGCCCACAACGCTTTCAATTGCTCATAAACTTCTTGTTTTGTCATTTCTGCTTTTTATTTTTTATAACCCTTATTTGGGTTTAGTTTATCCAAAAATATCGTCAGCATCTGCTGCGTCTGTGAATCCATTTGTATCATCTTCTTCATCACCCATAACATCACTGAATTGTTTTTCAACTTCTTCAATTTCATCTAATGACTTAAATCTAAAATAGTCATTTACAATTGGTGCCATTTTTCCCAATACCTCTTGTGTAAATACTTCAGATGTAAATAATTGTTTTGTTGTAACTGATTTACCTAAGTGTGAGATAAACCATCTATTACCACCCGGTACAAATTTAATCTCACCTGTTGACTTATCAACTTCTTCTTTGCCTTTTGCAATACCAATTTGATCAAAGTATTCAGGTCTACAAAAAGCATCTAAACCTGTGTAAGGATTCATACCGTGAGCGAATGAAATATCGAATCTAATTTTCTTTGGTTTAGCCATACGATTTTTAGCAGTCTTGAATAGAACAGAGATACCAGATTGACCTAAGTCCATATCATCCTCTTCGCCTGTTTTTAATTTAGACTTAGACATAAATCCAATAACTGAAGCCGAGTATAATAGACCATTACCTCCTTTGAGGCGCTCTTGTGGGAATAAATCCATTGTTAAGTAAGTGTGGTTACAAACAATCATAGGAATGTCTAAGTAACCTAAATCCGTATTGATTGAACGGAACATAGAACCTAATGCTTTTGCTTTAGTCATATCTTGTTTGATATCACCTTTTAATAAATCTGCTTTTTCTTTGTTAGAAGCCATTTGACCTAATGAGTCAAGAACAATCATTAATTTAGGTAATTCAAATCCACCCATTTTTTGTTCTTTTAATTCATCAACTAATTGAGTTAATAAGATGTTAACATCCTCAACTTTGTTAGATCTAATTAATCTAAACTTTTCTAATGAATTATCAATTCCGAATTTTGGTAAATCTTCTAAATCAATTGCTTGTTCTGTATCAATGTAGATAACTGAATATCCAGCTTTCTGTGCGTGTTTTGAAACAGAATAAGCGATAAATGATTTACCTGCTCCAGATTCACCAGCGAATGCTGTAATTCTGTTTGAAGCTATACCTCCACCGATTAGTTTACCTGAAAGAGCCGCGTCTAACAAATAAACTCCAGTTGTAATGAATTGTTTTTCTTTAATTTCCTTTTCAATTTGAATCGGAACTGATTTTGCGATGTTATCCAAAATTGAACCAATCTTAGAAAACTCGAACTTCTTTCCTTCTTTTGCTGATTGTTTTGCCATTTTAATTAATTTTTATTTTATAGTTTATATATTAGAAAACTCACTCCTCCTTTCAAGAAAAATTAAAAAAATGTTGAAATAGGGTAAGGATTTTTTATATATAGTATATGAGAAGATTGGAATTTTTAGAAAAAGCTAGAAATATACACGGATATAAATACATTTATTTAAATTTATCAGAAAGAGTTACTTTAAATGATAAAATTGAAATTGAATATAAAGGTGATGTGTATACACAGAAAATTTCTAAGCATTTAATGGGTAGATGTCCTGAAAAAAGTATAAAAAGGAAAACTACTGAAGGATTTATTATGGAGTCAAAACAAATTTGGGGAGATAAGTATGATTATTCGCTTACTGAATATACTGGTGCTTTAAATAATATTAAAATTATTTATAATGGTATTATTTATGAGCAAAGAGCTAGCTCTCACTTATTAGGATTATCTCCTGAATTTAGAAATAATGAAGAAAGTTTGCTAAGAGATAAGGTTTATCAATCAGATATTATGGGTATAAAAGAAATAAAAGAATTCTTAAGTAAATATAAAATTGACTATGAAGAAAATAAAAATTTAGACAATATTATATTTCAATTTTATATATCAAATAAAAGAACGGTAATCGAATATTTAGGTAAAGATCATAATCTTGTAAAAATCTTAGATGAATTAAAAGAGGATTATTGTGAAGATAATTACATCAATCTAATAAGAATTCGATATGATCAAATTGATGATATTTACAGAATATTATATGAAAATTTAAAGAATTTTATAAAAAAATAATTATTCAACTTTACCTGGTATTTCCAAATACTGGTCTAATATCTCTTTAGTTTGCATATCGTTCTCATCAAAAAGAACTTCTCCATTTTTAAGAGTAATTTTATTATCTGTGATGAGTTTTTGAAGAGCTGATTCACTTGAAAATAAATTCATTTCATCTTCTGAAACAGATACTCTCTTATTATGTGATTCTGAGATAAATGTTGAAAATCTTTCAACTTTCATGCCTTCTTCATCTTTTTCTGGATTAGCTTCTAAAATTCTGATTAAGCCTTCTAATTCATTAATATCAAAAAAGTCTTTTAGATTAACTTTAGTTCCTTCTAACTCTTCACCAGCAATTTCTGCAGCTTTAACTAAAAATTCTTGAACCTGTGGATCATCACATTTATCATGTAAATCCATAATAGCTCCACCGTTTAGTGTAGAAGTAATACTTTTACCACTTTTAGTGCAACTAAGAATCTTTTTAAGAGCATCTACTACCTCTTTATTATCGTCAAAACTTTCAAATAACATTAAATATTTCATAACTTATATATTAAATATAAAACTCAATTTTTTAGAAACAAGAAAGGTATCTTTCTCCTCTATCACAAAGAATAGTTATGATGTTACCGGTCATTTCTGGGTATTTTTCTAATAGTATTTCAGAGGCTAAAATATTTGCACCTGATGATATTCCAACAAAAAGACCTTGTTCTTTTGCAAGTCTTTTTGCCCTTTTAATAGCGTCTTCTGTTGATATAACAATGATATCATTAACTTCATCTAAATTAACTAAGAATTTAGAGCCATCACCTATTCCTTGAATTCCGTGTAATCCGGGTTCTCCACCTGACATTACTGGTGATTCAGCTGGTTCAACAGCTACGACTTTCATATCTGGGTGATACATCTTTAAAAGTCGAGAAGTTCCCATAAGAGTTCCACCTGTTCCAGTTCCATCGACAAATGCTGCTATTACATTGTTGTGTTGATGTAAAATTTCAACACCTGTTCCATTATAATGTGCTTCAATATTTAATGGATTGTGAAATTGATTTGGATTAAACCAACCGTTTTCTAAAGCTAATTCGTTTCTTAATTTGATAGCGTCGTCAAATTTTCCATCTTCCACTTCTATTAACTCAGCACCATAGTATCTTAACATTTGTTTTCTTTCTTCAGACATATTACTTGGCATTACTATGACACATTTATACCCTCTTTCTGCAGCTAAAAAAGCAAATGCTATTCCTGAGTTTCCTGAAGTCGCCTCTATGATAGTATCTCCTTTTTTTATTAGTCCTCTTTTTTCAGCATCGTTGATTATATAGGATGCCATTCTATCTTTGATTGAGCCTGATGGATTTTGACCTTCAAATTTTGCAAAGATTCTGTCTGAGATTTTAAGAAGTGGAGTTTTACCAACTTCAGAGGATAGTTTTTCCATTAAAAAGAGATAATTTTTATGTTTTATATATTGATATAATTGAAGTTTATAAAAATTTTATTATATTTGCAATATGAATATTTGGATAACATCAGACACTCATTACGGACACACAAACATAGCCGGTCCTAATGTATCTCGTTGGCAAAGAGGCTACCGAGATTTTGGTAGTGTTTGGGAAATGAACCAGGCATTGGTAGAAGGTATCAACCG